AGCAGTGGTATCAACGCAGAGTACCTGGCCGGGTTCCGGTACCGTTTCCGACCGGATAAGCGATTCCACGGCCGCGGTGATAATGTCACCGATGGTCCCGTCAAGGGAACCTGAATTCCCGAACGCGTTTGAGAGAGCGCTGACGGCAAACCTCTCGAAGCTGGTGTACGCACCTGGGTCTTTGGCCAGCTCATTCAGCATGCCGTCATTCGCATTCTGGAATTTCCAGCCTTCGAGCGAGGTGCGGACATCATGGCTGATCATGCTTCTCCTCACGTGTTCACAGTTGCATTCCCCCGGTTCCACCGGTGGCCGGATGCGTGACCGAAGACGAGCGGCTCGAAGCACCCGCATTGCACCGGCACCGGCAGGCCCGCGCGCTTTACCTGGCATGCACGCCATACGCGGCGCTTGACCGTCGCCTCAGTGCCGGTCGTGTCGGTCACCACACCGTCGCGGACGGCGATGACGTGGTGGCTGGTCATCAGCAGCCAGTCACCGCTCGTCACGTATGGCATCACCGTCGCCAGCGTCGGCGCGGCTGGCACCTCATCACTTTCCGGCAGCAAAGTCGCGGGGCTCTTCACTCGTACTTCCCAGCCCGCCTTCTCCAGCTGGCTGGTGATCCACTCCGGGCGGCGGAAGCCATCGTCGTGAGAGGTAACGATACCGAAAGCCGCGAGCGCGGCTTCCCAGCACATCGGGTCGCCTTCCACCGCCATCAGGCGGCTGCGGTAGTCAGCAGTTGTCATCTTCACGGCGTTCTCGAGCGGCCCGTGGAACCGGGTGCACTTGCACCGCATCACGCAGCCTCCCTCGGAGGCGCGCTGGTGGCTGTTCTTGTAGTGGTGGCAGACGCTGCACTTCGTCTTGGCAGCCATCAGGATCACTTCCTTGCTTTCCTCGTTCCTGTTTCCTGAGATCACTATACCATACTTCTCATGGCTGTGCCTTAGCCGAGCGACACCGAGCCGTCCGGGTTCAGGCGGATGACCAGCTTCCTCAGCTTCCGCGCGTACCGGGCCGTCGCCCAGGTACCGGACCGCACCACTTCCACGGCGGACTTCGGTACGGCAACCAGCAGGTCAACCTCGTCAACGATGTGATGGTCACGGACCAGGTAGGGGAACGGCTCGCGGATCTCATCAAAGCCGGTGCAGAACGCGCGCTTGCCTTCGATGCCAGGCGGGTGGATGACCAGCTTCGTGACTCGTGCCGTGCCCGGTGACAATACGATCGCGTGGGCTTCCGCGTCCACGCCGATCGCATCGCCGTGGTGTACCTCCTCGACGTCACTCGAGAGGAGTACCACCGCCAGGTTGCGCAGCTGCTCTGGTGTGGCACCTTCGACGGTGCCGGTGACACCGATGATCATCGGTTCCTCCTTCGTTTCCTGCTGTCATTATACCACATCTGGAGGCCACCGTGGCCAGGCTCATGAGCTGAATGTAAACAGGAGTGCCGGTGGCGATGACCTAAGAACGTTACCAGGCTCGCCTCATCTTCGAAGGCAAAGCTGGTGATACTAGAAGCCGTGCATACACTGTGGTGGAGTTCATCTCCGCTCATGCAGCCGAGAGTGAAAGAGATCTCGTGGCACCCCGACGGCTCGGTCATCGGTGCGAAGTACTGGCCGGACGGCGCGTGGGACGACAGCAACACGGTGTGGCCGGAAGACGCATATGACGACGACGAGCAGCCTGAGGAGCCGAAGCGGTGAACATGGGACTATTCAGTGACTTCGATACCGAGCGGCAGCGCCTCGTTGATGAGAAGATGGCGATGTGGTTCCCGGAGCTGGTGAAGGTCGGACCAGGTGGCTGGTCACATGGCTGGGTAAGAGGCAAGCCCGGCTTGCCCGCCGCTGACCTCGCTGGTGTCCAAGCCCATCACGCCGAAGACACGGACACCGCCATGCGTACCGAAATGGCGGCACCCAGTTCGCACGGCCATGCCGAGGAACTACGGCAGCTCGGCAACGAGGCTGACTTTCACCGGGAGCGAAATTACGTGTCCCTGCGAGGCAGCCGCGAGGGAGCGGCGTCAGATGAGCAGATGGCGGTGGACGCCGGCCGTGACCGCGGCACCATCCCCGACTCTTCCGCCTCGCATGCACTCCACCGCGCCGCCGACATGATCGACCGCCAGCAGCCGTCACTCGCCCGGCTTCATTCCGGCACCATCCGTGACGCCGCGGCGAAGGAAGCGAATGGCGACCCCGCGTACGCCGCGCGGCTCAGCGCCGCCGCGGATAAGCTGGACCTGCTGAAGCCGGGGCAAGGACTCGCGGCTCAGCCACCGGAGACGACCGAGTTCCGGTCACGGACTGGTGAGGCACGGCGGTACGCCAAGAAAGTCGCGAAACTCGGAGAAAGGGTTCGCAGCCTTACGGAACCGGTTATCGCCAAGGTCGGCCCGGAAGGCTACGTTCACGGCTGGATCAAGGTTGATGCTGCCACCGGCTCCAAAGGCCACACAGATGCGCTTCACGGTGTTGCCGATGAGACAGACAAGAAGTTCCCGTCAGCGCACGCCGGCAGTGACCTGCATGCCGCGGCGGACTCGTTCGCGAAAGGCGACGCTGAAGGTGCGCACCATCACCTCCAAGATGCACGAGACAAGCTGCGTGGCGCTGATGAAATCAAGGGCAAGTCGCCGACGTCACGGTACAACCCCGGTGACAAGATCGCCAATGACTACCTCGCCACAGATGCGGTGCTGAAGGAAAACCAGGGCCGCGCGGTCACGATGGCGGATGACCAGGCGCGAGAGGCGAAACGAGCGGCGAAAGAAGCGAAACGAGCGGCGAAGAATAAGGCAATGACGGAGCCGGTGTGGTATAATGGCTCTATGAACCAGGAAACAGGAACACCGGAAGTCGCGAAGGTCGGCCCAGAAGGCTACGTCCACGGCTGGATCAAGGTAGGCCCAGCTGGTGAGCATTTTGTCAAGCCAGGCGATGAAGTACACCGTACTGACATTCATGGTACTCCACTGTCAGAAGGCCGTACGTACCGGATGACGGATAAGCCCGGCCGGCTGGAAGGAACTCACACTCTCAGTTTCTCACCGGCCAACTCTCTCGGCCAGTCAGAATTGAATGATGTGCCGGCTCGGCAGATCGTTCCAGCAAAACCAGCCGGATCGCATGAAGGAATAAAGGCCGGCGACATGGTGGTCCACCGCGGGCTCGGGACGAAACTTCAGGTTACCGCCGTGGATGATGTGAAACATCCTGGTAAAATCCAGATCCAGCCTAATACTGGCGGCCGCCCGAAATGGGTTAGCAGTCATCTTTTTACGGCAGCCGCGGATGCTTAAGAAGATTCTCACGCCAAAGCAATGCGCCTCACCGGTGAGGCAAACGAGGACGTTAAGAACGCGCATAATGACGTCAAGAACCTGGCGCTCGGGCCGAAGCAGAACGCGGTCCTTAACCATCTCTATGACGCACCTAGTTCAAATCCGAAAAACACCGCCAAGCACCTCAGAGCCGCACTTAGTGCACTCGGTAAAAGTAACCCAGTCGCATCCGCTCGGATCAAGCAGTCACTTGCCAAGGTGAACGCCGCCGGCAAGTCCTGGGATGAGCACTTCGGATTCAACACCCAGGTAGGCTCGGGCTATTGATCACCGCACGGATGGTGCCCGTACGTCGCGAACCACTTGTTCGCCTTGCGGAACCTGCCGTCTCGCCAGAAACCCCACGCCCGTGACTTCGGGCCGGTAACGAGGACGGTCCACGCGCCTCGCGGCCCGGGGAACACGGTGTGCTGGTGATGCGCGGGGCGGAAGCGGACTGAGCCGGCGCGCAGCTCGTCATCACCATCAGGCACATGGTCGGTGTATGAGCCACGGACCACGAACGTGATGAACCACCACGGGTGGTCGTGAAATGCGCGTGGGTCATCAGAGCTAAGCCAGTGATGCACGCGGACTGAGCCGAGTGGCAGTTCTAGCCGCCACCGGATCACGTATGGACAAGAAGGCAGCCCGAGTCTTTCAGCCCAGGCTGCCTTTACTAGTACGGGGAGATGGATTCGACCCACCGTCCTCCACTTCATCTGAGTGGCGCTCTTCTCCTGAGCTATCCCCGTGCGTCGGAACCCACCACGTGTGGTCGTCTCCCAGTTTTCCTCAGTCATGTCACATTCCTGTGTCACCGCCTCGGCCGGCTCACGTTCTTACGTCACCTGTCGTGCTTCAGAAACCTAAATATACCACAGAAGGGCGCATATGGCCAGCCGAGGTGCCGTCCTTCGCGGAGCGCAGTCGATACCAGGCGGGGCACGGCCGACACCGGCACCACAGGGGAGTGGTGCCGGTTACAACAACGGCCGCGGGCTGAACGCACCGAGCATCGGCGCGGTGTCACCTCTTGCCGCTCAGCTCGCCAACGAAGGCGGTTACTCACGCTCTTATGGCCCGTTCCTGCCGCGGCCCACGCAGGCATTCACTGAAGGCGCGTTCGGGCCGTTCTCGCCCATTCTCCCCGTTCCGATCGATGCGCCGCCTGACGGCCTGGAGCGGCCGGAAGCGCGGCGGTGGCAGTACCCCGTCGGCTGGAACTTGCCGACTGGCAGGCCAGGTGACGAGGGGCTTAAGCTTGCCAGCTTCGAGCAGCTCCGGAAGCTGGCTGACGCCTACAGCGTGGCACGTGCGGCGATCGAGTTCCGCAAGAACCAGGTCCGCGGCATCGAGTGGGACATCATTCCCACAGCTGACGCCGCCAAGGCGTACCAGAACAATCCCGCTAAGATGGCGGAGTTCGGCAAGCGCCAGGCTAAGGCAAAGAAGTTCTTCAACCAGCCAGACCGTGATTACCTCAGCTACAGCACGTGGATTGGTGCCGTCCTCGAAGACGTCTTTGTCTATGATGCGCTGAGCCTGCTGATCCGGCCGACGCGAGTGCGCGGCAAGGGCGTCCTGGGTGGCAACATGGACAGCCTGATGACGATCACCGGCTCGACCATCCGCCCACTTGTCGACCTGCACGGTGGGACACCACGGCCGCCCGGCCCCGCTTTCCAGCAGTTCTTGTATGGCGTGCCACGCAGTGATTACATGACGATGATCACCGGTGCTGACCTCGAAGAAGCCGACCTGAATGGAACGCAGGTTGCCCAGTTCCGCGGTGACCAGCTGATTTACGCGCCCATGGTGCCACGTTCCTGGAGCCCATATGGCTTCTCGCCTGTGGAACGCGCGCTGATCCCGATCCAGACCGGCATCCAGAAGCAAGTATACCAGTATGATTTCTTCGAAGAGGGTTCCGTCCCCGCGGCGTACATCATCCCCGGTGACATGGCGACTACGCCGAACCAGCTTCGAGAAATCCAGGATGCCCTTAACGCCATCGCCGGCGACCCGGCGTACAAGCAGAAGATAGTCGTGCTGCCGCCTGGTTCCAAGGTCGAGCCGATGCGCCCCGTCATCACCGCGGACGCGCTCGACCAGCTCGTCATGGAACAGGTGACAATGGCATTTGCCGTGTCACCCATGGAACTCGGCATCTCCCCCCGTGCCTCAACTACAACGAGCCCCGGCGCGGCGAACCAGATGGCGAAGGCAGCGCAGAACGCCAGCCAGGACAGCGGCCTCACCCCCATCTTGAAGTTCCTCCAGGACATCTTCAACTCGATCCTCGTCAACGTCTGCAACCAGACAGACATGCAGTTCACGTTCGAGGGACTCCAGCAGGAAGAAGACGTGGATGCCGTCACCAGCACCCTCGTCCAGCAGTTCACCAACGGCATGCGGACGCTCGATGAGTGCCGCCAGGAGCTGAACCTCCAGCCCTACGGCCTCGAAGAGTCGTCTGAGCCGCTCATCACCACGCCGAACGGCCCGGTTCCGCTGTCCACCGCCGTCCAGGGCGCGCAGAACGCCGTGGCTCAGGCTCAGGCGCAGACCGCGCAGACTCAGGCTCAGGCCGGCCAGACCGCGGCGCAGACCGAGAACACCCAGGCGAACACCGCGTCCACGGCCGCACGCAGCCAGATGGCGCAAGAGTCGCATGAAGTGAGCATGAACACCCCACCGGACCCGCCACCCGGCATGCCAGGTGGCGCGAAGCCGGCACCCACCAGCTCCGCGGGCGCGGAGGGCAGGGCGGAAGCGGCTCAGAACACTGCCAGCAAGCCGACGCCGGGCCACAACGCCGCCGTTGCGGCGAACAATGCGGCGGCGAGCCGGAAGAAGTCCGAGGACACCGATGGTATAATCACTAAGGTGGGACCACATGGTTACAGCCACGGCTGGGTCAAGGTGGACGCTAATCCTGTCTTCTACCACGGCACAACGAAGCGGTTTAAGCCAGGCGACCTAATCCAGCCGGCGAGCAAGGTGCCAGACACTGACCGTGTCACTGGCAATTATGGTGAGTCATCGCCAGATCACGTTTATATGACACGTGATCCCGGCCAGGCCGCGGTGTATGCCGGCATGAGAGACGACCCGCAGCCGGAGTCGACGAAAGATGACCGGTACGGCGTCTACCAGGTTGAGCCAACTGGGCAATTCGAGAAAGACCCGCAGCACAGCGGAAAAGTAGAAGGCTATTACCAGGAACCGGATTACCGCAGCGCATTGCCACTCCGGGTGGTCAAGCGCCTGCCGTACAGTCATGAGCAGATCCGTGACGCCGCTACGCCGGAGCCGTGGGATGAAGATGACCCACGCCTCGGCCAGGACATCTCGCACCCGCTCTACACCGGCACCATCGCTACGCAGAAGCGCGCTGCCGCCGAGCTCGAGGCTCTCACTCGGCATCTCGTGAAGGGCCGCCACATCACGACGTGGGAGCCGCGGTTCATCTCGCAGGGCACGCTCGCCAGCATCGCGAAGTGGATGGCTGATGGCGTGGAGCCGAGTGACGCCGTCAGCCGTGCCACGGTTACGAGCGTGGCGCTGCCGCCGAGCGAGTACGCGTGGCAGGACGGCGCTGACGACGCCATTAAGGCGGGTGGTGCCCCGTTTCAGGGAGTGGAAGCTGCTGAGCTGGTAAAGGTAGGGCCGAAGGGGTACGTGCACGGGTGGATCAAGGTCGACCCTGGTGACATAGAAGCGCATGACTATGAAGGCGCTGTCGGTAATAAAAGCCACATCACCCGCACCGAGTCTGGTCACATGCCAACGGCAGCGATTGCGAACCTCAAAGGCGCGGCCGGTGAGTATCCAGGCCAGCATCGTAACCGCGCTGGCAAGGACTGGGAAGACTTCAAGAAAGACATCGCTGCTAACGGCATCAAAGACCCCATCTTTATCACAGTCGATCGTGGTGAAGAGCCGAAAATTAGCGAAGGCAGTCACCGGCGTGACGCCGCTGTCGAGCTCGGCCTGAGTAAAGTCCCAGTAGAGGTCAAGTACTTCGGTCACGCTGAGCAGCAAGGGACGATTGTCCAGCGCGCTAAGCTTCAGCAAGCGATGGATGACTGGGCTGGCCTCGGTGGCAGGCGCAAGACGATGGTGAAGCCCGTGGATGTCATGGCGGCGCTTAAAGGCCAGTCTGACAATGAGTCGGCGAGTATTCTCGCCAGCGAGCTGAAAAATAACTCCAAGCCAGCCAAAGAAGTCATGTACCGTGGCATCGCAGTCAAGCCAGGAAGCCAGGCGGCTAGGAAACTGCTGGCGGCTGCTAAGAAAGGCGTCATTGACCTAGGGCCGTCATCATTTACAGATGACGAGGACATCGCACATGACTTCATGGGTGACGCTTACCGGGGATCAGGTAAAATCGGCATCCAGGTCAACGTGCGTAAGATGACTGGCATCCCGATAAAGCCAAGCGCCAGCTCGGTAGAGCTGGGCGGGTACACTGAAAGTGAGTGGCTGTCGGGTGGGCGGTACAAGGTCACTGGCATGACGGGGCCACTTCCCGCTCATGACGGTTTCTCGGATGGTGGCTATGTCATCAACGCTGAGCAATCGCAGGGGCTCGGTGACATGTGACGCTTCTTGCTGACTTCGACCCGGTGATGCTGCCTAATTTCGCTGAGCTGCGTGATAGCAGTAACCAGAATAGTGTGCCATCCTGGCCCGGCTGGCAGCACGACCAGAACCTCGCGGCTTTGTACGCCCCGCAAATCGCCAGCTCATTCTACAGCGGCATGCTCGCCGCCCAGCTCTTCCTCTCCCACCTCGTCAGCGGCGAGATCCGTGTCACGCCTGCGTACGCCGCCCAGGAAGTCAGCAAAACGCTCGCCGCGGCGCTCCGCACTGCGATGTCACCGTTGTGGACGGAGGGGTACGCGCTCGGGGCGATGTCGGCGCGGCACGTGGTGTCGGTGATGGCGGAAGCGCCAGCTTCAACAGTATCAGCGGCTGCTATGCTCACGAAAGTGGGCAAAGAAGGCTACATCCATGGCTGGGTGTGCGTACGGCCTCCTTGCGGTAAAGCTGGTGATGCCGTAACGCATCCTGAATATGGTGAAGGCATAATCCTTGACAGCCAGCTGAACGCCAAGTTCAACGGTAAAACAGGTACACTAGGTTCTCCAGCTAATTCATCACCTAGCACAACTCACAGTGACATCGAGTCTCTTCCACCGGAAGTAAGGGCGATCATTGATGACCGAGTTAGCAGGTTTTCATCGCGTTACCCGCACGCAGCGAGCACATTGAGTAAGATATCGGTAGCCAAGCCAAGCGACGGTGTTAACGATAACCAGCCGGCGGTAACTGACAGGTTTCCCGACGGGCATAGTGAAATACTGCTGAATCCACTTTACTTCACTAACCCCGCCGAGCTACAGCGGATAGTAGATGAAGACTACCTCGCTGGCCGTCATCCACTTCACAGCATTGCCGCGGTAGTTGACCATGAACTCGGTCACGTTATCGATAATTCACATGCATTTGACGGCGCTAGGCTATCTGACCGAGCAGTCTGGCAGTCACCAAAACATGCTAGCGGCCTTGGCGAGTACTCGACGTCTAACAGCAAAGAAGCGTTCGCTGAGGCGTTTTCCGTCTGGGAAGATGAACAGCAGCACGGCGTACCCGATGAAAATTCTAAGATAGCGCCGGAAATAGCAAGTGTAATGAAGCAGCTGCGGTCTTACGATATGCGGCAGCACACCACATTTTCCGCTAAAGGCCAAAAAGAAAACGGTAAAGCGGTAGAGCGAACCTGTGCCGGTTACGTGAAAGCTGAGCTGGTACCAGGCCAGCGAGCTCAGAAGTCACTCACCAAGCTCGCCGGTGACCCGTACCCGCCACTGGTCACCGGCCCGGACTGGCAGAATTGGCAGCCCGGTGACCTCGACGCCGCAGCGAAGGTCGCGTCTGGCGACCGCCTCACCCAGCTCCTCCGGCAGTGGGGCATCAATGTCATCCAGTCCGTGTCGCAGACGAAGCTGGGTGACCTGGCACAGGTGATCGCGTCCGCGCTCGCCGACGGGAAAAGCGCCGCCGCGCTCGCCCAGGACATCACCGGCCTCCTGAACGTGCCGTCACGGGCGAAGATGATCGCACAGACCGAGATTGCCCGGGCGTCCTCGGCAGCGACGCTGGACACGTACCTGGACATGGGTATCAGCACGAAACAATGGCTGGTGGCTCCCGATGAAACCGTATGCAAAGCATGCCGCGCTTGTGAAGCCGAAGGAGCGATCCCGCTTTCGCAGGCTTTCCTTATCGGAGTGGACGCGGCGCCAGCACACCCGCATTGTCGCTGCGGATTGCTTCCGGCATCTGTCGGTGACTTTGATCTCTCGGACATGACCGTCGAGCCGCTGCCAGGATTCAACCTGGTGCCGCTCGGTAAGTCATTTGACCCACTTGAGCTGCGTGGGCACCATGGTGAGTGGGTAAAAGGCAGTGTACCGAATTATGATGAAATCGGGAACATTAAGGCGACCGGGACATACACCGGTTACCCGATGGTCGGCGCCACAGTCAACCACCCCGTAGCCGGCTTCGGTAACATCACCGCCATGAGCCCGGACAAGTCACAGATAACGGCAACGTTCCCGAAGGCTGGCACATTCAGCTTCCCGGTCGAAAGCAGCATGGCGTATGGCGACTTCAAGGACGCAGAACCGGAAGAAACGGCATCAGTAAGCCTCAGCTCGCCATTCACGCCACGTTACCAGATGAAGCCAGGCGAGCAGCGGACGATCACGAATTACACCAAGCCCGACAATGACGTTAACCACCGGCTGCGGCACCTCGACAGCGCCGTTAACGACCGCCAGGTCAAGGCGCTTGACAAACTGGTTGCCGCTCGCACGTTCACGGAAGATGCGACGTTGTACCGTGGTGTCGTGGTGACACCCGCGCTTCGCGAGTCGATGAAACCCGGTTACAGTTTCACCGACCAGGCATACACGTCACTTTCAGATAAGGCATCCGCCGCCAAAGACTTTGCTGAGTTCCGCGCGACCGGGAAACAAAGAGAAGGCAACCTTGCGTATTACCCGGAAGGCAGTACTCCGGCACTGATGCTCGTCCACGTCCGTGCCGGCACTCATACCGCGCAAGGCGATGAGGGACTTGGCGAGTACATCACACCACGGAACATGAAGTTCACGGTTAACGGCGTGTCAGATGACGGCCGCGTGTTTGATGTTAGTGCGGAAGAAACCGCACCGGTGACGCAGAAATCCGCTCGCCAGCGCGTTGCATCATTCAACGGCCATCGCCTCGTTCACGAAGAAACTGATGGCACGTGGCTGCCACCAGCCGGCATAAGGCCGCGCACAGCCGGCATTAACTCCGTTAAGGCCGCAAATAAGGAACATAAAGACACCGTCATCTGCGATCACGGTCACAAGCACAAAGGAAAGTACGGCGCCGCCGGCATCCTCGCCCGCGCCCCGCGCCCGACTGGCGAGGTGGCGTACCTGCTGCAGCAGCGGAATGCGGACGCGGACTGTGCGGGGAAGTGGGGCACGTTCGGCGGCGGGCTTCACGCGGGTGAGACGCCACTCGAAGGTGCCACGCGCGAGGTGAACGAGGAAACCGGCAACGTCCACGTCATCAGCAACGGCCTGGAGCCGGTGATCGGCAAGAGCAATGACGACATCCTCAACGTCAAGCCTGTTCCCACGCTCCAGGTCAGCCATTCTTACATCGATGACCACGGTGGCTGGGCGTACACCACGTTCGTCGCCGATTGCGCTGCGACGTTCTGGCCGTCATTTGATGGCGAGACGCCGGAGGAAAGCGCGGACTGGGGCTGGTTCACGCCTGAGGAGATGCGGCATGTCAAGCTCCACCCTGGCTTCAAAGCGGCGCTGCCGAAGTTGCTTGCTGGCATCGCTGCCAAGTCTGCCAGCCGTGGTATAATATTCAAGGTAGGGCCGGAAGGGTACATCCACGGGTGGGTGTACGTGGGGCCAGCGGCGGGCGGCAAGATCACACACCCGGAGCATGGAGTCGGGACTGTCGCCGCTACTAGCCTGCATGGCACAACCGTGCCAGTAAGTTACCCCGACGGTAAAGTGCGTATCTACCAGGCGCGGAAAGATGAGTCAGCTGCGCCGCACTTGGAAATGGAGCACCAGGCAGGTCCGGGTGAACCACTTCGTGGCACGACAGCGAGGCTAGCGACACCAGGCAAGTATGACGTGGACACGCCGATCGGGTACCGGATTGGCGAGAAGGTAACCGGCGACAAGGCCAGACGGAAAGCCGTACGAGAATACGCCGCGAACGGTTTCACTAAGATCAACGGTGAACTCCGTCTGGCAAGTGGTGACCTAGGAAAAGTTGAGGAAAAGAGGCCTGATGTGGCGAAACAGATCAGCGCTATTGATGATGCTGAAGCCGCGTCACCGCTAAGCCACGCTATTGAGACATGGCGAGGCGTTGAAAACGGGAAAGAGATGCTCGGCGCGGCCTGGCGAGATGACTCGAGTATGGTTGGCGCATCCTGGATCGACGATGGTTTCGGCAGCACGAGTACACAGCGCGACATCGCTACCACATTCAACATCCTCGGCGCCGGTTCTGGTAACGGCGCCGTGTTCCGTTTGAGCGTCCCGGTTGGCATCCACGCGATCAGTGTTGGTGATGATGGTGACAGCGATGAGAATGAGATCCTCCTCGACCGCGGTTTGCAGTACACCATCACAGGAGACCTCGGTAAAGATGAAGACGGGAGCCGGCAATTCGCTGTGGCGGTGAGCCAGCCGTGAGGACGCTTCCGAGGAGTGTCGAAGCCGCGGGAAGCCCGCCGGTGCGGCTGCTGGCGATGCCAGGTGGCGCGCCAACTGAGAAAGCTGCTATAGCTGACATCATGAAGGTCGGGCCAAAGGGTTACATTCACGGCTGGGTGTATGTCGGGCCGCCAGTAGATCACGGTGATGATGATTATGATAAGGAAGTCCGTCACCCTGAGCTTGGCCGTGGCTATGTCAGCAGTGCGGATAGTAAAAGCGGCACCGCGAAGATCAGCTTTGACTTCACCGGCGACCATACGGTTGACTTCCAGCCGGCTTCTCACGTAACGGGGCTGTACCGCAAAAACGAAGTGCCAGAAGATCCAGCTGAGACTCTCGAGCAAGCCGCAAGCCGCCTCGACAAGGTGATAAGCGGGCAGAGTGAAGAGCTGCCGGTATTCGCCAAGAAGCCATTCAATGTGATGGCATCTCGTAATCCATATGGCACGCCTCGTGGCGCGGCGATCATCAAGTACATCTCACCATCCGGCAATGATGTCATCAATGGCACAGTACGGAAGGCACTGCCAGATGGCGTGATTGATGATGCTGATGTCACGAAGACCGTGAGCCTCCTCGACAAAGAAGAGGCCAAGAATACTTTTACGAAACCGGCTGTATTGTGGCGTGGCTTCGCTGCACCACGCCGGTATCCTCGGCAAGATGACTCTCGGCCAGGAAATCACCGACCAGGCGTATGTGTCAACCGCATCTGACCCGGGTAAAGCAGCGATGTTCGCCGAGATGCGGTCATATGGCCACGCGCCTGGGATGGCGACAACGGTGAAGCCGCACGGCGGCAAGCCGGTCCTCATGAAGATCACCGCCCCGGCGGGCACTCATGCGTTCCAAGGCCAAGTTACGCTTTCCGAGTGGATCCTCCCTCGAGGCAGCCGGTTCAAGGTCACCAGTGTATCCGCTGATGGCAGTGTCATCTCGATGGACGCGCTGCCGCCGGGGCCAGTCGCCCGGGTCATGACTGATGATGAGCTGATGGACGCGCATGACCAGAGCCTTCAGCGAAACACGGCCGCGTACGCGTATAAGTCTGAGGCCACTTCGGGTGACGCAGAGCGTATGGCGTGGGCACCAGGTGACATTACATTCACCAACACCGAGAAATCACTCCGCCGCCAGGTCGAGCTGAACGGCCAGGAATTTGCCGCTAAAGCCGGCAAAGAAGGTTACATCCACGGCTGGGTGTGCGTGCGCCCTCCTTGTGGCCAGCCGGGTGGCCAGATCTCGCATCCGGATCACGGTGACGGCGTTGTTGCTGCGGATGGCACCGCCCATTTCGATGACGGCACCACCAGCAGACTCGGTGATCGGAAAGAGCTGCCACTCGAGCCATGGCACGCCGCCAGCTCATATGTCACCATGGGGTATACGGTCAGCCAGAACCTCCGCAAAGACGTGGACCTCAGCACCATTGACGCCGGCCTCAGCAGCAAGCTCGCTGAGGCCATGGACGGCTACATGCGGCCGGTCGGCAAGAAGATAAAGCTATACCGCGGGATTGCGGATTCCAGCAAAGTTTTCGGGCCGGTGGGCAGCATGACGGGGAAGACCGTCATGGACAATGGTTTTACCAGCACGACAGCGAAGAAAAAGAGCGCTGAGGACTATTCTCACGTCGGCTTGGGCATGCACCATGGTGACCGGGCACTTCTTACCTTCAAGCTGAACCCTGGTGACAAGGCTGTCAGCATTAACAAGCTGAACGGCGGCCGCCCGGAATATGGTGAGCGTGAACACGTGCTGCCACGCAATACCGCGTTCCGCGTCACCAGTGATGAAATGGGCACCGATAGTGACGGAGTGCCACAGCGTCATATATCCCTCGAGTACGCGAATGAGACGAGCGCTGAGAAGGCGCTTCGGCGGTTTGTCAGCCTGAATGGGCAAGAGGCATGGGAAGACATTCCCGACACCGTGCCGCCCGCCGCCGGTGGCGGTGCCATGACGATGCCACCCGTGCCCGGCGGCGTCCCCGGGTTTACCGCCGGTGCCGAGCCACCGCGCTGGGACGGCAGCTCGCCGCAGCCACGCGTCCTCTCCGTGCCGAGTGACCAGGATGACGCGGACTACCCGCAGGGCCGCGCTCGCTCAGAAAGGCCGCACGCGGCGTTCCCGAGTGGCCCGCAAGGCATGGACGGGTACTGGCCCGCCGGCCAACCGCAGCCACAAGCCGGCACCTCGTCACCAGGCGGTGCCACGGGCGTGCCGCCGAGCACCGTCGGCTCAAAGCCATCAAACGGAAAGAAGCCGAAGCAGGTACGGAAACTAGTATCTGACGACGATGGTAAAACGGTTGCTCCTCTCGCCAGTGTCGTGGAAAAGGTCGGCCCACACGGGTACATCCACGGGTGGATCAAGGTAGAGCCAGGAGATGTAGACCCGGATGTCGCGCGCACCGGCGACGAGCTGTGGCAGACAGACGAAGGCATCTCTGGTATCTCAGATGACGACAAGGCGAAAATCGGCAAGGACTACTACGCTACCTGGGAATCTGAGGTAACTCAGCATATCCTGCGCCACCCGAAGGAATCCGCTGCTGTCGGCTTGGAGCCGGGTGAAGGCGTCCAGTCACTCAAAAATGCGATATCGGTAGCCAAGCCGTTCCAATCACCGGTCACTGTCTATCGAGGAGTAACTGACGCCAGACCATTCCTCGGCAAAACCGGCAGCCAAATAGGCAAGATATTCACCGAGCGCGGTTTCCTGTCGACTACCGCATCAGCAGAAGTGGGTGACCAGCACCGCGGCTACGGTATGGGCGTCAACAGCGCGGTAATCCATATTCATGTGCCAGCGGGTGAGCGAGCGCTCAAGGTGACGCAAAATATCTTGCCGGCGGCGAAGAACAACCCAGACGTCGCGGATAGCATGCGTGAGTACACGTTCACGCCCGGATCTCAGCTGAGAATCACGTCTGATGAAAAGACGGGAACCGGCAAGAAAGCGCACCGTGAGGTCCACGCGGATCTGTTGCCTCAGAGTGCGCAGAAATCACAGCCTGCTGATGTTATCAAGGTCGGCAAAGAAGGCTACATCCACGGCTATATCTGCGTGCGGCCGCCGTGCGGCCCACAATACACCGAAGCCACCTTCGACAGCTCAAAAGGATCGGTAGACCACGACGGCACCCGCATCGGCAAGATGCGGAAAAACCCGGATGGCACCTACAGCATGACGCATTTTGCCGCCGATGGCACGAAGACACGGCTCACCGCCACGCACCCCACTCGTGGTGAAGCCGCCCTCTCCATCAGCACGTTCCACGATGTTGACACGTTGCACCGTGAGGCCAGTGACGAGCCGGTAAAACAGCCGCTCGGTGAGGCACGCGAGGCGCTGGCGGCTGGTGACAAGGCGGGCGCGGAACGCGCGCTGGCAGTGGCACGTGATGCCGCCCGTGGTGACGGGAACACCGGCCTGGCGAGCCACGTGGAACACGTGCGGACGGTGCTGGCGGGTGAAGACGCGGTGGAGCCGAAGCCGGTTGCCAGCGCATCGTCTACACTGAAGCCAGAGTCGGCCATTAGCCCCGAGCCACTTAACTCATACCCGGATGGGTGGAGCCAAGAAGCCGCTGACAAGAACTGAATTTACCCGCGGTAACAGGGTATAATACAAGTAAAGGCTGGAGACGCCGTTGACAGTTGAAAACCGCGTACTGGCATTGCAGCTCGCCGTGGAGGCCACGGCCTCGCATGTCACGGCTCAGGCGAGTGACATCACCGGTGCCGCGACCGTGTTCTACCGGTGGCTGGAAGGCCCGGCCATCATCGTCCTCACCCACGATTCGCTTACTTACTCCCAGGCTGACCCGGATGGCCCGGGAACGCCCACCACCATGAAGGGGAACACCGTGCAGCTTACCGACACCCAGCAGGTAACTCTCACCGTCGCCGAGCAGGATTCCAAGGGGCAGCCCGTCACGGGCGACAACCTCACCTGGACCGTTGACAATGCCACCGCAGCGGCGATCACGCCGTCCGCTGACGGCCTGTCATGCCTCGTCGTCGCCGGAACTGATGGCATTGCTACTGTCACCGTCACTGACGCGACGGTCACCCCGCCGGTTACCTCCACCGACGTCATCACCGTTGTGTCTTCAGCCGCGACCCGGCCTCGTCATCACCGAGGGGACGCCGGAAGCCCAGCCGGCAGCGACGCCAGCGGCGTAAGGCACCGCTCGCTTAACCTCGGCTGACACCAGATCGGAGACAATCGATGCCGGCCATCACCACCAGAGTCGTGCCGCGGGCGCCGGGAAATGGAGCTCGCGTCACGCTGGTGGTGAGCGAGGTTGCCGAGCTGGTGAAGGTGGGGCCACACGGTTACGTACACGGATGGATCAAAGTTGATCCGAGCGATAACATCGACCGCGGCAAAATCACGAATGAGCACCTAGCCAAGCCCGCCCGTGATATCATCAGCAGCCTTAAAGCCGATCCGATTACGCCCATTCCAGCTGATGACTATAACCCAGCTCAAGGGTATGAAGCGGCGCCGCTGATCGATGTCGCGGTTAAACACGGTGAAGCTGGCCGTTACGATGACATGATGACCGGGCTCGCTGTGGCACGAGACAGCCTCAGCAAAGACCACCTGGACACGGACGCTCAGCGGCTAGACCGGATGATCACCAGTACCTCTCGAATCGCGCGGTACAATAGTGGCCAACCAGAACCGTTGACGCGGCTTGATAAAGATGATTTTACCGCACCACATGATGACCGTGGAAACGGCAAGTCATATAACCAGACCGTCAAAAACGTGATAACACACCTTAACGCCTCTGACGGTGACCTGCGCGCGCTGGCAAATGAAGATGGCCGGCATGACACTGATAACATGTCTGGCGATGGACTGAAACGAACCATCGTCGAAGGCTACATCAATAGCTGGCGTGGCTCGAGTGGTGGCCCGGCCCAGGTCGCGATGGTTTCTCACGTCGCGGATCGTCTCGGCCGGCCATATGAGCTGGAAGACAGCGAAAAACGCACCAACGCCTACATCGCCGCCCGTCCCGCCGTCCAGCGCGCCGCCCACGCCATCGGTGATGCGATGTACGCTACCACCCAAGAATGGCTGAAGGACAACGGCGTTAAGAACGTGGAGCTGTACCGCGCTTCACGTGGCGCGGACTGGGATAAGAAACGGCCATTCACCTCGTGGTCAACGATGTCGGGGTGGACGCGAGAGGGGAATCCAGGCGGCACGCGGCATGAGAGCGTGCCAGCTGAGCGCGTCTTCTCGCTGCCACCCACCGGCTTCGGTACATACGCGGAATCAGAAGCCGTGGTACTGCCGTCATTGCCAGGTGAGGCAGATCACGTGCTTAAGAGTGTCCAGAAAGCCAATCTGGTGAAGGTGGGGCCGGAAGGCTATATCCACGGCTGGATAAAAGTTGGCACTGTCACGACGAGTGACGTGTCATTTGATGCCAGATCTGGCAACATCGTGCACACCGCTTCTGGTACCGTCATCGCTCGCACGCAGCCGCTTCCGAACACCAAGCGCGGTAAAATCCAGCGCGTCCGGGTGACGATGGAAAGCACCGGCAAATCAGATGACGTGTCACGTGACAACGCACTTGGTGTCGCAGCATATGAGCACAATAATGCGGTGATGGCGGCGCATGCTGCCGCCGCATCAAAACCGGCAGCACCAGCACCGCAACCGCGCACGGTGGAACCAGTTACGGCGCTAGCCTCACTTGCGGTACCACCACATCTTGATGCCATGTCACCGGAAGAGACCAGGCATCCGGGCCGTTTTGCCAACTACGGTGCTGATGACTTGTACAAGCCACCGGCTCACCCGGAACGGCGGCCATCACCGCTTTACCACGGCTCGCGGACACCAATCAAACCGGGGACGATCCTCGACAGCAAGCACAACCCGCGGTTTGGCTTGTCGCAGGCTGGATACGCGTATGCCACGTACTCACCAGAAGATGCGGTAAGGTATGCTACCAAGCCACCGAAGTACCAGAAGCTGACTGGCAGCCCGCATTTCTACCACGTTGAGCCGGTGGGGCCGTATGGCCCCGATCCAGCGAACACGGGGGCGTCAGTCCGGTCTGAAAGTGGCTTCCGCGTCCTCAATGAGATTCCGCTGGAGCAAGCGAAGACGCTTCCGGAACCTGGGACGTACAGCAGCAACTGGGGTAACTACCCGCTCACGCATTACCCGTCTTACATCGGCGCAGATGAACAATACCGCGAAGATGAAGATGCAATTGACCAGGCATGGTACGGCAGGCAGGCACCAGCAGCGGATATCACGAAAGACGCCGCTGACCTCAGTGACCCTAGCCCCGTAGATGCGACACACGTGTATGAAAACCTGCTGGCGAATTACCCACCACATGCCATATCCTGGGTAAAGACGATGCCGTGGATCGGCCCTGTTAACGTGCCGCTTGACAGCATCGACTGGGATGGGCAAAAGACGTGGGCGGCAAGCCACCAGACGAAGCGCGTCAAGAAATTCCGGGCGCGGATCCGCGGTGCCGGCAAGGACGTGAACCCGGTCACCCTCGTGCAGGTACCCGGCAATGACAAGCGGGTCATCATCGACGGGCACCACCGCGCGCTGGCGTTCAAGGCCGAAAATAAGCCGGTGAAGGCGTACATCGGCACCGCGCCGTCAGATAACTCGGATGACCCGTGGTTTAAATCACACGACTTCCAGTACGCTCACGGCTCGAATTCCGCGAACAAAGCCGCCGAGTTTACTGGCAATAGCGCGGTGAAATGCGGTATACTGAAGCCAGTAGCCGTGGTGTCTCCGGAATCTGGCGTGAGCAAAGCCGCTGGGTTGCCGACAGTCTGGGCGTTCGCGAACACACCTGAGCTGGTTAAAGTCGGCGAAGAAGGCTACATCCACGGCTGGGTGTGTGTCAGGCCGCCGTGTGGTCACGTCGGCGACAAGGTCACGCACCCGGTTCACGGCGACGGCACCATCCGCGGCGTCAACAGCGACGGCAGCATGATCGCGCGGTTCAGTGATGGCACCTTCGACCGACTCGGTGATGAATCACAGGTTGCGCTAGCGCCACGGCCGCCAGTTACCACTGAACTGGCATCAATGCCAGGTACAGGCACTGTCAAGCCGGCTGTTTTCACGCACCGGGATGGCCGTATTAACCGTTCTGATGAAGTTCCTGAAGCCTGGAACCGCCTTACGCCAGCGGAACAAGAAAAACTCCGCGGTCACGAGATTCACGTTGCTGAGGGACGTGACATCTACCCCGTCATCAGTGACCTCGGTATTAACGTGTCTGCCGCACACGAAGATTATGGCACCGCGACTGGCCTGGCTCACGAGAATAAGATCCTCGTAACTCGCCGCGGCCTTGCCGGCGGCGACCTGGACCATGAGCTGGGGCACGCGCTTGACCAGCTAAACCGGTCACGCGGCTCGAATAGCTGGCCATACATTCACGCGGACTCGGCGGCTCGCAGGGAAACTAAGGGCGACCCACGCCTCAGCCCGCATTTTGATCAGAAGCAAAACAAGGATGCAGCTAAGGAGCGGTTCGCGGAGCTGTTTGGCCAGCACAGCCGTGGAATTCGCCGGTATGACCTGGGCATGAAGCTGTCGCCTCAGACGAGCCAGCTCATCACAGACTTCTTCGACGAGTACCGGAACACCGGCACTGATGAAGCAAAAGCGCTAAAAATAGCGGCCTTGGAGCCGGTGTCATTTGCCGAGAAAAACGCCAGCGGCAAGGTCAAGCTCCGGATCGCCGATTTGGTCAAGGTCGGCCCTGAGGGTTACATTCACGGTTACATCTGTGTCCGCCCGCCGTGCGGCCCACAATACACCGAGGCATCGTTCAATAGCGGCAAGGGTACTGTCGAGCACGAAGGCATCCAGATCGGCAAGATGCGCAAGAACGCCGACGGCACGTACTCGATGACGCACGTCGAGGCGGGTGGGCGGCAGAAACTCGACGCCAGGTACGCCACGCGCCAGGACGCCGCCAAGTCCATCGCGCTTTACCACAACATGTGGGCGCTGCAGAACAGCACTCGCGGTTTCAGCGCCGAAGATGCCGCTATCTCGCACAACATGGCTCGAGCCATCACGGCGATGCGTACCGGCGACCACGATGGTGCCGCGAGTGGCCTGGAAGCGGCGGCGAATGACGCGGATAAGACGGGTAACCGCAGGTTCAGCACGCACGCCCGTGAGCTGGCGGCAGCGATCCGTGATGCGCCGGAAGCGGTGACCGAAGTTGCCTCATGGAAAGCACCGAAGTCGGGAAGTCTAGACCGAGTTAACGCGGCGATAAGTGACGCTAAGAATGCGACTACACCCGTTAGTCCAACCGCCAGAAAACTAGATGAAGCCGCAAGGCTATTGTCTACTGGCGATACGGCTGGCGCGCTTGAAATTGTTCAAGCCGCGCTTAGCAACCTCGAAGAGACGCACACTCGTTATGCTGATACCGGTATTGGCACAGCGCTTATCGACAACAGGATTACTCACGTTCGTGATGTCCTTGATCAGATTAAGGCGCTGCGCGGTGACCAGCCGGAATCACCAGCTAAATTTGACCCGGCACCGCACATCGCTGTATTCCAGGCTCTTCTTGCGGAACCAGGTGTCCATTCGCTTCAGGGCATGCACGTTGAAACTCAGCTTGTCAACGCGATTGAAAGCCTGAACCGCGGCAGCGTGAAGGCAGCGTATAGCGGTTTTGCCTTCGCTGAAGATGCCGCTCGTTATAATCACCTCGATGACATCGCTGACCGGATCCGGGCGGCTGCTGATAAGCTGCGAGATGACTACGGTACATTTGAGGCACGCAGGATCGCGGCCATGCCGCCTGGCTGGGAGAAAGACCTTCTTACCGACCCGAAGTATGTCAAGCCGCAAAATGGCTACGAGGTTACGGCGTACGGTAAAGATGGCGCCCCGCTGTCACTTCATCCCACGGCGCCTAAGTATGATGTCCCGCGGTACTTCACGACGCAGCGTGATGTAGATGACTTCGTCCGAGATAACTCAGCTGCGTACCGGTATGATGAGTACTGGCAAGCACATGGCCGCGGTAAGCCAACGGTCAAGACGAAGCTGAAAAACTACAGCGTCCGCCAAGTTGAAAACGGCCAGGTCGCTAGCGGTTTTCCGGAAACACGTGAACCAGGCGAAACTAATGATTACGGTGATCCGAACGGTGACGCGGTAGCGAGCATACCGATCCGGTTCGCGCCACTAGGCAATGACGTCTGGAACGCCTTTAATAACCCGCATACAAACGAGGCAGCTCGGACGAAGGTCGCAGCTGAAATTCGCGGCCAGCTCAGGCACCAGGACTCACTTGCGCCGGCGGTGGTGCGGAACACGCAAATCACCGTAACCAACGAGCCGCAAACAAGGGCAGGCGGCAAGAAGAGCACGCTCGCCGATTTCCGGTCATCATACCCCAACCCGCCATTCCACGGTGTCATGCGAGTGACACCCGAGATCTTCTCGGCAATTAACAAATACAGCGCTGATAATGTTATCAGCAATAGCCGTAATGGCACGTGGTGGGTGCCGTCAGACGAGAAATGGAAGCTGAGCGACGTAATGATCGCTCACGAGATCGGCCACGGTGTCGCGGGGAAGGCGTGGGGTACGGGTGGTGTGCCACAAGATGCTCATTTCTGGGATGCCTTCGCCAGCGTTGTCGGAAGAGGAATGTACCCAGTTCCGAGAAGTGATTCCGGTGAATTTGACGCCAAAACAGCCAGTAAGTGGATTGCCAACAACAAGATAACACTGACGAAGTCCGTTTCCGAGTACGGTACCACAAACGCCGCCGAGCTGATGGCCGAGTTGTGGGCTGAGTACACCATGCGTGAGAACCCGCGCATCGCCGCCCGGCTCTACGGTGACCTGGCAACGGCTCGCCTGAAAGAGCAAGATGAAGCCGAGAAGGCAGAGGCGGCGGCATGACGATCTGCCTGCCACCAGGCGTGTCACTCGGTAACATCCCCGCTGGCGGTGTCCTCGCCGACTCTGACTGGTATGACAGTGACAACGGTGCGTGGGAGCCGGTGTCATTCGCCCAGAAAGCCGTGAACGGCAAGATCCGCGTCCGCCTCGCTGACCTGGTGAAGCTGGGTGGGCCGGAAGGCTACATCCACGGCTACATCTGCGTCCGCCCGCCGTGTGGCCCGGCGGACAAAGAAGCTGAGTTCAACGGCAGGCTCGGTGAAGTCCGGCACGATGGCGTGCGCATCGGCAAGATGCGGAAGAACGAAGACGGCACGTACTCGATGGCACATACCGGTGACAACGGCCGGGTTAAGCTGACTGCGCGGTACGCCACCCGCGCTGATGCCGCGAAGTCGGTGGCGCTGTACCATAACGTCGACAAGCTTCACGGTGAAGCCGGTTCCAACCAGGCGATGAAGGACCAGGTCGCCAAAGCCAGAACCGCGCTCGCTGCTGGCGACGATGGCAGTGCCGCGATGTTCCTCGCGCAGGCTGAGGCGAACGCCGGTTTCAATGGCAATCACCGGCTCGAGTCGCACATCCGTGATACCCGCGCCGCAATCGTGGATGGCCCGCGAGCGGTATCACCGCCGGACATGGGCGGCCTCGTCTTCGGCCACAGCAAGCCGGTGCCGGGGCTGCCACCGAAGCACGCGCCATTGCCGGACGACGTGAAACAAGCGGTTAACAAGCACCTCATCGCTCTTGCCTTCCGCAAGCATAACCAGCGCATCGACGACCAGCTCACCGGTGCCCGGACCGCCGTTGACGCCGGCAACGGTGATCTGGCGATGAAGCACCTGTTGGCAGCACATGACGCCGCATTTGACGCGGATGACCAGGACGTCATGGATCACGCCGCCGCGGCGCATGACCTCATCGCCGCGCATCTCGGTGAGCCGATGATGTACCGGCACGGGGCGGAAGCCGCTACCGCTGGAGCGGATGATCACGGTGCTGGCATCGTGCCGAAGGCACCGGCGCACGGCGTGCCGCCGCTGAAGCTGCCGGCTGGTGAAGAGCCGCAGGCGCCGAAGGTACCGAAGCCACGTGGGCCAGTGGCACCGAGGGTGAAGAGGCTGCCGAAGGCGAAGGCAGACGCTATTAATGCGGAACTTGACACTGCCCAGAATGGCACTGGGATCAGATTCGCCCAGGCATACCAGACCATAGGCCGTGCACGCGATGCCATCGCTGCTGGTGACCTGAATGACGCGCACGAGCTGCTGGCAGATGCTCACGAGTCACTCGCTGGTAACCCGATTGCGTCATCCGCACGCGATCATATTGCCCTTGCTGATGAGCAGCTTGCTGCTCATCTGAAGATGAAGCCATTCCAGCCTCGTACCATCACGCACGCGGATGAGCATGCAGCTGCCATCACGACGGCTGCGCGGAATCTGCTGGCGGCTAACCTGCGGATCGGCCGGCAAGGCAACTTTGACTACCTGGTTACGAAAGATGATGTCGCGACGAAGTTGCGTGCCGGCAACGGTGCCCAGGTCATCCGTGACCTCCGCGAGCTGGACGCGCGAGCTCGAGAGCAGCAAAATCTTGAGTGGAATGACGAACGCAAAGAAACGATCAAGGTCGCTCGCCAGAACGCGACGGCAGCCAAGCACGCTCTCGAAAAGATTCACCAGCAGGACCTGAGCGAGCAAAGTTTCCAGGAACGAGCCACTAAGCTTGCTGAAGATGCTACCACGCATTACAACGGCTTGTGGCCAATCGCGCCGCAACTTCGCCTCGCTGCGGATGAGCTGGCGAACGGTGACCTTTCTAACGTGAGCAAGGCGCTTATCAAAGCGCGTGACGCTGCTGCCAGACAGCCGCGAGTGAGCGGTGCGCGGCAGTTTGAGAAGGACATCACTGACCTGCACGCCGAAGTAAGCAAGGCGCTTCAGGCACAGCTTGTCGCCGGCCTAGGCACACCAGCAGAGCCATCAGCCGCCACCGGCTTCCTCGGTGACGTGGAAAACGAGCGGAACCGGGTCAGCGCGCAGCTCGTTAACTCGATCAAGTCGGGAGTCATGTCGAAAAAGGCGCCGACGGTTCGCGGTTTCATCGGCGAGACGAGCCTCGTCACGTTCGGTGATGGCAGCACATGGGTCCACAAGTCTGCGGATCATGCGGATGGTGACAAAGAAGAACTGGCATCGATGGTGGCGAAGGCCGTCGGCGCCCGGGCACCCACGGTCGTGCGTGATCCGCTGGACAAAGACAGCGTGTACATGACGCTGGTAAATGGCAAGACGGCAGCTGAGCTGGGCACGGACGCCAGGCAGATCATGGCGTGGGGCGTGTCACCGGAAGCTTCCGATGGAATGCGCAAGATCGGCTTCCTGGATTACCTTATCCGGAACAGTGACCGGCACAACGGCAACTTCATGCTCGGTGAAGACAGTGTGCCGGTTGCCATCGATCACGGGAATGCGTGGAGTTTCTACGATGCTGGCTCAGATGTCACTAGAATGGTACGCAAAAACGACTTCACGGCCGAGTACTACGCGCAGGTAAAGCAGAACCTGGAAGCACTGGAACCGGAATTCACGAAGGTCGCCGGCGCTGATAACAAGTACTACAGCGTCATGATGAAGCAGCTGGAAAAGTGGATGAAGTGGAATGATGATGGCAGCAGCCGCCCCGGGTAGCCTGACCGTGAAGACGTATGACGGTGCCACGCTCGGTGTCATCTCACTCAAGGGCGAAGACCTCACCGGCAGCACGCCAGCCGTGCAAGGCATGGCCGACTCGTGGCTCCAGTCCGGCAACGGCACAGCCGCTGAGGTGCTGAAGAGCCGCGATGGCTGGCAGAACGGCTACCTTTTTGCCTCTAGTGATCCGGCAGCAACCGTCGCCTGAGAGGCGGCATACCAGGAGGCGTCATGGGCGTTATGGCGCCGGAGCTGGTGAAGGTCGGCCCCGAGGGGTATGAGCATGGCTGGATCTGCGTCCGGCCACCATGTGGTGACGCACCAGGCCATGTTAAGGCGGCAGACCTCAGCGTCAGGCGCGATGGCACGGTCGTGCACCGGCCATCCGGTTATGCCATCGGTCACGTGAAAAAGACCGAGAGTGGCCATGGCTACACTGCCTCTCACGTTCTTGGTGGCAAGACAACGACGCGGAGTAACCGCGCTGATGCGGTGGCGTCAGTCGCGCGAAAGCATAATAAGGCAGTAAAAAGCCAGCCGGTAACTGAAGCCGACATGGCACCGCCGAAGATGCCGGTGCCGCACGTGCGCACCGCCGAAGAAAACAGCCAGAACGCGACCATCGGCCATGTTACCGCATTGAACGAGATCGCGCATACCTATACCGATGCGCAGATACAAGCGATTAGTGACCGCATTGACAAGCTGCAAGAAGAAGCGGAGGCGGACGCCAGGAAAGACTCGCGGTTCGACATCGCCGTTGACACCGGCATCCTCGTTGCGGCAGTCGCCTTGTCGTTTTTTACAGCTGGTGCATCGCTGCTGGCGCTGGTGCCGATGCTGACAAACGTCATTCCCGCCTTGAGTGGCATTTTTACCAAGTCGGTCGTGCACATCCGGAATCACGGTGCACCGAAGCTAGTGGCAACAGCGGCTGCGAACGCGCGTGAGAAGCTGGGCAAGATACCGGTGCCGAGGATCCATGCGATGCCTCTCGCAACCGCGAAAGCTGAAACATCCATCTCGCCGGAAGCAATTGCGCAAGTCGCTCAGATGATCGCAAGGCAGCTGGCTGCTGGTGGCCTGGATGCGGATGCGGCGTCGTCCATGGCGCTGGCGATGACAAGCCACGCGGCGGTGGCGTTGAAGGCTGGCAAGTTCCCAGGCGACAATGATTTCATCACCGCGGATGGTTCAGCGCCAGCTAGTGACATCGGCAACACCACAGTTGGTAACAACATTGCGGTGGCTCAGCGGCTGGTGAAAGTAGGCTGGGGTGACCTGGCTCACGCGGCCTGGCAAGATGAAGGCCGTGGCTCTCATGGCCGGTGGGTCGGCTCAGGTGCCAGCGAATCTCATGAAGTCACGTTCGGCTCGATTCATTCATCAGATGATACCGGTGGCGTCCACTCAGACGTGTATGCACAGCACACTGAGATACGCCACTCGATGGTGAAGACAATAGCTGTGGCTAACGGCCAGCAGCACTTGTACACTGATGACCAGATGAAAATGGTTGATGACCGGGTTAGCTCGCTCGAGGCTCGGCTTCATGAAGACGAGCACGGTGAAGCGAAGTTCAGTTTGGCGCTTGACATCGCAGCCATCAGTACCGCGATCGGCCTCAGCTTCATCACCGCTGGTGCTTCACTGCTGGCGCTTATCCCGATCCTGGCTGACAAGGGACCGGACATCGTTCACGCGGTCATGGACTACATGTATGTCCGGTCTAAGCACACTGAGAACCCGTTTACTCCACTGCAGCCTGGCGAGAAAACCGCCAGATCACCGGAAGAACAGATCAGTACCGCGTTCGCCGGCATCCTGGCTCAGAATGGCATGCCACCAGGCACCGCGATGCAGGTTGCCGCCGCTGTTACCAGTGCTGCTCAGGCTCAGCTCAGTGCCGGCAAGCAGCCGTGGGAAAGTGATTTCTCACCCGCTAGCCTGGCAAGCCGGGTATCATCAGCGATTACGCTGGAGAAGTCAGCCGAGACCGCGGCATTGTCCACGGTCCACCACCCACTCGGCACGCACGGCCTCTGGGGCGACAAGTCCGCGATGCTCCCCGCGTACATCCAGAACATCGCGCACGCGATGATCAAGTCTGGTCACGACGAGTCGAGCGCCATCGCTATTGCCATCGGCGCGGTGAAACGGTGGGCGGCTGGCCGCGGCAAGGTCACGCCGGAGGTGCGAGCCGCGGCGGGGAAGGCGCTGGCCGAATGGGAGAAGCTGAAAGCGGAGCACTCGAAAAGCAAGTCTCTCGACGCCTCGCTCTTCGCTCTTGAAGAACCAGACCTCGTCAAGGTCGGCCCCGAAGGCTACATTCACGGGTTTATCTGCGTAAGGCCGCCGTGCGGTGGCAAGCCGGATAAGCTGAGTGTGAAAGACCTCTCAGTCAAGCGTGACGGCACCGTGATGCATAAGCCATCCGGGTACGCCGTCGGCCACGTCGGTAACAGCGTCAAAGGCAAGTACACGGTCACGCACTCAGATGGCCACACCTCGACACACGCCGGCAAAGATAAGGCGCTGGGTGGCCTGGCGAACCACTACAACAGTGGCAAGACGAAGCGTGATTTCACCGATAATGAGAAAAAGCCGGCAGCTGAGAGGCTAAGAAAACCGGCAGCGACAGCCGAGAAGCCGGTAAAAGATACGAGCGGCAGCCCACTTGCCGACAAGCTGAGCATGACAAGGCTGGCGAAGGACCGCACGCCGGTTGCACGTGATGCTTCAAACGATGAGCTGAAGGCAGCTGATAAGGAATTCGCCAGCCGGGCCGAGAAACTGGGCAAGGCCGGCCAGGTATCACGGGCGCATAAGACCGTGAAAGATGAAATCTCGCGGCGGAGTGGTACCGCTAAGCCAGTCGCCATGGCGAAGAAACCGCCGGAGGTAAAGCCGGCAGCCGGCGAGCCAGCTGCCATACGGCTGGCAGACCTTAAAGTCCACGATAACGGCGCGGTCGTCAGTAAGAAAACAGGCATTGAAGTTGGCGTGGTTAGCGGAGTTCCAGGTGGCTTCTTTGACGCCACTCATCCTGATGGTACAGTTACTCACCATAAAACACTGGATGAGGCCGTTAAGTCGGTTGCGGACACGGCGGCAGACGCGAAGCCATTGAAGCCAGGAGAACTTGGCCTGGCTGAGAAACGGCATCTTGTCGGCATGTGGTCTAACTCGTTCCGGTACTCGAATAACTCGTACATGTACGGCAAAGAAGGCAAAGACTTTACCCGCGAACTTCACCGGTTGCTGTCCACGAATAAGCCGCCGAAAACCTGCAATACTGGCTGCCAGGAAGCGCACAAATTCCTCGGTCTGGTAGACCATGACGCGAAACCGCAGCCAGAAGAAATGCAACGTGGCATCACGATAAGTAATGCTGACGCGAAGCGGATGTTTCAGCCAGGCGGTGAGCTTGACACGCCAATCGCATCATGGACGACTAAGCCGGAGTGGGCGAGCAGCTTCGCTGACAAGAATTTTCCCGGGTCTGATGAGACGAAGGTCATCTTGCACGCTGCGCCTGGAGCAAAAGGCCTAGACCTGGCGAGTACGTCACTGTTCAGTGAAGGAGAAGTGGTGACCGGTGGGCGGCTCAAGATAGACAGAGTACAAGATGAAGGCGGAATCATGCACGTGTACATGACTCAAAAGGACTTCAGTGCTCACTGAGGCTGGGCTGCCTGGCTGGTTCCCCGCGGATTTCAATACCGATCCGAAGCTGCAAGCCGCGTTTGAGGACAATGCTGGCTGGCATAAATCAGGTAAGAAAAGCAGAAAGAACCGGAAAGCCAAGAACAACACCGCTGATGGGCCTGAATCAGCAAAATTACTGAGCTGACCTGAGGCCACCGCGATCTCGGTTACATCCTGGAACAAGCGGGCCCGGCCGAAAACCAGTGAGCGTGCTTGTTACATATCACCGTACCGGTCATCATGGTAGAGGCATACATCAATGACGCTCGATGACTTCCGCCAGCTCTGCGAAGACCAGTGGCATGGCCCGCGGTTCGGTGACGTCGTGAAGCTGTGGCTTACGAGTGAGAGTGCCGTTGAGCTGACGAATGATGTCCTCACAAGTGAGGTGTCAAGCGATTTCTACTCGCTTTCCGGTGGCGTCCCGCAGGAACCAGTTGCCATCGGTGTCTGTATTACCAAGCTGGTGAACCCGGTCACGCGGACTGCGGTCGCGGTTACGCCTGGCAACCCGGAAGACACCGCCGTCATCCACTTTGGCGCGCACTCGCCGGAAGAGCTGGTGACGTTTTAATCGTCATCTTCGCTGGCGGTACTCGCCGGCAGCAGTGAGAACTCGGTTAGCTGCCGCGTCCGTACCTGCCATGCCTGGTCTTCACCCGGGCTGGCAATCGGCAGCACGTAACCATAGTGGGTGATAACGGCGCCGTGGGCCAGGCGCGGTGCGATGCCGTATTCTTCTAGCTTATTCAGCGTGTCCGCCAGCCGTTTCAGCAGCCGCGGGGCGTTGTTATTGGCACGGATGACATCAGCTGCCTCATGAAGTGGTGAGCCAGGTGACCACGCTGGTGTCGTGACGGCCTTGGCGGTTTTCTTAACACGACGGTGCTGGCTGCGATTCCGGCGCTGGCGTTCTGGCTTGTGTCCCATAACTTACATCATACCAGAAGAGGTACCCCCGATGGCGGCTACTCTCACCGGAAGTGGGGAATTGACGTATGTTTCGTTCCCCATAGAGAAAACTGAGACGGACCCCGTCACCGGTGACATCTACGTTTACGGCAAGGCGACCGATGGCAGCATTGACTCAGATGACCAGATCATCGACGCCAATTTCGCCGCCAAGGCTGTCCAGGACTGGCTGCACGACGGTGCCAATATCCGCGTCCAGCATAACGCGCAGCGCGACCCAGCGGGCGTCGGTGTCGAGGCAGACACGGATGCGATGGGTGCCACGTGGGTAAAGGGCCGGATCGTCGAGCCAATCGCGCAGAAGCTGGTGAATGCCGGGGCACTGCGCGCTTACAGCGTCGGAATCGCCCGCCCCACCATCGTCCGTGACGCCCACGCTCGCGGTGGCCGGATTACGGATGGGCAGGTTGTCGAGATCTCGCTTGTCGACAGGCCGGCGAACAAGAATTGCAGCATCCAGCTGGTGAAAAGTGACAAGCACGGCCACCCCAAGAAAAGCGGCAAGCTCACCGGTGACCGCGACTTCATCGAGAAGATGGCCGGCACCGTGGCCTTCAAATACACCACAACGGAGGAATCCGGCATGACCATGCTGGCAGAGGACACGGTCTGCGTCACGCTGCCGTCCGACGTGAGCGTCGCGTTCACGCCGGCTGACCTGGCGAAGGTGCTGGCGATGAAGGCGAAAAGCCCCAATGTCGGTGAGGACGAGGTTGCCGGCGGCGTGGACCGCGACTCGATGCCCGACGAGGACTTCGCCGGGAAGAACCGCAGCTTCCCCATCCACTCGCCGGGTGACGTCGCCGACGCCGCTCGCTCCATCGGCCGTGCCGGTGATGATAACCACGACCCGGACACGCTCAAGGCCAACATCACGGCAATCGCGAAGCGCAAGGGACCTGAGTACGAGGCGCAGCTGCCTGGCTCGTGGAAAACTGTCAGTGGCACCGTGAACAAAGATGATGCTGATGATGTGTCACAGGCCCGCGAGTACCTCGTCACCAAATACGCCTGGTCACCATCTCAGGTTGACTCGCTCACCGATGACGCGCTGCTGACGCTGTTCAAGGCGACGAAGGCGGCTGAGGGTGATGTTGAGAAGGCGGACCAGTGCACGCTGTGCCACGGTTCCGGTAAGATCCGCGCTGGGAACATGATATGCCCGCGTTGCCATGGTGACGGGAAGACCACGCCGTCAGAGCCGGATGAGCACGGTGACACAGACGCAGGTGACGATGACGATGATGACAGCAAGAAGTCCAGTAAGCCGAAGCTGAAGAAGAGCAAGAAGCGCCAGGCAGCCGCATCCGATGACGATGACGATGACGATGACGATGATGACGATGATGACTCGGATGACTCAGGTGATTCTGACGACGACTCGGATGATGATGACAGCAAGGCCAATAAAGGCGCTCGCGCGCCGAAGGTGAAGAAGGACTGGGCAGCGTGGGATGCCCAGCGCGGGCAAGGCGGTGTCAGCGGCAAGCCGGCGACGACAGCGCCACCAGCGCCACCGGCGGCGAAAACACCACCCGCTCACCCGCCTGTCGCAACCGCTCAGCAGGCTCGTTCGGCGACCGTCCACATCGCCCAGCAGGCACTGCAAGACCAGCACGATGGCAAGAAGCTGAGCCCACTGCAGAGTGCGGCCATTGCGGCGGCACATAACATGCACGAGGAACACGAAGCGCATGAGGCGCATGAGGCGCACGTGGCGAGTGGCGACCACGATGCGCATGAGGCTCACCTGGCACATGAGGCCCATGAGAACCACCTGGCATATGAGTCTAGCCACCCTGCGTCCGTGTCATCCGGCAGCCACCAGATGACCGCCGCCAGCAACCGCCGGGTGATCGAGACGGTGTCCGGCAACAAGCCGCAGGCGGGTGTCAGCAAGGGCCGCGGCAAGAAGATGTGCGTGAAATGCAGTGGCATGATGAAGTCAAAGAACTCGTTCTGCCCGAGCTGCGGGGCGGCAGCTGGCGGCGAGCCGGAGAAGACCGGCGTGAAGAAGCAGGCGACGGTGGAGAAGTCATCAGTATCCGCACCTGTAGACAGCCCGTCACCAGGCGATGGCGTGAGAGGCATGGACACGGAGCCAATGGCGCAGCACCGTGAGCCTGATGGTGCCATGACTGAGGCGTACGAAAATGACAGTGGCATGCAGGAAGGCGATGAAGGCAGTGAGGCAGCTCAGCCGACGCGGCTTGAGCAGCCGATGCTGAAGTCAGATGCCGCGGTGCGGGCACTGGAGCGGCTTGCCCGCAGCGGTGTGCCACAGCGCCTCGGCATTGTCCACGACCTGACGTGCCCGTCATACCATCCCGCCGCGATTGCGAAGTGCTACCCGGACCGGAGCCTCGCCTACGAAGTAGACGTGGATGAGTTCCAGGCTAAGTCCTTCAACCTGGCGACGTCGCTGCCATTCCACCTCGCCTCACGTGCCAGCCTCCTCGGCTCGTACGCCAGCGTCCTGAAGGGCGCGGACGAGAGCACGCTCTGGGAGGCACGCGACGACCTTCACAAGGCATTCAGTGACGCGAACCCCGGCCCAGGTTCCGCGCCGACGCCGGCTAGCAGTGTGACACCAGGCAGCTACAGCCGGCCGTACCTTTCCGGCGGGCATGCCGCGCCGTCACCAGCACAGGGCCCGCCGAACAGCACGCCAATCGCGAGCGGCCAGATCGCCGCCGCGCAGTTCTCTCGCGGCCCGCTCGTCGGTGGCCACGAGGCACCGTCACCGGCAAATGGCCCGATGTCACAGGCAGTCTCTGATGCCATCGCCGGCGTCGCGCAGGCAAATGACATGATGGCGGCGATGCGGGCGACGAGCGGCAGCACCGTGCCGGGAAGCGTTGCACCACCAATCATGCCGAGCGGGCTTCACATGGGCCTGGGCGGGAACCCGCAGCTCACCGCGATCAAGGGCCGGACGTTCTACTCGCACGCCTCAAAAGACCAGGTCAAGGCGGCGATGCATGGCATCCACGATCACATCGCAAGCGTGTTCCCGGACATTTGCCCGATGAAGCATGATGATGATGACAGCGGATCCGCGCCAGCCGCCAGCAAAGCCATCGCCAAGCCGGTAACCGTGCCACGGCAGCTCACAAAATCAGATGAAGACGCCACGGCCGCCATTGACACCGGTGTCAGCCTGAAGGAGCTGAAGCGGCAGCGCAAGATCCAGCGCATCGAGAAGCGGCTCACCGAGGAAGCGGCGTTCGCGCTCGCGGCGATGCCGGCACAGCAGTTCGAGTTGACCAAAGGCGAGGCCGTCACGTCGCCAGACATGTCCGCTCTCGAGACAGCGATCGCGAAGCTGAGCGGCCAGATCACCGCCCGGGATGAGCTGCTGATGAAGCAGCAGAAGGTGCTTAAGAAGCAGCAGAAGGTGATTGATGAGCTGGCAGCACAGCCTGACCCGACGGTGAGCGCGTACCGCGGTGGGATGCTGACCGCGCCGGCATTCATGCAGAAGTCAGCAGACACGATGCCAGCGGCACCGGACATGGCTGACATCCAGAACCGGACGCGGGCGATGATGCTGGGTGAGCTGGAGGCGCAGTTCCGCACGAGCGCGGACCCCGCGCAACGTGAAGCGGCGTGGAAGTCGATCCTGACGATGCGTGGAGTGGGTGGCTGAGATGGTATACCCGATTGATCCTTACAATCACCGGTCAGTCCACGACGCCGCAGCGGCTCGGTTGCACCAATGGCATGAAGACTTCATGCAGAAAAGCCAGCAGCCAGATACCGTGAAAGTCGGCCCCGAGGGGTACGTCCACGGCTGGGTCAAAGTCTTCTCCGCTGGGTCGGTCGGCATGCACAGCGCTGCCGGCTCGCTTCACCTGAATGGCAAGCACGAGGCAGCAAAACACATGGATGCAGCGGCAAAGCTGGCTTCCAAAGCCAAGCACGGCCGGATGTCCGAGTCAGACCACGAGAAGATGATCGGCCACCTCGCTGCCGCTATGGATACTACCACTCCCAGCGAGGCGCGCAACTACGTCGAGCCGCACCTGCATGAGGCGAACATGGAGGCTGACATATACCACAGCCAGTCTCGGCAAGCGAGGAGCTAGCCAGATGCCATACCCAGTGGATCCCTACAATCACCGCGTTACCGGTGATGTAGCGGCAGCTCGCCTGCATGAGTGGTATAATGACTTCATGCAGAAAAACGCGGCACCTGACATCACCAAAGTCGGCCCGCACGGGTACATCCACGGGTGGATCAAGGTCGGGCCGGGTGGCGGCTCGCCAAACGAAGGCCGCAGCTTGTTTGAGGACGACATCAAGCCAGGTCACGTCATCAACGAGAACGGCAAGCATTTCGCTGTCACTGAAAAGACGAGCGGTTACAAGTTCAAGAACCCCGCGCACACCAATGGCATGCGTGAGCTGAAGGCCGTCCCGGTGAACGCTGACGGCACGGCTGACCCCAGCGCAAAGTCAGTAAACTTGTACTATGACAGGTACCATAAAGTACCTGTCGCCGGCCATGTTCCTGGGACGGCAGCTGAGCGCGCGGACAACCGCGCAGCGAAGTCGCCTAAAGAAGTGCCATGGGTGCGCTTGAAGAGACTGCGTGAACCGGGTAACGGTGGTAATTTCGTCCAGACTCACGGTGATTACAAAGATGCCACTGGCAATGATAAGTATGCTAATGCCACGCATGTCGTTGTCACTAGTTTTGGCAGCCACTTGGGGGCGTTGACACGCGACGACCAAGGGAGTATCCATGCTCATCCATATGCTACTGGCAAGCCGCAGAAGGTAGTTGGCAGCCCGCAGGAAGGCATGGACTACATCGTGGCGAGCAATAACAACGCTCCTGAGTACAACATCTAAACTTCCACGTGGCGGGATGCCACGTGAGAATAGCTCTCTCGGTGAGAGAGCCAACCGCAAGAACGCAGCTGAGGCTGCGTAAAACTAGAAAAGAGACGCTCCGATGACCATATTCCTCGACTCTTCTTAAGCACGGAACAGAAAGGATCGCCACATGGCGACCACCCTCGAGGTCACCTCCGGGCCCGACCTCAGCCTCCCCGGCAGGGAGGCAGCAGCTGACGCGGCACGCGCCAGCACCGCGGGCGACGTTATCAAGTCCCGCATGCCCAACCTCGTCAAGGGCTGCACGTACGCCCAGGGCGAGAACACGCCGCTGAAGGATCCAGGCGAGATCCTGATGCGGAGTGCGCAAGCAACCCTTAGGTGACTGGGGGCCCATTACGGTAACGTGATGGTGTAAAATCTCGCTGTATCGGTGAATATCCGCCAGCGGCCACGTGGTATAATTTACATGTGACCGAGGACAATACCGAGGGAACCGCTGAGCCAGCGGACTCCGTAGAGACTGCACGCGAGGTGTCCATCGATCTGCGTTCCATGAGTGCAGATCAGCTTCAGCAGGAGTATGACGCTGTAGGTAACATCAAAAAGCTTGTCAAAATTCACGGCATTTCTTACCGCGTAATCAGAAGAATTCTCACTGATGCCGATGTAAGAATAAAAAAGCCTGGTGAAGTCTCACCAGCTGCTCGCAGTGAAGGCCAGCGCAAAAGATGGCAAGATCCCACGGCACGTCAGAAGCAAAGCGAAACGGTAAGTGATGCGCGGCAGCGACCGGAAGTAATCGAAGCTCATTCTGAAGCTGCTCGCAGACGACGTGAAGACCCGGTAGCTAGTGAAGTGTACAGCCAAGCACTACGCCGGTCGTGGGATAATGATCCTGAACGCAGGCAACGTACGAGTGATCTTTTTAAGGATCTGTGGGCAGATCCGGAATATCGCGCGCGGCAATCTGAGATACAGAATTCAGACCGGATAAAAGAAATTCATAACGACCCCGCTGTTATCGCAAAAAAGATGAAACAGTGGGAAAACCCGGACCGCCGTGAACTGCAACGTCAACTATGGTTCGAGAACGTCGCCAGCAAGAAACCAAACCCTGGCGAGTTCCCGCTTGCTGAAGTTAAAATACATGACGCTCTTATAGAGGCGTCGGTGTCGTTTACTACGAATGCGGTAATGCTAAGCGCATACGCCGTTGATGTGCTCATCCACCAGCGTAAGCTGGTGCTAGAAATTGATGGGCCGATTCATAATGGAATGCGTGAAGCGGATGGCGCGCGTGATGCTGCGTTGCAAGAAGCTGGCTATGACGTGGTACGTTTCCAAAACAAGCACGTCATGCAAGATGCCGCTAAATGCATTGCATCACTTCATCTGGTGGGCGAAACCGATCCTGTCTTCAACGTGAAAACGCTGAAAGACGTAATGAGTGATCTGATCACGCAGATCAAGCAGCGTGAAAAAGATGGACAATGATACAGTCCGATCTGCGGCAAATGGTAAATCCGCAGAGGCTGGCAGAAATGACCAGCCTCACACGGTTTCACCGTGTGAATAACAAAAATGCGATTTGCGCACGAGCATTTACCAAGGACTGACGGATCGCCCGTCAGTTGTGAAGGGGCTGTCTTCGGACTTCCTTTCGACGCGAGGTTTTCTCAAAACTGCCCTCGAGACGCCATCACCGGCTGAGCAGATGCAGAAGCTGGTGGGGAGCCTTCCGGGGGTTACTCCTGACCTCGTTCGTTCCTTCACCGCAGGTTCACTGGGAATTGGGACCGTTTTTCACTGAAGCGGCGCTGCTTAGTGATAAGCAGATGAAAACCACGAGAATTGCTGGAACGCCTTGCTAGATCATGGTGCTACAACGTGAGGCAAAAGCCTGAGCGTGAATGCTTGAGAAACCATGAGTAGAGGAAATCAGCAGCCGAGCCACTAAAGCTTACGCCATGTGGAAGGTTCAGAGACTCTGTACGTGGAACCTGGTATATAATTTAATAGTGAAAGGATCGCATAAGCCACTCGATGATGAACAACGTGCTGATATCATCGCTCAGTATAAAGCTGGCGCGTCACTCGGTTCGTTGATCGAAAAGCATCATACTTCTCATCATCGTGTGACAACGATTCTTAAAGAAGCTGGTGTGCAGCTGAGGAATGTGATCAGCGATGACGAAAAACAACACGTCGTTGACATGTACCAAAGTGGTGCGATGCTGGGTGAGATAAGCAAAATAATTCATCGTAAGAACGCGGTTATCAAGCAGATTCTTGCAGATGCGGGCGTCAGCCTTCGCCCACAATTGACGATGAATACGCCAATCGAGCTGCGGCTGCAAGATGCACTGAAAGCAGCTGGCATCGGCTTTAAAACACACAAGCGGCTAGTTAACCGGTACGTCGTTGACATTGTACTGAATCAAGCGCCAGTTGTCATTGAAGCTGATGGCATCGTGCATCGTATTAGTGATGGATCACGCGATCAGAAGCGTGATGCTGCTCATGTAGCTGCTGGCTATCGGGTGTTCAGGTTTACCGGTGGCGAGATCAACAGCGATGCTGGCGCGTGCATTCAGCGTCTCATTGAGGCGTGCTCACTGGTTCCAGATAAAGAGCCGGTGTATGATGTCAAAACAAAGCTAACTGGATCAGATCATCCACGTTGGCGCGGTGGAAAAGAGCCATATAAGTGTGAAAACTGTGGCACTGAATTCCATCGCGTTCGTGGCCGGAAAAAACCGGTTCGTTTTTGCTCCCCAAAATGCTGGGGCGAGTGGGTAAAGAAAACCGGCGTTGCGCGTGGTAAGCCACGTACCGAAAAGCAGATAGCCGCTCAAGAGAAAAATGCCGAGAATTGGCGTGGGCGTACTCACACACAAGAAACGCGAGATAAAATCAGCAAATCGCGTATCGGTAAGCCAACGACAAAAGGTCGTCCTGTTCCGCAGGAAACACGCGATAAAATCAGCGTAAAACTTCTCGGTAATAAAAACGCGAAAAAATCACCAGGTTAAGATAGAGTTCCGATCTCACGTGAGAACGTGAGAATAGCCCAGAAATGCGGCTATCCGCAGTAATCTTGCTGCGAGTAACAATAGTGTTCAGGCCTCGTTCCCTTTGACCTTGTAGCCCCTAGTCGCCTCATATATCCCGTTTACACTGTCTTCAGAAACAAGCTCGCTCGTCCCGCAGGTCAAGGTACCGCACGCCAGGCGAAGGTCTTCACTGGTGTGTCGGGCTCGCAGACCGGCGGCCAGGGCGTCATTGACATCTCCATTCCGGAGCTTGTCACCACCGGTTCCACGATGGGCGCTTCGAACTGGCCCATGAACCTTCCTGGTTCTGGTAGCCAGACGGAAGTTGACCTCAATGTGCCATACCGTTTCTTCGGTCTGACGGAGGCGCTCAGCTGGCTGGCGCAATTTGCCGGACAAGGCTTCGAGGACGTTAGCGCCCTTGCTTCACTGATTTTGCTCCAAGAGATGATGATGGGCGAAGAGTATGCCATGCTCTCCCACTCCAGCGTCAAGCTCTCCACTCCCAACGCCCCCACCACCACCCTCCGCACAGCCGGCTCCAACGAGACCGCCATCGGCGGGTCACCAGCTCACTTCACCGTTGCCGTCACGGCGACGAACTACTACGGCGAGACCGTGGCATCAGCGGTGTCCACGGACATCACCACCGTTGGTACCGCCAACGTGGTGGACGTCACGATCCCAGCGGTCGCAGCCGGCCTCCAGTACAACATCTACGTCTCGGAAACCTCCGCGACGCCGACCAACGCGCAGCTCTGGAAGGTCGCAACCGGCGTCGGTGGCGCTCGGTACACCATCCAGGGTACTCTCGTCCTCGCCTCACCAGCGGCCAACCCGCCACTCGCCGACACCGGCACTGGCGCGAACACTCGCATGGAAGGCATCATCCCGGTGCTCACCGGGAAGTCCGCTACCTCGACCGTCTACCCCGCCGGCTGGCAGGGTGGGTACTACAACGCCTCGGTCGGCACCCACCTCTCGTACAACGCGATCTACAACGCCCTGGATGGCCTGTGGGAGTCTGTCTTCACCAGCCCCGGCGCGTTCCGCGCTGACCCGGCGGAGATCGTCGGCGATGGTGGCGACATCATGCGCCTCTCCGCTGACATCATCAGCCAGGGAGCGGCGACTAACTACCGCCTCTTCCTCGACCAGGGCGACGTCGGTGGCATGAAGATCGGTGCCGCCGTGTCGCAGTTCCAGAACCCGATCACGCGAAGCGTGCTGAACCTGGTTGTCCACCCGTGGATGACACAGGGCACCGCATTGCTGCAAACGTACCAGCTCCCGCAGACGTGGACGAACGTTGCGAACGCGTTTTTACCGGCGCTTATACCTGGTAACAGGTATGGAAAAACCACGAGAACTGCTAGGACACCTTGTCAGGCATCAGCACCACAGCATAGCGTGAAAACGCAAGTGCGATGGTTTGAGAAGCTGATGACAAAGGCAACCAGCAGCCGAGCCGGCTCGCCATCACGGCAACCGGAAGGTTCAACGACTATGTACGTGGCTCCTCACTTGAGGATGAAGATATAGTCTGATCTTGCGTGAGAACGCAAGAGAATGGCAGAAATGACCATTCCCAATTGCATTACTTAAATGTAATTGAGTAACAATCATGGGGAAATGACCATGGTAAGTTTCCTTGCCCCACTAGCTGGTAACAGCTAGTAGCGAATGCCGAGAACTGCTGGAACGTCTTGTTAGATGTCAGCACCACAACGTGAGCTGAAAAGCTGAGCGTGACGGTTTGAGAAGCTGGCAGTAGAGAAAATCAGCAGCCGAGCCCGCCTGCTTAGGCGACGGGAAGGTTCAGAGACTATGTACGGCACGTCCTTTTGAGGACGATGATGTAGTCCGAGCTGTGCGGAGACGTGCAGAGCCAGGCAGAAATGACCTGGCCCATCGCATTAATTGCGGCGGTAACACACTGACAGGATTATGTATCCATAGCATGGCCAGTCATTGACGCATCATTCCGGTGAACTTTAGTGATTGCCGCCCGGCAAAGTAATTTGCCGGTGAATAACCTCGAGGATTGCTGGAAAGCCCGTATCACCTGTCTCAGCTACAACGTGAGATGAAAATCTGAGCGTGAATGCTTGAGAATGAGGCAGCAGGGGTAATCAGCAGCCGAGCCCACCTGGATTTGCTCCGATGGGAAGGTTCACAGACCATGCACGAGGCACCTCACTGAGGTGAAGATATGGCCGGGGCTGCGTGGAGACACGCAGAATCACGCAGTAATGACGTGATCCGCACGTTAAACGTGTGAGTAACACTTCCGACTCACTTTTCATGTACGGCGCCTTGGTCGCCTACGCTCCCTTCTACTCCGGTATCCTTCAAGGCCTTCAGGTCTCCGATGTAACTCCGTGACGACCGAGCGCGGCTTAGTCCGGCGACGGACTTCGAATAACGGCACTGTTCAGGGAACCCCTCCCATCAACATGGGGAATCCTGAGCTGCGGTGATGCTTACCGCAGTGCAACGACTGTATGTGCTGGGTCTGTGACATGGGACAGTGAATGAAGCATCACAATCACTGGACCGCAGATCGTGAGACAGTCTGGCCTCATGCGATGGCAAAGCATGAGAGGCGCGCAGAAATGACGCGCCCATTCACCATGATGGTGAACGGTAACAGAGACGACTCCTGATAAAAATCAGTGCAGTATGTGAATAACTGATCCCATCCGCTCACATGTGATAGAATACATATGAGCGGATGGGATCTCACATGACACGACGAAACGATGGAAAGCCTCAGCAGAGTTACGCAGAAGCGTTTCTAGCTGCGTCAAGAATTAGTAAAGAACAACTGCAACATGACTATGAATCTGCCGGCAGCCTAGCACGTCTTGGCGCGATGCATGGGCTTAACGGCAGCAGAGCTCGTCAGCTTCTTATTAACGCTGGTATCGAAATTCAAAAGCGGGGATGCAACGGCGCGGATCACCCACCAGCGTGGTATGAGTCACAACGACGCTGGCGTGAAGATCGCGCAGATGAATGGCGAGCGGCTCAAGATAGAGGTCGAGAGAATCGCTGGAAAGATCCAGCGGCGCGCGAGTCAATTCGCCAGATGATGATCGCTCGTTACGAGGATCCTGCTGAGCGTGCTAAACAAGCGGAAATTGCTCACCGGCTGTGGGATGATCCCGACAGGCCATTGTATCATTGGGATCGTGACGGCCAACGTGAGCTGGCGAAGCAGAACATGCTACGGCTACTCGCTAACACACCGCTGTATCCATACGAGCTAAAAGTAGCCGCGTACCTAGACGAGATTGGCGTTGAATACGTACCGCATTGCATCGAGCCAGGTCGTGAGCTTGATCTATATGTGGAATCATGCAATCTGGATATCGAAGTTGATGGTGCTGGTCATAATAGTCATCCAAGCAAGCGAAATGACGCTGAGCGCGACGTAGAACTTGCGGAAAAAGGCTACACCATCCACCGCATCCCGCACGCCGCCATCGACGACAACTCCTACGTCCCCGCTCTCCGCCACGCACTCGGCCTGGATGAACCTGCCTAACCGCTCGGCACTGACTTCTGCCGCCGGTACCCCTGCCTGCCGTCAATCACCGGCTTCTGGCGGTCACTGAACATCGCCTGCCGCCGTTCCCGGTTCTTTTCCGCTTCCGCCAGCGCCTCATCGTAACCGGTGACCCCATCATAATCCGGGCATTCACCATCACTGAGCATGAAGCGCAGCACCTTACCACAGGCTTCGCATACTTGACGATGATGGCACAGCCAGTCAAGTTTCCTCTCATTGTCATTCCTGGTGTACCAGGTCTGCCAGCGGCATGCGGTGACACGCGGAAAATGCGAGAAAAACACGGTTACCCGCACGTGCGGCCCGCGTGCCGTCTTGCACCATTCCGGGTCCTTGCGTGACGGTGCACGCTTCTCCGGTTCGGTGACAGCGACGGCGAGCTGCGCCGACCGCGCTGGCTGAGAAGAGCCATAATCATTTTTCTTGCGAGCGTGCCGTGCCAATCTTGCCATGATGTCGCACCTCATACCTGGTGACAGCTGGTAAGCCAATTATACCATAAGCGAAACGTGGTATAATCAGCATATGCATCCGTGTCCATCCAGAAAAATGAGGCACCGTGACCACTCAGCTGTTCGGTGACCTGGCTGCGGCAAAACAGTGCCAGGAGAACCAGCGTGAGCAAAAGCAAGGCGGTAAAAGCACAGAAGAAAGCACTCCTGAACGCCGCGAAACGTCACGCGCGATTTGGCTGGAAAACGGGCGACGTCACCATCAGCAGCGCGCCACAAGACAACAAAAAGCCTGCCAGTCACATCTAGGTACCAAGGAGGTATCAGCATGTACATCGGCGGCGGAATCCTGCTTTTCATCATCATCATCGTCATCGTCGTGTTCTTGATGCGGCGGTAACGGCAACAGCCCCGGGAGGAATCACTGGCCTCCCGGGGCGCCGGTAACAAATGTGGGTACATGGTATCCACGGGCATCACCTCACTTCGGTTACTCGTCGACCTCGTCGACCTCGCCCATTACGCTTTCCTGTCTCGTAGTTCCTTCAGGTAACCGAAAAACCGGCATTCATCGGCATTACCGGTTACGTGCAGCGCCTTTGTCACCAGATGGTTATCCTCAGCTGCTTCCATCATAGCCTCCTGATATCGCGCGGATTACGTTCATCGTCGCTTGCTCGTCGCTGATGCCATCAATCTGCGCAACCTCTGGTTGCTTCATCATCACGACGAGGCCATTAGCAACGCGGATGGTCGCGATGCACCTAGCCGATTCCCAGTCACCGCCACAGTGGATGACGAGGTTCATCGATGGTGCGATCGTGACGAGTTTGCGCAGGTGCCTGGCCACATCACGAGGGCTGTAATCACGTTCCGCGATGTTCCCGATGGCGCTGACCTTTGCCGCTGGCCACCGGTTAAGGCCACACAGTGACGGCTTCTCGCGGCTGAAGGATAGCGGGCCGAACCGCTCCATCGCCGGGTCATCGCGATCATAGCTGTAACCGAGGTACTCGCGGAGAGCTGTCGCATCCTCTTCAGTCATCGTGCCGGTGATGTTGACTGTCCGCCAATTATCCATCAGCGCTCTCCAAGGCGAAGGCGATGTGTACCGCCAGGTCATCTGCCAGGTCGAGTGATGAGTCAGCGATGATCTCGTCAACCACGTCACACCCGTAGCCGCTGAACTTGAACGTGCGCAGCACGCCGAGGATCTTGACGACCATCTCCGCCGTATTGCTCGTCATCGCATTATTATGTGCCTGGCACGCCGCAGCTGCCAGCTCGCCTGTGTCGAGGTAGCCGATAAGCGTGTCCGCTTTCCAGTCCTCGCCACCGGTACGGGCGTAGATGGCGCGTGACTGGCTGCGGCCTTGCCGCCACTGAAGTGCGGTAAGGTCAGGCATTATCATCCTCGCCGGGCCACGTAATCACGGCTTCCACCCGGCTAACCTGGTTATCCTTCACGACCAGCCGCCAGATGTCACCAGCTTCCTCGCCATTGGCGTCGATGACACCGTTGAGGATGTGGTTACGCTTCAAGACCGTGAGCGCTGCCGTTTCCGGTGTCCGGCCGGCGGTGACCCGGATTCCGGGCCCGAGGAAGTTCTGGATGAGGTACTCCATCCACTCGACACTGTCATAGAATTTCTCGGCGCCATCCCACTCGATCGCGGTGCCATCTTCGGTAGCGATCCACTGGCAGTAGTAACCCGGGTACCGCGGCTCTTCATACCGTTCCCGGCTGAATCGCTTCAGGAACGCGACCTCAGCGGCGTCCAGCGGCGGCTCGATGGTGACCTTGCCGGTGAACGTGGTGGTATACCCCATGTGATTCCTCTTTCCCGGTGATGCGCGCTGTAACCGCGTTACTTTGACGCGGGAATCGTGTCCGGTGCGCCGACATAGATGACGCACTTCGCGCCGCACTGGGCGGCGAGCTTATCCAGCCCCAGGAAATACTGGGTGTACGGCCCGTACAGCTCCTGCGCCGCCTTCTCCTGCGCCGCGTTGGCGGCAACGGCGTTCTCTGCCTCGATTTGCTCATTGTACTCGGTGACGATCTCCGGGTCGGTGGGCGTGACGTTGCTGACGACGACCGTCATCGGCGCGCACGTCGCCGTGGTTGACGCGTTACCGCAGAAAAACGGGATCGACGAGCCGTCCTCCTGCGCCAGCTCCGCATTCAAGTTCGCCGCGATCTTGTCGCCGAGGCTGGCCCACAGCGAGTGGTCCGTCCACAGCGTCGGGCCGTAAGCACTGATAACCGCCTGGGTGGCACGGTCAATCGCCGGCCCCATGTTCTCAATGAGCATGCCTTCCCAGCCTGGTGTCGAGTAGTGCGCCTCGTTCGAGCTGGAGTCATCCAGCTGGTCCTGGTTCGCAGCGCAGCCGTATTTCAGGCAGAACGGCAGGAACGCCTTCATCGCCGCTATTTCTTCGTTCGGCGTGAAGTACACCGCCGTCCAGACCTGGACCGGCATCCCCGGCGTGTTACCCGTGCCGGGCCCGGTGCGGACCGACAGGGGGTCAGACCGGTCACCGCCAGATGTCGCGGTGACGAAGTTCCGCGCATCACACGGGTAATACCACACGGTCTGCGCGTTGCCGATGCTGATGACGTCACCGGGGCGGGCGACGTTAACGACATTGTGACCTTCGCCGAGGCCGTTACCGGTGACGATGGCACATTGCGAGAGCGCGGGAGTGGCATGCGAGCAGCCGGCGATGGCGAGGCTCGACAGCACGGCCGCCGCCGTGCCGGTGGCGATCGCGATCTTGCCGCGGTGGTTACTTTTCATTTTCCAGTCCATCCTGGTTGTTAACCTTGCTGTATGCGGTGATCGCCTTGTTACGCAACGTGTCATCACTGCCCGGGTCATTGATGATGTCGATAAGTACGCTCGTAGCTTCTTTGGTGAACTGCCGGGTGCTCCTGATTGCGGCCTCGATCCGGCGGCTTTCCGCGTTCCACAGCCTGATGCGTGACCACGCAAACCAGAAGATGACGCTGCCGGTGAAGACGCAGAACGCCAGCAGCAAAAGCGGCGGCAGCACGATGTCGAGGAAGTCTTCCACTACACCTCGTCTCCCATCGCGCCATCGAGGTACAGCCGCATGGTGTCAAAGGCGTCGTGGCGGCCGCGCTGGTACGCGGCTTTAACCGGGTCTTCAACGAGGTCGATGGCGGTGAGCATGGCCTTTACTCGGTGATCACAGGCGTATTTACGGGCCTTCTGCAAGATATCTCGCTTGCCATGCTCAACTGCCTCTAGCACCGGTTCAGGTGCTGGCAGCGCGGTTATCACCGTCTGCCGCCACTCATCTCGGTTCATCGTGCGTGCCAGGCCAAGCTCATCAACGAGGCAACCATACGCGGCCTGGCTGCTGTTGCTGCCGAACTTGCCCGTTTCATACAGCGGCCAGATCGCCATCAGCACATCAGCGATATCGTCGCTGATGTCACGTGGAACGGCATCCTCAGCCACGTCTTGCTCCATTTCCTGGTTCCTGATTTATAAGCCAGTATACCACAAGAACGTCCGGAAAGGACACCCATGGCCATCTTCGCTAACGGCCCGGCAACGCAGACCACATCAGTCACCACGACGTCAGGCACCGCCATGGCGATTGTTTTCAACACCGCTGCCACTGGTGTCACCGGCACGCTCCGGAACGTCCTCGTCATCAACGCCGGCACCGCCACCGCATACCTCGGTGGCGGCACCACGTTCACGGCGACAACCGGCTTCCCCGTGGCCGCCGGCAGCCAGCTGCTGCTGGAAGGGCCGGCGATTAACATCTACGGGCCTTACCTCCGCCGGCACGACCACGCTCATCGCCGGCCTCAGCACCCAGACGGTGGCGGACTGACTTTTCCCGGCTGCCTGGCTACTCATCAAAACATTTACGTGAAAGGCTGCAGCTATGGCGCATAATGCAACGGTGTCAGCACTGGCAACGCAGGTTTACGTTCCGCCTGCGAGTGGCATACCAAACGCGGTGCTTTTCAACAATGGCCGCAACACGCTTTACCTCGGTGGCAGCGCGGTGACGGCATCTACTGGCCTGCCGCTCGGGCCGAACCAGAGCATCAACATGGCTCGGTTTTTCACCGGCATCTGGGCGGTTTGCGGTAACGGCACTCTCGGCACCGCGACAACGCTCAGCTCCGATGCCGCTTCCGGTACCAACTCCACCTTTATGGTGTCAACCGCTGGTTTCGGCACCGCGAGCACGCTCCAGCTTGGCGCCGGCAACAACGCCGAGACAGTCAGCATCGCCACCATCACGGGCACGGCTGTCACCTTCACAGCGAACACCCTATTCGGCCACCTCAGCGGCGAGGCAGTGTCGCTGGTAAGCTCACCACTCGGCTCGACGCTTTACATCAACCGCGGCACCGAGTAATGGCGCTGGACTTCGGCCAGGCGGTCATCGGCACCGTGCCAACGCTCATCACCATCGTGCCACCAGGGCCATTCGCGATGACCCTGGTGGCCGGTGGCACGGCCGTCGCCATCGGTACGGGTACCACGATGACGTTCTCGACCGGCGCGGTCATCAACGCCACTAGCAGCGTCAGCTATGCCGGCTTTCCGGAGTCCGCTGGTACTGCGCTTTACGGTGTCTCGAGCAGCGGCACGGCTGCCACCATCAGCTTCCACTTGTCCACCGACCACTGAAAAGGAGGCGCTCCGATGGGTGAGCGCGTCAACTTGCCACCCGGCTGCGGTGGCTTCACCTGTGCGGATGGCACGCGGTACGACGCCAAGCCAGGCACGTCCGTCACGCTTGAAGACAAGCACGCGGCTAAGCTGCGGAAATCGAACCACCGTGCCATCGGCCTCGTTACACCGATGTCATATGGCCTCGGCACCAAGAACGGCATGCGGTGCCCCGCATGCCGTTTCCTCGGCCAGGCCTGGACCACGGAGTGCCCGCGGTGCTCGACAGCGATGGTTCACGAACGTGAACCGCTATTCACCCCACCGGAAACTGGGAACACCACCACCATCATGGCGGGCGGAGATGTCACTGAACCACAGCGGGAAACCATCTCCATCACTACGGAGCCAGGCGTAGCGGGCGAATGCTGCGGTGGCCTCTGCGGCTGTTGATGCCGATTTCACCGCCGTCAGGCCAAGGTGGCTCGTGGAGTAGCCGAACGACCAAGTACGCCGGATGCGGCACGGAATGAGGCGGTACAGCAGGATAATGGCAATCAGCATTAGTTTCATTATCACGCCGTTTTCCTCACCCAGACCACCTGAGGCTCGTGGCAGTCTGCTGCTGTCTCATACCGGTCTTGCGGCTCATCAGCACGAATAAGGCCGTAGTTGTCCGTGCCGCCCCAGTTATCCCGGTACTGGACGACCTTCGTGACCGGCGGCAAGTGCTCGTCACCGGGGTAGAACCCATTCCCGGTAATGACCGTGTCCGCGATTGCCTTGCTAACGGTTGACATTGCTGAGCTCCTCGTCTCTTCTTCAAGCGACTCGGCGGCGCGCATGCTGCACGCCGCCGGATCCTGCCTTCTTAGTGCTTCACTCCCCTCAGGTAGTCACGCCAGCCGGCCGGCCGCGGGAATGCCTCGGCCGCGACCTCGCCCTGGTACCGCTTCACGACGGGGACACCGTTCACGGTGGCGATCTCGGCGTCACCCAGCTGCTGCTGAAGGTGGAAGTTCGCGGTGTCGAGCTGCGCGGTCCAGTACGCGATGGCGTAATTGGCGTAGTCGCGGACCTCGACCAGGCGCGGGTCGACCTCAACTTGCTTGCCGGGGACGAACTTGGGGTAGATTGTCCGCAGCCGCTTCATGAGGTCAGCGATCTTCTCGCCGGGGACCTGCAACGGAGCTGGAACGGTGCGGGCCTCGGCCTGGGTATCGGTCACGTGGTTCTCCTCGAGTCGGTTCCTGTTTCCTGGTAATACTGACTATACCATGATGGTGAGGTGGTGTAAACACTTCACCGGCTCAGCTTGTACATCGTGTCCTGGTACACCCGCAATGGCTTCCCCTCCGGTCCCTTCACGTAGGCATGGACCCACGTCACCTTGCCGCCGCAGAGAGCGCACTTCTTCGCTTTCTCCGCGTAATCAGGCGCGGCGTGGTGCTCGAGGCCGTCATACTTCTCGAGGTGCCGGTAGTGGCCCTGGACCACCCACCGTACCGACCAGTCCACATCACGGTGCTGGACCTCGTCATCTGGGCTGGTGACCGAGGTGACCCGCCGCAGCATTACCACGCGCACGCTCGGGTCTTTCAGCATCCGCTCCGCTCGCCGGCGGAACGCCCGCGGGACATCTTGCCGTGGTGCTGAGACGATGTCCGTGTCCATGAAGGCCCACAGTGTGTGAAGCCACATGATGAAGTCGTAACGAGTCGCACCCGTTTTCTCGTCACGCAGTGCTGCCGACCTGACGCGCTCTCCGAATGGCAGCACCGTTGAATGGCTGTACAGGAGGTCGAGATCGGGGTGAACCGCCGCCCAGTCCGCTTCTTCCTTGTCATTCCAGAAATGGTCGCGGTCATGCGTGGAGAACCACGTAGTGACACGGATGCCAGGCCGCACTGCACCATCAGGGTAATGCATCGCCTGCGGTCCCCACGAGATCGCACGGTTGCCGACCGTGAGGTTGTTCCGGTCCGGTGACATCTGCGGCTTGTCCAGCCAGATAAAACCGGCACTCGCCGGCAGCTCTTCCTCATGAAGAGAGATGACTGACTCAGCTGACTTCTCGTACACCGCAGTCACCACATCCACCATCTCAGCGGTAACCTGGAAGGTCTGAGCGTCGCGCAGGTCTTTCTCGAGCATGCCGCGGAATTCAGCTGATGACGTGGCGGGATGAGCCATGCTCGTCAGCTCGCGCCTTGCCTGAGCCAGGCCGCCGTGGCCATTCGCTTTCCGCATGACATCTCCCAGGACATCATCGATGTACGTGATGACAGTCTTGTCACGCATCTGCTCGCACAGCTTCCGGTGCCGGTCCAGCACCTCACTCGCGGTCATCGTGTCCACGTGAACTCGCTTTCCTCGTTCCTGCCTATGAGGCAACTATACCACCGTTCCACCACGATGTAAACAGGAGCCGCCAAGCTCATTTCTGCGCCTACCCGTAACTACACCGATATAATGGTGAACCGAGCGCCAGCGCGCAGCGCGACGCCCGCATCGAAGACAGGAACCAGAAATGCCAGTTTTTGCCAGGAGTGACGTCCTCTGCGTGACCGTCAGCCGTCACCACGGCGGCTGCGGTGAAGTTCACCGCCGTCCGGTTACCCAGGATGGCGAGCCAGCGACGCTGTGGAAGCTCGATTGCCCCCTGTGCCAGGCACACCTCGCTCATGATCCGCTGTGGTCCGGTAACCAGGGTACCATCCCCGCGACGCCTGATGAAGACACCGCGATCGAGAACTCGAACACGCTCTTCTCACGCAACCGCGACGATATCATGACGATGGCGCTGGCTCGACTTGCCGGCCTGCCTGAGGGTGGGCTGCTGCGTGGTGGAGACACCGCGAAGGCCGCGCGCCAGGCGCTCGTGAAGTGCCAGGACGGCCACGATAACTTCCCCGGTACCAAGTTCTGCGGCGAATGTGGCACGCGGCTCAATGGCACCGGTGACGTCGCCGTTATCACGGACGCGCCGGAGAAGAAGGCTCGCCAGCCTCGGCAGCCACGTGCGGCAAAGGACACGCCGGCACCAGCACCAGCACCAGCACCAGCACCAGCACCAGCACCAGCACCAGCACCAGCACCAGCACCAGCACCAGCACCAGCACCAGCACCAGCACCGACCATGCGGGTGGCGTCGCTTGAAGAAGAGCTGCTGAGCGCGCCGAGTATCTGACGGCAAAGAGCCGGGCGGCATAACGCCGCCCGGCTGCGGCTGGGCCGGTCACTTGAAGACAAAGTGCGGCAGCTTCTTGTCGGGGATGTCACCGAGAGTGCTGCCATCAGCAAACGTGACGATGCCGGTAACCGTCAGGAGCCCCATGGACCGCTGTGACTGGTCGTGGTGGAATTCCTGGCGCTTGCCGACAGCCAGGTCATCACTGAGCGTGCCGAAGCTGGTGGCAACGACCTTGCGGCCGCTTTCACGTTCGAGGATGTACGCGACCTGGCCGGCGTCGTAGTACTCCGCACCAGCCGGGTCCGCCGGGTTAATCGTGGTGTTGCTGTTGAGGATGGCGTAAGAATCGCGGTTGTACGGCATTTTGCTCCTGTTCCTGGTTCCTGTAGTCATTACTATACCACATCATCAGCACGGTGTAAAACTGCCAGGCCGGCTCGCCGCAGCTGAGCCTTAGCGGCGGTTGCGGCGGTGAACCGGCCACGTCTCTTGCTCGGTGACGAAGCGGTTACCACGATCTGGCCGTCCGGACTTCGCCACAGCAGGTGCCCGGTGCCGCCGCGGGTGATCTTCCACCCCGCGTGTAGCGCTACCGCGGCGACCGGCTTCAGGTCCTTGTGCATCTTCATCGTTATCATGAAATGTATTATACCATACAGCTGAGCCGGCAGGAGGCTGAACGTGACCACGCCCACCGGCCCGCTGTCACCGTACGTGACACCTGAGGTCCTCATCGCCGCGCCAACTGGCATCAGCTGGTCGACCATCCCACCTGGCACCGGCGTGACACCGGCGCAGCGGTACGCCGAGCAGTCCAACCTTTGCGCGCGCGCCACCGCGCAGTCTGATTCATACTGCAACCAGGTTCTTCGCGCCACCCTCGACACCGAGGTGTTCCGCGGGCCGAACTTCCGCGTTACGATCGAAGTCGGCAGCCGGAATGGGCGGGTGATCGTCCAGCGCGGGCCGGTCCTCGGCGTGGTCAGCGTGCAGGTCGCTGCCGCTAACCAGTTCCCGCACCAGTGGGTGACCGTGCCGTCAACCGACTATGAAGTGGAGTTCCCGGTTATCGGCGTGTACGGCTCGAGCGCGCCATCGGCTGGTGGCGAGGGTGGCCAGGCCGTTATCATCGCACCCGGTTACATTAACTGGGCAAACGGCCGGCAAGGCGTCCTCGTCCGCATCCAGTACTATAACGGGTTCCCGCACTGCGGGCTGACGGTTGCGTCAGCGATCGGTGACCAGGTACTCCAAGTCGATGATTGCACCGCCTGGGCCATCACGACGCCATTCTCCGATGTTACCGGTGCCACCGGCACGGTCTACGATTCCGGGCAGCAGGAACTTGTCCAGGTTACCGCATCAAGCGCCACCGCAGGACCGGGGACGCTCACGCTGGCAGCGCCACTCGTGTTCGCCCACGCGAAGGGCGTCGTCGTGTCAACGCTGCCTCAGTCCGTGATGTGGGCGAATATCCTCTTCGCTTCCGGCATGGCAATGACGCGTGGTGCCACGTCCACCACCGTCCAGGCGATCCCCGGCGGCAGCGGCGGTGGTGGCGGTGGCAAGGTGTCATCGGTGAATGAGCAGGCACAAGCGCTGCTGGCTCCGTTCCGGCGAGTCATCTGATTACTCGGCAGCTGGTGTCGGCACCATCTTCAGTGAACCGCGAGCGCACGTGTAGTAACCGGCACGGTCGCCGAGTGACTCGTCGTGGATTTGGTACTGAGTGCGGATGGCCCCGTTGCCATTGGGAGCCACGTGCCGGACGACGCTGGTGACCGTGTACTCGGTGTCCTGACGGGCCGCGTGCTTGCGAAGGTAGCCGACTGTGAGGCGGACCTTGTCACCGGTCTTGATGTCCAACGTCATCTGGTGCTCCACTTCCTGGTTCCTGCTGTTAGTACCATTATACCATGCGATGAGCTGCTTGTACACCACTGTGATGAAAACTTTACCGCCTGGCCAAAAGCCAGCCACCAGACCGCCACCTCACTGGCTTTCGCGTACCACTGCCGCATGTAACCAGGATGTTCACTGGAGCCAGAACGATGGTATGTCATCACGCTTCAGTTGCATCGCGTCTGGAAAGTGGTGACTCATAATGACCATCAACGCCACACAGGTGTGGATCCAGCAGTACATTAACCAGCTGCCACTTCCCGGTGGCATCCCACCACTTACCGCGTACATCACGCCACCGGACCCGAATGACGAAGCCGACATCCCGGCGGCGTATGTGTGGCCATCCACCGGTGACGAGTCACGGTCCAACAGCGGCCCGATGGCAGGCACCGTGCCGCGGAATACCGGGCCGGGGACACCGAGCGGGTGGAAGAGCATCGCCCACTCCATGGACATCTGGCTCGTGTTTTTCGGCCAGGATGATGATCCTGCATCAGACACGCTGTTTCCTGCCATCGTTGACACGGTGATGGCGAGGCTGCGGACGTCGCCGGACCCGGCGCTGGCCGTGGACACGTACACGCAAGCGCAGTCCTGGCTCGTTGACATCGGCGAGAAGATGACATACCGGATCGACCTTCGCGCTCTCAGTGACCAGGCGTACAACCGTTATGACGGCTACATTACGCTGCCGATCACTGAGTTGTTCCAGGCGTAACCATTTGCCGCCTTCATGGTACTTGCGGATGTGGCGTGGCCAGCTAGCCGCGTTCCAATCACGCTGGCACTCATCGCACCAGATGCGCTTTGCGTTTATCGCTGCTTTATGCTCATTAGTTAGTTTCTTGCCTGCGTGTGACGCGGCTATTTTATCCTTATGCTCTTGAGATAGCTTCTTACCCGTATGCGATGCGGCTATCTTATCCTTATGCTCTTTAGTTAGTTTTGTCCCTTTTGTTTTTCCGATGAGTGTTTTTGATATCTGATCGCGCTGCGCTTGCGAGATAACCTTTCCGCGGTTGCCTTCGCCAATCCTAGCAAGTGACTCAGCCGAGTGCTTGTAGCCTAGGACACCACCGCCGCCATCTGTCATGTTAGTTAGCCGCACACCAACCGCTCTTGCAAATGCGATCCAGCGTATCTCAGCGTCGTTTAGCTCATTCTCTGGCACTGCGCAGATGACGTTTATCTGCGGTGGGCTTGGCAGCGTTCGCATCCAACGATACACGCGATTATCTGCGCCGTTCTTTACCGCTTTAACATGCAATTTCAGTCTGGCGTCAGGCTTTCTAACTGTCTGGCCGATGTACCGGACTTCTCCAGTGCCGGGGTCATTCAAGCTGTAGATGTATCCCATGCGCATGCTGTTATCATACCACTACGTGAGGAGCCGATGTGACCGCCGCATCGCTGACCGCCGTTCACCCCGCTAGCCTCTCGTTCCTCGGACTCTCGCGTCAGCCTACACCGGGTGCGGCACAACTCCCTGGCGCGTACCCTGGCATCTCCGGTATGGCATCGACTATCCCGCTAGATAAAAGCTCGTATTCGCCAGAAGACACTCCACACTGGCTGCTTGACACTTCAATACGTGGTTCAATGGCGCAGGTCTTCCAGCTCATCCAGGGCCCGGAAGACGCTTCATTCTCTTACGGCGGGCCATTCTACGGCGACATCGAAGGATACTTCTTCGACAACACCTTCGGTGACTTGTCAACCACCGGCTCCACGCCAACGAACAGCACCGCCATCATCGGCACGATTCCCACCGCTGGCATCACCGGAACGCTGACATCCATCGCCGGCTACGGCACAAGCTCGACGGTCCAGATCGGCACCGGGCCGATTTCCGAGGTTGTCATCATCTCCGGCATCGCCGGCTCGGTCATCACGTTCGCGAACACGCCTACCAGGTTCGCTCACCCCGGTGGCACCGCGTCAACTGTCACCGGCCCGTACACTCACGTTTTCAACATCCTCAACTCCGGCAGTGGCCAGCCACCACTCCTCAGCGCAACTGACTACACCGGCATCACAGCAGTTACCGGCGCCCGTACCTACTCGGACCTCTGCACCAGCCAGGTCGACATCACCGGCAACACCGAGCAGCTGCTTGAGATGAAGATGACCGGCAACTCGTGGCAGAGCGTCCCCGCTGCCGGCACCAGCGCGCCGGCAAACCTGCCATCACCAGCCGTCCCGGTCGCAGCCTGGGATACCACCATCACCGTCGGTGGCAGTGCCATGACGCAAGCAGGTGACTGGGGGTTCAGCATCAAGCGCGAGCTGCAGGTTTACTGGGTGGCCCAGGGTACTCAGTCGCCATTCGTCATCGCCCGCGGCACGCTCGACGCCACCGCCAACCTGAACTACACGGTGGCGACGGATGAAACCGGCCTGCTGCTCATGCTCCAGAACCAGCAGCCACCACTCGTCGTGACCACGACCAACGGCCTGAGTGGCACCGCGCTCATCCAGCTCCAGATCACCGCAGCCGTCGCCGGGTACACGTCCGCGAAGCCGAACCGCGGTGCCGTCCTCACCGGGTATGACGACCAGATCCAGTGCGTGGCGAACAGCACGAACTCCGGTGGCAGTGGTGGGCTGGGGCCGATCACGGTTTCTCTTACCAATAATGTTCCCACTTATTGATAAAAACAACAGCACCGCCCGCGATGCGGGCGGTGCCTCGTGCCGGTGATTACTGCTTCCGCGGCCACAACGGTGAGTTCCGCGGATCAACGCGAAGGTCTTCATTGCGGCGGCTCTTGTTGTAGATCTCGGCCAGGTGGTCGAGGTTGGCGGTGAGCGCGTTCACGTTATAGCGGACGGCGTCATATGGCAGCAAGCGAGCGAGCTTATCCACCAGGCTGCTGAGGTCACAGTCGGTCATGCGGATGAACCACCAGATGGCATTGACCACGTTGCCGTTGGTCCAGCCGTACTCGTTGTTGCCGCGCTTCTTCATGATCTTGGTGATGACCGTGAATGCCTGGTCGAGCGCGATCCGGTCCATGCGGTACATGGTCTCGGCGCCCTTGATGGCGGTGACGAGGTTCGGCTGGACACCGTGGCCGGGAACGAGGCCGTGGCTGCGGATCATCCTGTCGAGGCCGACCGCATCGGTATCACCGGCATCCACGAACGCCCGGAAGATCTCCAGGCGGGAAACCCGGAGCTTGGACGTGTTGATCGCGGCGAACAGGCGGCCTGGGTCGGTGACGCGCGTGATGCGGCACTCGATCATCGCGTCATCGCCGAGGACGATCTCGGCAGCTGAGACGCGGTGCTGTCCCTCCGCCAGTGTCTTCTTGCCGGTCAACGGGTGGATGTTGACGACGGGGGCATCCCAGAGGTTGATGTCCCAGTTGTTCGCGATCTTCAGGACACGTGACCGCATGAGCGGCCGCTGGTAATCAGCGGTCATCACCACCAGCTCGCCGGCTGTGAACATCTGCCGGTCGGCCATGTACTCTTCATACTGGGCGAGGTTGCTGGACAAGTTACCGGTTGTCGGCTTCAGTGGCGGCATGCGTGTTTTCCTTTTTCTGGTCGGTTTCCTCGTGGTGGCCGGTGGCCACTCTGATGAGAGAACTATACCATAAGAAACCAGCCATGTAACCGTTTTACCCTGGCAACCGGGAAGTTGCCAGGGTAGACGCGAAACATCACCTACTCTGCCTGAAATGCGCCATCCGCCAGGTTGTCAAGTGCGGCCGCCAGGTCACCACCGGTCCACTCATCCAGCAGCCACGCCAGAACCGCGGGTGCGGTGCCGGTGATGCGGATGACGGGGATGTCCGCCTTGCCATCCGCGCTTTTGACGGCCAGCAGCTCACGGCGGCATGGGCCGGCAGGCGTGTGCGAGCTGAGGGTGGTGCCATCAAATATGACGTTTTCTTCGTCTCGCCAGTCCGTGCCGTCGAGGTCGATGTAGCCGCGCTGCTGGCTCTTCTTTTCCTGGTTCATAAGCCTATTATACCACACCACCGGTGATACGTACATCACCACGGTGAAATCTCTCGATGGGGGAGACGAACATGAAGGTTGAGCTATCCGACGGGCAATCCGCTGAAATCCGGACCACGTTGAAGGCAAAAGACAAATTCGCCGTCCAGGGTGCCATTTCTGGCGGCAGCCAGGACGGTGGCGCGCTCTCGCTCATGGAGACGGCGCTGCTGGGGCGGCTGCTGGAAAGCTGGACACTCGAAGATGAGCTGCCATCGCGGCATGCGTGCGCGGAGTGTGCGACCAGCGCGCTGAAACGGCACGAGCACGTACGTGACTTGTTCGGTGAGATCCTTGACATCGATGACTACAACACGCTCGAAAAAGTCATCGCGCCGATGCTCGCCAAGGTGGTGGACACCCCAAATCTCGAGACGCCACCCGCCTCCGTGGCCTCTTCATGAGCAACGGCAAGTACACCTTGCCACTTCCGGAGAGGATGCCACCGGAGACGCTGACATACCGGCTCTTCGCCAAGCAGTACCATTACACAGAAGAGATGACGGATGAGTCATCTCTTGAGGCGGTAACGTGGTGGCCCGAGATCGAGGCAGCGGAGGCGTATGCGGCAAGCAAGGAGAATGCTCCGCCTCCGCATCCAGGACGGCGACGGTGAAAGGTAGTGCCACGCAATGGCAGCTGGATTCGCTGACCTGGAAGGCGCGCTGCAGCGGCTGAAGGATGGTGCTGACTCAGCGGCGCACGACGCCGCTGGAGCCGCCGCTGCCGTTATCACCCGCGGGGTACAGCTCGAGCTGAGCCGGTCTTCGCATGCGCGTGGCACGAAGACGCCAGCGGCACCGGGGCAGCCGCCATCACTCATCACCGGCCAGCTCCGGCGGTCAGTGCGGATGACGCGGCTAGACCGGACCGGCACCGGGCAGTGGACCGCACATGTCGCGCCGACGACCGTGTACAGCCGGATCCAGGAACTCGGTGGTGTCGCCGGCAAGGGCCACCGGTCACGGCTGCCGCCGAGGCCGTACGTCCGCCCCGCGTTCCAGATGTGGCAGCTGAAGGCGTATGACGCGGCGGTGGCCGCATTCCGGCGATCGAGCGGCTTGTGATAAAAGAAGGAGTGAGCCGTGGCAACTGAGCTGCCTCCAGCGGTTGCGAAGTTCCAGGCTGACGTAACTCAGTACACTGAGCCACTGCAGAGAGCGATCGAAGCGACAAAGCAGTTCGGTGACCGGACTGATGCCGCGGCGTTGAAGGCCCGTGAGATGGGCCTGAAGACGATGGAGGCGGCAGACCGAGCCGCAGCGGCGATGAAGATCGCGCAAGACGCAGCGGAGAAATACGAGCGTGGTGAGATTGACCTGGCCGCGGCACAGCGCGCCGCGGCGGATGCGGCTAAGAGCCAAGCGAGAGCTGACCTCGAGCTGGCGGCACTCCAGGACTCAGTTGCCAAGGCGACGAACAACAACGCCAACGCACAAGGAAACCTGAAGAAGAAAACCGAAGACGCCACCCAGGGTGGCTTCGGCGAGATGGGAATGCTTAAGAAGATCTGGATCATCGCCGGCTTCGCGACCAGCTCACTCGAGCCGCTCGCTGCCGGCCTGATCGCCGTCACCGGTGGCCTGGCATCCGGCCTGACATCAGCCGCGCTCGGCCTCGGCGCGTTCGGCCTGGTCGCGAAGTCCGCCTTCACGGACGTCACCAACGCGAATACCGCGGGGAAAAACCTGACTGGCGGCCTGGGAGAGCTGCAGCGAAGCCTGAAGTCAGCGACGAAAGAATGGGATGGCTTCGTCGCCCACAACGCGTCTGGCGTCGCGAAAATCATGAGCCAGGGGATCGGCCTGCTGCCGGCTCTCCTGAAAACACTCCAGGAATTCCTCACGCCAGCTGAATCCGGTGTCGGCCGCCTCGTTACCTTGCTCAGCAAGGACATCAAGTCAACCGGCTTCGCCCAGGTCATGAGCACGCTAGCCAAGAACAGCGGCAGCTCGATCTACAAGCTCGGCAAGGCGATCTTCGACATCGTCGGCGCGTTCGGTCACCTGATGGCCACGTTCGCGCCATTCGCCCAGGTCGTCCTCTCCGGGCTGGACAAGATGACGGGCGGCTTCGAGAAATGGGCCGCCGGCCTGTCGAAGACCAAGGGCTTCGCTGAGTTCATGAAGATGGTGAAAACTGAAGGCCCGCAGGCCGCCGGTGTCCTCAAGAACCTGCTTGTCATTGCCGGCTTGTTCATCAAAGACATGGCCGGCAGCGACAGCAACATGACCTGGGTCAAGTACCTGCCTGCTCTGACTCAGTTCGCCGCCGGTTTCATGAAGACGCACTCGGCTCTCGTCGAGAACATCATGAACCTGATGATGTACAAGTCGATTGCCGGCCAGGCGTTCGGCGCGATGAGCAAGGGGTTCGGCGTCCTCAAGGGCGGCTACACCACCATCAGCACGACAACCAAGGCGCTGAAGAACCTCCACGCCGGTTTCACTGACGCGGCTAAAGCGGCTGATGAAGCCACCGGCAAGTGGGGTACCGCTGGTGGCCAGCTCAAGAACTTCGCCAAGGGCTTCAAGAACGTCGACGACGCCGCGAAAGAGTCAACCGGGAAGATGGGAACGTTCGGCGGCGCCGTGAAAAAGGCGCTGACGTTCCCGTCAACGTCACTCAGCAACCTCAAGAAGGGGATGAACGACGCTGACTACGCGGCGTCGGACGCGTCCGGGATGATGGGAACGCTCGGTGGCAACATCACCAAGGCGGTCACGGCAGTCAAGGGCTGGGCCATCTGGTCGAAGATTTCCGCCGCGGCAACTAAAGTCTGGTCCGGAATACAGGTTGTCTTCAACGCCATCATGGACGCCAACCCGATCATCCTCGTCGTCGCGGCTGTCGCGATCCTCGTCGCCGGCATCATATTCGCCTACATCCACTTCAAGGTATTCCGTGACGCCGTTAATGACGTCGGCCGCGCATTGCGGACCGGGTTCCTTACCGCACTTCATGCCGTGGAAAAAGCGGTCGACGCCGTGATCAAGTTCGTGAAAGAACACTGGCCACTGATTGTCGGCATCATCATCGGCCCGATCGGCATTGTCGCCGCATTGGTACTCACGCACTGGAACACGGTCAAGCACACCGTGATGACGGCTGTTGACGCGATTATCGGTTTTGTCAAGGACCACTGGAAACTGATTGTCTCGATCATCGGCGGGCCACTAGCCGCCGTGATCATCTTCGTTACCAGCCACTGGAACACGATCAAGCACCTTTTCAGTGAAGGTGTCACCGATGTCATTAATTTCCTGAAACGGCTGCCAAGTGAGATCGCGAGGTTGTTCGCAAGCGCGAACACGTGGCTGTTTGATGCCGGCAAGAACATCATCATGGGCCTGGTGCACGGTATTGAAGACCTGGCCATGGCGCCGGTTCACGCTGTTGAGGACATCGGCCATGATATTACCGGCGCCGCAAAGCGAGTCCTGGGGATTCTGTCTCCTTCAACGGTGTTCCGTAACCTCGGTGCGCAGATTACCACTGGCATGGCGCTCGGCATTGCCGAGACGTCTCAGCAGGTCGTTACCAAGGCGCATAACCTAGCGAACGCCGTCGCCAAAGCGGCAACTGAGGGCGAGCTGACCAATGCGCAGGTAACCGCGCTGGGGAACCGGATCGCCGACCAGCTGCATGCCGCGCTGAAAACCGCGATGAGCCGTGTCATAAACGGCACTCTCGAGAAAGAGCTGACTGAGACCGGCAAGAACACCAAGGCGTCACTTGCTGCCTTGCAGCAGATCTGGTCAGCTAACCAAGGCGGCCTCATCTCGGTGAGCGAGGCGAGCGGCCTGGCTAAGTGGGTGAAAGCTGACAACGCTCGCTTGACGACGCTCGCCAACGAGCGCTCGAAGATTGCCAACCAGATCGCTGCCGCCAAAGCATACGCCACGTCAACCGCGCAGTCAGCTGAAAGCACGTACAGCCTGGCCGCTGCCGCTGGCACTGGGACCACGCCAGCATCAGTAACCTCAATCATCTCAACGCTTCACGCTGACGTCGGGAAAATCCGCAAGTTCGCGACGGACATCAAGAAGCTGGCGAAAGAGGGGCTGAGCAAGTCGTACTTGTCTCAGCTGATCGCGATGGGGCCGGACCAGGGCGCGCCTCTCGCCGCTGAGCTGGTAAGCGCCGGCATCAGCCAGATTCACCAGATCAACCAGGCTGAGTCGCAGATCACCAGCGCGTCCAACGGCCTCGGTTACGCGGCCGCTAACGCGATGTATGACTCGGGAAAGCAGGCCGGTAAGGGGTTCTTGTCCGGGCTGAAGGCGCAAGAGGCATCCATCAACGGCATCATGCAGAAGATCGCGAAAAACATGGTGACGACGTTGCGCAAGGAACTGGGAATCTCATCACCGTCACGGGTGATGATGCAGCATGGCATGATGGTAGCTGAAGGCCTGGCACAGGGAATGGAGTCAGGCACGGCGCGAGTCGCCCAGGCAGCGTCGAGGCTGTCAAGTGCCGCCGTCACCGGCACGGCTAGCCTGAGCCACCGTGCCGGCGTGTCCGGCAGCGCCGTGCAGCCAATCGTGATCAACTTGCGCAGCGAGGTCACGGGGAAGATGAATGACAAGGAAGTCTGGTCCGCATTGCAACAGCAGACGTTCCGCTATAACATCCGGAACACGGGTGTCGTAACTGGCGGCGTGAAGCCCGGGTTCGCATGACGCTTGCGCTGGTGAACCTGACAACGGGGAGCTGGACAGACGCCATCGGGCCGCAGTCGGTGTCGCCTGGGAACACCGCCGGCAACCTGCTTGTCGCTGCCGTGTCTCTCATCGCTCCATCAACTCTTCCGGGTGCCGCGCAGATCGTGCCTGCGGCGAGCGTCTGCGACTCCGCTGGTAACTGGTGGCGGCTGGCAGCTGACACCGGTGGCAGCACTGCGGTACCGTTGCGCATTACGATCTGGGTATGCGGTAACGCGCTGGCGATTCCGTCAAATGGCTGGCTGTCGGTGTCCGCCGCCGGGTACACGAGCGGGCTGGAATGCGTCATCGCTGAGTTCAGCGGCCTGCCAGCTGGTTACGAGCCGGTGATCGACTTCACCATCCCATACGAGAATTACGCGGCTGGCAGTGTCAGCTTCTCGGCGGTGGCGCTTCAGGCAGATTATTGCTTCACGGCGACGAGGATCCTGGCTGGGACGCTTACTCCTCCATCATCACCGTGGATATTCGCCGGGGCAGCCACCGCCACCGCGTTGTCTTACGCGGCGTTCTCGAACGGTGCCGGTATCACCGCCTCGTCCTCAGTGTCACCTAGCGGCCCCGCTGCTGGTGTCATCATCGGCATCAGCCAGGCTAGCTACCCGCCGTCAAACGGCAACCCGAATTTTCCTGTTGTCCGGCTCGAAGCGGCATTCGGTGCCTTCCCCGGTGATTCATCTCAGTCTGTCCTGGACAATGCCTGGACTGACATCACCGAGCGAGCAATCAGCGGTGATGGTGTCGCTGGCATTACCGTGTCACGTGGGCGCCAGTATGAGCTGGCGACACCAGAAGCGGGTGAGCTGACCGCATTGCTGAACAACGTTGATGGTGCCTTTAACCCCGCGTCTCCGAGCAGCCCGTATTACAGTAACGCACTGAACCAGAACATGTCTTTCCAGTCCGGTACCGCTCCGTGGACCAGCTATGATGGCGCTTCACTATCGCAGTCATCAGCGTTCACGTTCGCCAGCACTGAGGTTGCGGTGCAGTCAGCTCAGTACTCGATGCTGCTGTCACCGGATGGAGTGACTGCTGCTCCGTACACGCTGTCCGAGAACATCTCGGTGAACCAGAATAACCCGAGTTACACGGCGTCATTCTGGGTGTACTGCCCAGCTGGCTGGGCAGCCGGCGTGTACGTCGGTACTCTCTGGTACACCAGCTCGTTCGGTTTCATCAGCGAGGTCAACGGCAGCACCGTTGTGATGCCAGCTGGCCAGTGGACTCTTGTCCAGTGCACCGCGTCGCCACCAGCGACGGCGGCGTACGTCCAGTTCGGCCTCGCGGTTAACGGCACGCCCGCCAGCTCAGTTCTCTTTTACCTCGCTGAAGGGGCGATTGCACTCGGCTCATCGGTGCAAACCGGCCTCGTGCGCCTCCAGACACCAGTACGGGTATCCGCATCCTGGCAAGGCCAGCGGTACCCGGTCGGTTACGGCTACGTAGAAAGGTGGCCGCAGTCGTGGCCACAGATGCCGCAGTGGGGATTCTCACCCATGGTCGCCACTGACGTTGTCGGCATCGCCAACGCCGTCAACCTGCCGTCTGCGGTGCAAGGCGAGGTCCTGGCTGACCAGCCATACGTGTGCTTCCCCTTCAACGAGCAATACCAGACGTCAAGCAGCACGATTAACGGCGTAGTTGCCGCCGCCAGCAACGCCAGCGGCCTTATCGCAATCAACACGTCACGAGTGAACCAGCAAGCCGCCAACTACATCAGCGGTGATGAGCCAATCGAGACCGGCCAGACCATGGGGTTCAACGGCGACTCCGGTACCGGCATGGGTGTCACGTCATACTCGGATATCGTTACTACGAACTCACGTGGCTCCGGTGTCGTTTACGGGCCTGACACCGGCCTCCCCGTGATCGGGCAGGCCACTGGCCTGCTGGTTGATGCCTGGTTCACCGTTCCGACGGTAACGAACACGACCGGCTCAGCTCAGCTTCTGCCTGTCATCCAGCTTTTCGGCAAGCCGTACATCGGTTCCATCGGTGCTGCCGCCCTCGCTCCCGGCTGGCTGGCGACGGTCGGCGCGTATCTGCCGGCTTCAGGTACCACTGCGAGCGTGTACATCCAGTACTCGCAAAGCGGCAGCATCGGTGTCATCAGTGGAGCGATCGTCCTCGGCGGGCTTTACTACGCCGTCATTGACGTCCAGCCGAGTGGCGACTTCTCGGTTACCATCAACGGGTCATCGACGTTCACTGGTTCCGCGCTGCTGGCCGGCCCACTCGAGACTGTGACATTCGGCCAGGCAAACTACGCGTATGGCAGTGCGAGCTCACGCTGGAATTACTCGCTCGCCTACGGCAGCGTGTACTCGTATGAGGTACCGGAATTCCGGTACACCAGCCATTACACCGCGGGGTCTACCGGTTTCTCGGGTGACTCAGTCATCAAGCGCGCCGGCAGGTACTGCGCTTGGGCTCAGCTAGGCGCTAGCCTCGCTGGGCCGGGTGCGATCACGGACGCGTTCCAGCTTTCCGCCGCGTACAGCACGGATGGCGCTTCGCTCGCCAGCGCTCTTAATGCTGACGCTCAGTCAGCTGGGTCAGCCTGGTTCGGCAACGCCAACGGCAACCTGGTTATCCTGCCACGCCCCGCAACATACCGGCAGTCTACGAGCATCGTATTCGGTGACAACGCCGCGTTCGTGCTGAATCCTGGCCCGGATTTCAGCATGAATGGTGCCGGCTGGGCTGCCGCTGCTGCCACGCTCGCCATTGTCACCACCCAGCCGGCAGGCGCGCTGTACCCGTTCGCCGGCTTGATGACGCTGACGAGCAGCACCGGCTTCATTGCTGAGACCGGTGGCGTATTCCCGGCTGTGGCTGGCGCCAGCTACACCGTCGGGTGCTGGGCTTACACAAACAGCAGCACCATGTTCCTCGGCTTTACCTGGGTGAACAACGTCAGCTTCGGCACGACGGTGACGTCCAGCAGCATCCCAGTGCAGCCGAATACCTGGACATATGTCAGCTTCACCAGCACCGCAATTGCGGGCACCGTGAACGCGGTCGTCATCGCCGGCTTGACGGGAAGCACCGGGAATTACGCCTACATCGAGCACATCACCGCCATCATCGCAAATGGTGAAATCCCATATGAAGGTGACCTCGGCCTCGACTACGACAATACGTACATCCAGAACGTCACGCAGGCAACGCTGACGCAGGGGCCGAACTCGCTCATCGCGCCCGTGGAAAAAAACCAGCTGTCCATCAGCCAGTACCTTACGCGAGGACCGCAAGCCGTTACCGTCAACGGCACGTCAGCCCAGGACGCATATGACGTGTCATACTGGTACCTGAACAAGTACCAGCAGCCGCAATTGCGCGTGTCACAGGTTACCATCGGTGCGGCAACAAACCCGCTGTCATTCACGCTGATGCTGCAAACCGACTTGTCTGATGTTGCCGTGCTGAACCGGCGGCCGCTAGGAGCACCAGCGTACAGCCTTCCGGTCATCACCCAGCGCACCGCCACCTCCATCGGCCCGGGGGTATGGGATGTCACACTCCAGTTGTCACCTTACATCCAGGAAGGAAACGTCCTGACCGCTGACGTCACGGGAGAAAACGTCCTCGGTTCCAGCACGCTAGCCTGGTAGGAAAGGCGCACTCCCATGCCACTTAACCCCGCCAGCTTCCCAGCGAGCGAGCCGCCGACCGCCAAGCAGCTAAACACGGCGCTGTACACGTACACGCCAGGCAGCAACTTCACGCCAACGGGTGTGCTGTTCCACGCCAACCGGCCGCTCCTCGTTGAGGGACTCCAGGTTACTCTCAGCCAGGCAAGCAGCAGCTCCGGGTCAACGACACCGCTTTCCGGTTCCGGGAACTGGAAGAACTACTTCGACAACGCCAGCCTCTTCGGCGGCGGCGCTGACACGGCATATGACACCGCCAACGGGTGGCTGAACCCCGGTACGCCGGGGTCTGATGGCATCCCCGGCAGCGCTGGTGGCCACTTCGTTATCTGGGGTTTCCCGTGCTTCTCAGCGACGACAAACGCGCGAGGTGCCGGATCGTACCTCATCGCGAATGGGACGGCTGTCAGTGGCGGCAAGCAGCTGTCGTCAACCACGCACGACAACGCCAGCTATGTCATGGACATCGTCACCACCGTGTCTGGCCAGACGACGTCACTGACGGGGTGGTGTGCTGACACCTCGGGCAACCCGTATGCGTACCGGTTCAACCTCACGGACTATTCCGGTGAAACGACGCGCTTTTACGGCTTCTGGTGTGGTGTGGTATCAGGTGGTGCCACAGTCAGCTCCGTTCCGGTCATCCCAGCATGGAACTCAGCGAGCACGGTGACCAGCACGGTGCTGAACACCTCGGCTGTCGGTGGCCCGATGACGTTGCTGAACAACCCGCCCGTGCTGCGAGTCGGGACGTCACTCGGTGGCTCGTCACCCGGTGCCAGCACGCTCAGTATCGTGCCACTCGGCGGTGCACAAGTTGACACGTACAGCGCGTGGACGTCATCAGCTTCTTTTTACACGGTGCCGGTAAGTGGCGTCTACCTCGTTCACGGTTACGTGTTCTACTCGACTTCCACGACGAACAACGTCCAGGCCATCATCTTCATCAACTCGGCCACTGCGGTCTACGGGCCCGCGTACCAGGCGGTGTCTGGCATCAACTTCGGATGCGAGGTCACGCGGCTTCTCGACCTCGAAGCCGGTGACATCATCCAGCTCGCCACGTTCACGAATGGGTCAAACAGCTACGGCAGTGACCTGTGCCGCATCATGGTAACGTGGATGGCCGCTCTCGGGACCGGCAGCACCGTGTCATTCACGCCACCGGACACCGGTTACCGGTGGCAGGCTGGGACATCGGGGAACAGCCTGGTAACCGCGTTCCAGCAGCACCTGGCCAACGACGTGTCGTTCCTCATCCAGCGGCCGTACCTCCTTGCTTACCAGAGCACAGCGCAGACTGGGTTGTCGCAGAACGTGTTCCATACCATAACCATGAACACCGTGAGCGGCATCGTGCACGGCTCGGCCGGCGACCCGTACGGTGGCTGGCATACCAGTTCCGGTGGTTACTACGCCGCTCCAGTGGATGGCTGGTACCTGGTCATTGCGGGGTATGCGCAGTCATCGCTGGCAAGTGGCACCGCGTCGTGCCTTGCCGGCATCTTGCAGACACCAGCCGGCTCGCAGTCACCTGACTACTACCAGCACGTGTCTACGACGACGACAGGCTTGAATCCGGGTGCGGAAGCAATTGGCGTGTACTACCTGCGCGCCGGTGACACAGTGCAGCCTCAGTACTTGCAGCAAGATGCTGGCACGTTCTCCACGACGGTAACTGCCGGCCACCAGTCATCATTTGGTGTAGTATGGCTGTGCGAGTGATGGGAGCTTGATGTGACACGCATATGCCACTTCACGGCGGGCAGTGCCGTCTCGTGGTTTCACCGCTAGCGTGCGGCGGAAGTGAGCACATCATGGGAAGCGCTGCTCCCCTACTTGTCCAACGTGGGAGTAGCCGGCATCTGGCTGTTCAGCTACCTGCGTGGCTGGATCATCACGGAACGGGAAGCAGACCACACCGAGGCGGAACGCGACCAGTGGCACGACCTCTACCTGAAGGAATGCGAGGCTCACGAGCGGACGCGGGAAGCACTCCGGCTTGCCAGCTCACGTGGCGATGCCACCGTCGATGCGCTGCAACTGATGACGGGAGTCATCAATGCCGTCAGAGTGCAGGCCGGCCATGAGGATCTTCGGGAGGCACCGCGCTCACGACGAGAAAGAGATCAGAGCAGCGACGGTGGCAACCGAGAAGTCGGCGCAGGAAGCTGATGAAGATGTCGCCATCCAGCGTGGCCGGCTGGCTGAAGAACGCGATAGCATTATCCCGGTGCTGAAACGGCTCCATGAGCAGAACCACGTCGCTGACGCGCTGATCTACGTAATTGAAACGAGCCGCAAGAAATGACTGACCTCGCTACTGTCCTCGCCGACTGGGGCCTTAACATCGCATTCTGGTCGGCTACGGTGTTTATGCTGTTCATTGGCCTGGCGTGGCCGTTCTGGAAGTCATTCTGGGGCATTAACATCATCATCTTCGACTTTGCAATCGCTCTAGCGCTTATCCCCTCAATCCTCGCTCACGATTTCGGCTTGCACGTCTTGTCGAGTACCGCGGCTCTCTGGGTTGAGGTGGCTGCGCTCTGGCTCGTCGGGATCATTGTCATCTGGCGTGGTGGCCTGATTGTCACCGAGCAGCTGCGTGGCACTAAACACCACCGCAGTGAAGATGTCCTGACTGTGCGCCGTAATGAGAAGACTCTCATGAACCAGGAAACAGGCAGCGAGAAAAAATGCCAGCGCTGATGACACTGTATGATCATATTCCGCACCCGCACCTGAGGCGCCGGGCTGAGCAGGGGCCAGTCACCGTTGACAGCGTCAGGCAACGTGGCAGTGTGGCAACGCGGTTTAACACACATGCCGCCGTGATCGTGACCCGTGCTGTCGGCACAATGTGGTGTGCGTACATCTTCGCTGCGATCGCCATCTACGGGCTGCCAGCCGCACTGAAACCGGGTGGTGAAGGCCTCGTTTCATGGGTTGCCCAGACATTCCTCCAGCTGGTCTTGCTGTCGATCATCATCGTCGGTGGCAACGTCGTCGCGGCTGTCACCGACAAGATGAACAAACGGCAGTTCGATGATGTTGAGGCACTTCTTCACGGCCAGAATGAACAGGCGGCTCACTCAGCGGCACAAGACGAGAAGATCATCGCAATTGAAGAGAAAATCCTCGGGATGGTCACTGCACTCCAGGAAAATACCGTGATTACTACTGAAGTACGGAATGCCGTCATCGCCACAACATCCGCTGTGGCACCAGCAGCGGCGGCAACCGCAATTCTGCAACCCGATGGGAAAACGTGAATGGCGCTGACCTTCTTCGATTCCGCGTGGCCGCTTGCGAACCCGCTGCCGGTGGATGGCGTTTGCTTCTACATCGGCGGAGACACGCCGCACGTGTGGACAAAACCGGAAATCGAAGCGCAGCCAGCGCGGTACCGGCTTCCCGTCTTCGTCCGCAGCAACCCCGGAGGCGCGAATGCCACCGGAGATGTCACTGCCGCGGTGACATACCTGCACCAGCTTGAAGCGCCAGACGGCTGCCTGGTGGCCTGGGACACGGAAGTCGCAGATGACCCGGCATACATCAACGCCGTGTACCGCAGCCTGGCTGCCGCCGGGTACAAGCTCATCGTTTACGGCACCCAGTCCATCGTGACTCAGGAGAACAACCCGGACGGCCTGTACTGGGGTGCAGACTGGACTGGGACACCGTACTTGCGCTCAGGTGATGCGATGACGCAGTACGTGTCATTCGCCTCCTATGATGAGTCAGAAGCTGAATCAGGCCTCCCGTTCTGGGATACTCACTCAATGCCGTCATGGCAGGAGCAGCTCATGGAATCACTTCCCACTCTTGCGGTTGGCGCAACTGGCGCTCTCGTCAAGACCATCCAGGCACTGTGCTGCGCTCGCGGCCGCACGGTTGCCATCAACGGCGACTTTGACACCGAGACAAAGGGAGCCGTGCAATTTGCCCAGTCTGCCGCCCACCTTGTCACGGACGGCGTTGTCGGCCCGGAAACCTGGCCCGCTCTTATTACCGGCGTGTGATGCCGGCAGCGGCTTGCCGCTCAGCGGCGTACCGTGACTGCCATCGTGCCGGCAAGTTACCCGGGTCGCCACCATTAAGGAACTTGCGAAGTGCGGTGCACTCATGAGGTGGCAGGTTCATGGTTACCCATCCCGTTATGGTGCGCCAGCGTACTTGCTGTTCCGTTATTTTCATGAAATGAATTATACCATAATTTTACCGGCGCCAGTTTTACGCGGCAGTTATGCCGTGATGCCTGTGGACGATCACGGTGCCAGCTGGTAATGTGGCAGGATAGAGTGAAGGAGAGAATGATGGGAATCCTGTCCGAACTCGAGGGACGGCTCGATGGCTTGCTTAAGACGGTAAGCGGCGAAGACCGCCGGCAGCTGAACGCGGCGCTTGCTGCCGCTAAGACGGCGGAAAAAGCCGTGGTTAGCCGGCTGGCAGAATTCAAGCCGCAGCTGCTGGACCTTATCGAAGACGCTGAGCCGGCGATCAAGCAGGCCGCAGGTGCCGGCGTCGAGCAGCTCATCGCTGATGTCATCGCCTTGCTCGGTGCGGTACCGGCATCACCACCCGTGATCCAGCCAAACCCGAATCCAGTGCCGGTTGCCACGCCGCCGGCAGCCACGTGAATGCCGGCCGCCGCCCACGTGAGCGGGCGGCGGCTGATGGCAACCGAAAACTTACATCATGCTGTCGAGCATAACGTCACTGATGACGTTCCGTACCTCAGGTGAGGCGTTGAAGTTGCCGCCGTGCCGTTTCCACAGGTCGGCGGCTGACAAGATGGCGGTGTCACACGCCCGTGTCGGGAACACCGCTGAGAAGGTAACCTGCCGGCCACCTAGGTGGTAACCGGCCTCAACGCCACCACGGCGGAACTTGCCGGTTTCGCCATCGAGCTTAAGGCCATGCTCACCAGAAAAGGCATCCCACTCGTACTGCTGGATGCCGTTGTCATGCGGACCGAACGTGATGGTGATCAGTTTGCTCACTTTGCCTCCACTCCGCATTTTTTCGCTGCTGGTTTACCATACCAGCTGGACAGGCCACGCGGGCCGTGATATGGAAAGCTATACCAAAATGTTACTGATGGTACGAAGCATCACCGTGCCAAAGATGGGGAATGGCAACATGAAGAAGATTCTTATTACCGGCGGTGCCGGTTTCATCGGTGGCTACGTCGTTGAAGAGCTGGCGTCACGCGGCTACGACTCCATCATCTTCGATCACCTCGGCCGTGGGCCACATGAAGAGGTGAAGATGCCAGCTGAGCGGGTCATCGGTGACATCCGCGATGCCACCGCGGTAACGGAGGCCACTGCTCACGCAGATGGCGTCATCCACCTTGCTGGCATCCTCGGTACTCAGGAAACGATTGACAACCCGCGGCCAGCAGCCGAGACGAACATCCTCGGTGCCCTTAACATCCTCGAAGCATGCGCGCAGTACCACCTGCCGCTGGTCAACATCGCCGTAGGAAACTGGCCGGAGTACTCCACGTACCCGATTACAAAGCACACCGGTGAGCGGTTCACCGAGATGTACCGCCGGCACCGTGCCGTCAGTGCGGTGTCAGTTCGCGTCTACAACGCGTATGGGCCTCGCCAGGCGGTAGCGGCACCATATGGCTCGTCACGAGTGCGGAAGGTCATTCCGTCATTCATCACCCGGGCTCTTCATGATGATCCCATCGAGGTTTACGGTGACGGCAGCCAGGTCATGGACATGATCCACGTCACGGACGCGGCAAAGGCGCTCGTGAATGGGCTGGAATCAGCCGCAGCCGGTACTGGCAACGGCCTCTTCGAAGCCGGAACGGCGAGAGCCACCGACGTCGCCGAGATCGCCAGGTTGGTGGCTCATGAAGTCCACCTCCAGACCGGGCTCAAGGTGCAGGTTAAGCATAAGGCAATGCGCCCTGGTGAGACACCCGGCAGCACCGTCCTCTCACCAGTAGCGTTCCCGGATGCGGTCAGGCTCGAAGATGGCCTCCGTGACACCGTCACCTATTACCGGAAGCTGTTCAGTACCTGACAACAACATGAGAGGCGTTACTTACGGTGGCTAACAGGGCATACGCTGTTTACAACAGTGCAACTGAGACACCTGCATCGGGGCTCACCGACTATTCCAGTGGCAGCATTCTCGGCAGCCATTATTCACCGGAAAAATGCCTGACAACCAGACATCAGTGACATTTGCGGTCTGGAACCGGCCAGCTTACCTTCGCCGGGTACTAGAAGCGTGGTCAAAAGTACGTGGCATTGAGGACGCGGTGCTGGAGTTCCACTGTGACCCAGGCTGCCAGGAAGCCGTTGCAATATGCGAGAATGTCAGCTTCGCCGAGCGGCGTGTTTCTGCCAACGCGAATCGCCTCGGTGCCACGTTCAACGTGAAGAAGGCGCTGGACACCGCGTTCGAGAATGCTGGCTATGCGGTCCTCGCCACCGACGACTTCGTGCCGAGTACCGATGCCCTTGAGCTGCATGCCTGGCACCGTGACAACTACCGCGATGACAATTCCGTACTTGCGCTGGTATGCGGCCGCGGTGCCGCAGCACCTGGCGGCCTGGCGGCGGTCTGGCGAAGCCAGGTCATGGGGTGGCTGCCGGGATTCCACCGCGAGAAGTGGAAGCTGCTCAGCCCGCAATTCGGTGAGTCAGAAAACCGGCCAGGTGGCTGGTACCATTGGATTGACCAGGAATTCTGCTTCAGCCGCGGCTATGACATCCTGCTGCCGGCAATGTCACGTGCCCAGGACATCGGTGAAGAAGGCAGCTTCCCGTTGCCGATGCCATTCGAGCAGATCCAGTCACCATCATTTATCGCGGACTGCCCACCGCAGCGGTACCACGAAGTCACCGGTAAACGAGAACGTGGCTTTGACCAGCGTATTGAAGAGGTGTAGGTGAATGTCCTCGTTACCGGCCATGCCGGATTCATCGGCAGCGTTGTCACCAGGAAACTGATGGCTGCTGGGCACAATGTCACCGGTGTCAGCCTGAATGGCCCGGACCCGGTAGACGCCAGGGATTTCTTCCACTATGATCGCAGCTACTTCGACCTCGTGATTCACTGCGCTGCTGTTGTCGGCGGGCGGCTGCTCGTCGAGAATGGACGGCAAGCGCACGCGGCAAACCTCGAGATTGACGCTTCACTGTTTCAGTGGGCAGAGGTAACGCAGCCCGGCCACGTCATCTACGTCTCATCCGTGTCCGCTTACCCCATCACCATGCAACATCATCCCGGCCACATGCTCCGTGAAGATGACATCAACCTAGCGAAGCCAGCGATGCCGGATAAGCTGTACGGCTGGGCGAAGCTGACCGGTGAGCTGCTTGCTTCTCAGTCATCTGCCCCGGTGTCGGTTGTCCGGCCGTTCACCGTGTATGGTCCAGGCCAGGACAAAGCGCACCCAGTTGCTTCATTCCTCAGCCAGGTACTCAACCACGATGAATCACTTACGGTCTGGGGAACCGGCATGCAAATCCGTGATTTCATCTTCGTTGATGACGTGGCGGATGGCATCATCGCCGTTGCGAATGAAAAACCGGGCCTGACCGTGAACCTGGCGACTGGGCACGGCACTACGCTCGCTGGAATGGCTTACCTGGTCGCCAAAGCTGCTGGCCAGTCACCTCAGATCCAGCTTGATTCAAGCCGGCCTGAAGGACTTCCGAGGTTCGTTGGCTCGGTGAAAAAACTGAGCGCGTTCTTCACGCCGCGGGTTACGGTTGAAGAAGGCACTGCACTACTGTGGAAGGCGGCTCATGCCAGGTGACTTGCTCGTGATCGTACCGACGCGAGAACGCCGGGCCAACACGGAGCGGTTCCTGCATGCTTTCGAAGAGACATGTGACCTGCCGGCAAACCTGTGCCTGGTGCTTGATGATGACGACTACTCGTCATATGATGGGCTGCGGCTGCCAGCTGGCGCCTGGGCTGAAGTCGTGCCAAGGAACACCACAGCCGCTAAAGTTAACCATGCCGCTCTCGGCCACGCAGACGAGTACCGTGCCATGATGTTCCTCGGCGATGACAACGTATGCCGGACGCTGGGATGGGACCGCCAGGTCATGGCGAAGCTTGATGACATCGGGCACGGCATGGTGTATGTAAACGACCTTGGCGGCCGTGAGAACTTGATTGCATGCAACATCACCATCTCATCGAGTATCGTCAAGGCTCTGGGGTACTTCGATGAGCCATCGATGAGCCACTATTGCGTTGACAATGTGTGGGTTGAACTAGGCCACGGTGCCGGTTGCATTGAGTACCTGCCAGATGTGATTATTGAGCACCAGCACCACATTTTTGCTAAAGCTGCATATGACTCGCTTTACCAGGCCACGACGCAGAAGTGGTACGACTCAGACATGGCGGCACTTGTTAAATGGCGGTCTGAGCGGAAGCTGGCTGACCTGGAAACCGTGCGCGAGGTGATGATGAGATGAGTGACCTGCTTATCCTCGTCCCCAGCCGTGAGCGGCCGCAGAACGTGGCCCGGCTCGGTGCCGTTGCACGCAGTACGATGTACGGTGGTGGCAGCCTGCTGTTCATTTTCGACGAAGATGACTCGCAGCTCGAGGCGTCACAGGCCGCAGCTGATGAGAACAAGTGGCCATATGAAGTCCAGGAAAACCTCATCACGGTTCCGAAAGTGAACTTGGCAGCATCACGGCACCTTGACTCGCGTTTTCTGATGTTCCTCGGTGATGACCACATCCCGCGGACTAGTGGCTGGGATGATTGCATCCTAGCCGGCTTTGAAAAACTCGGTGGCACCGGGTACGTGTACCCGTGGGGCATGGGCCGCGAAGACACACCGGAAATCTGCGCCATCAGCACTGACATCGTGAAGGCGCTCGGCTGGTTCGGGCTACCGGCAATTAACCATTTCTACGTTGACAACGTGTGGGCTGACATCGGGAATGGTGCCGGGTGCCTGCTGTTCCTGCGTGACGTTATCCTCGAGCACATGCACTGGACATTCGGCAAGGGGCCGATGGACCACATTAACCAGCGCGCAATCGTGCTGACAGCACAAGACAGAATCACGTACAATCACTGGGAGCAGACTCAGCGTGACCGGGACATTGCGACTGTAAGAGCGCTCCGTGATCTATGATTGCATCATGTTCGCCGGTGAGCTGGATATCCTCGAGTGCCGGCTGGCGACAATGGCACCATATGATGTGCACCACATCATTCTTGAGTCGGTAACTGATAACCACGGACGGCCGAAAGAAACAGCGTTCCACGAGAACAGTAGCCGTTACCGCGAGTACCTGCCGCGTGTCTCATTCCTTAAGGTACCAGCGATGCCGGGGCCAGGCGCATGGGAACGCGAACACCAGCTCCGTGATTGCGCGATGTCATTCCTCTATGAGTACGCGGTAGGTGGTGACTCGGTACTGGTTGCTGACGTGGACGAGATTCCGGCACCGTGGCTTCTCGAAACGCCGCGGACCGGCATGCTGATGATGCGAAACATGATGCTGACAATAGACCGAGCACTGCCTGATTTGCAGCCGACATCGGTCATGGTCCAGTGGCCGTTTACCGGCTCATTGTCTGGGATACGTGACGCTCGGTACTGCCTGCCGCGAATCGAGCCGGGTGGCTGGCATCTGAGCTGGCTCGGTGGCGATGAAGCCGTTCAGCGGAAGCTGGCAATGCATTGTCACACCTGGGCGGAGACTCAGGCACAGCTCAGCCAGCTTGTGCCAAACGATGACGTGCCACCGTGGTGCCGAGAACACGCACCTGCCTCATGGCTCAGCTCACCGGTGCTGTTACCGGTTTCCGTTCTGCCATCTGGCCGAGCAGCTTATTCAGCGCCGGCTTCCAGAATTGCCCGAGCACCACGTCAGCATCATATTGCAGTGCCTTCTCGCGTGCCTGCTTCGAGACAAAAGCGTTTCGCTCGGTGTCCTGGCTGATTTCGTACGCCATCCGGTACTTATCCTCGATGCCACCGATGTAAGGCGTGACCCACCGAGCGTTATGCGTCGGGTTCCAGAAATCCTCACCTGCCACCAGCCACTCCGGGCCGATCGCCAGCTCAGGCATCGCTGAGCAGTCGGTAACGATCGTCGGCACCCCGCATGCGAGCGCTTCGAGTGGCGCGAGGCCGAATCCCTCAGCCATGGACGTGTTCGAGAGCACGTCAAGCATGTTGTACCAGGACGCGACGTCACTCGCCGAGAACATGCCCATCAGGTAGCGGAACTGGTCGCTGAACTTGATGGCACCGATGATGCCGGTTTCCTCAGCCATACGGCGGAGGTCAGGCGCGTTCGGCCCAGCGGCGATTGTGTGGACAACCAGCACCGCTTCCGGGCAATTGCGGCGGAACCGGGCGAACGCCTCAAACTGCGGGAAGAAGCCCTTGCGGATGGCGTCTTTGTTGGCGCTGTTGATGCCGATGACGAACTTGCCGGTGAGCCCGGCGCGGTCGCGGATCTCATCACGATCCGGTGCCGGCTTGAAGACGCTGGTGTCGATGCCGTGCGGCACGTAAAGCGGGTCAAACCCCGCTCGTTTCAGCAGCCGCTCGCCGTGCTGGCTCATCGCAACCGGGACAGCGCCGGACTCGCCGATGAACTTCTTGTCACCGTCACCGAGTTTCTGCGTGTCAACCGGCATCCAGCTGGCAAGCGGCAAGCCATTCAGCTGCCTGCCGTCCATGGGCCAGCAGTCCAGCAACGTGATCGCCAGGTCTGCCTTGAGCGCCTGGCAGTGCGCCACCAGGACGTCAACACCGAGCGGGTCCTGGCCAGCGGGCATGACACGGTACTTATTTTCCCACGTCAGCGGTGAGCCGGAGAGGTTGCTGAACGAGCTGACGATGATGTCATGACCAAGAGATGAAAGGCGCGGCAGCCAGATGGCCATCTGCTGGCCATAGCCGGTTGGAGCGAACGGTTCGCCAGGGTTTCCAAATGGAGAACTATGTTCGCCATGACGACACCACCTCCAACCTTCAATCACTGTCGTCTGGCATGGAAAATAAAAATAAGCCACATGCCAGTATAACACAGCTTCAGCGCGGAATACACGGGTGCCGTCGTCGAGTATGCTGCCGGTCCAGTAATACGTCGTGATGTTCCGCATCATGATCGGTGATGATTGCCGCGGGTTCAGCAGGTTGAGCCGGTGCTGGCCGTCGGGAATGACCATCCGCGTGCCAGAATGGCACCCATCACGTATCTCTATTGTGGTGGGTGCCACGTCATAAAGGCTAAAAAGGCGCTGTTCCTCGTCACTCGTCACGCTTCAAGCTTACCAGCCAGGTACGAACCTCGTCCACGTGATCACTTGTCAGCCCGACCACCGGGTCCGTCAGGATACCGAGGAACGGCTGGCCGCGTTCTTTCGTTGACCGCAATGCCGTTGCAATCTCACGTTCCTCGTCATCGAACCACACGAGTGGGCGGCCCGTGGTCCAGCCGATAAGTGCTGGTGCCTTCAATTCCGGGTACCGCGGTGTTACCACCACTGGCAACGGTGGCAAGCCGATGAGCGGGCCAACGTGGTCATTGGCATGCTCGTTCCAGTGAGTCGCCCATACGAGTTCCGCGCCGGTGTCATGCGCCAGCCGTTGCACCCAGACGCCGGCTTCCGGGTGGATGATCAGCTGTGACACGCCTAGTCCCCACCGGACCGCTTTCCGCTTGTAGCCGTGATGGTACCACAGGTGCCTGCGCCGCTTTGCGCTGGCATCCGGGCTGAGCACCCCATCCACGTCCAGGGCGATGATGGGCCGGTTATCCTCGTTCATTTCCTTGTCACTCCCACGCACGTGGCCGCCGTGATCCTCCCCATCAGGATCACGGCGGCCACTTTTTTGTTACGAGAACGACTTGGCGCACACAGGGCCGATTCCTGCTTCAACGCTCTTGGCTGCCTTCAAGTGCCGGCTGCAAACGATGCACTTGCCATACCGGGTCATCAGGTCCTTCGCGTCTGCCAGCGGCACCCGGTCCGCTTCGGTGAGCTTGTACACCATGCCTGGCGCATATTCCAGTTCGAAGTCAACGACTTCACCGGCTTCTGTCATCCGCGGCGCGGACTCGACCAGCTTCTTGGCATACACCTTCGTGCCCGTCTTGTTCGGCTTGACGACGTAAACGGTGCCGTCCTTGCGGTAGACACCGAACCGGACCGCAGTTGGAGTGGCAGGCACCAGGTACAGCCCTGCGGCCTGCTTGTTGCCGCCCGCCGCTCGGTCGATGTAGGTGACCGGGCCAGCTGCCTTCGCAATCTGCCGCTTCACCCAGTCAATCGCGGCGCTGGCGGTGTCTCGTTCCATCCGCGTGCCGTCACCGGGAGTACGGAGGTCGATGCGGTGAGCCTCGAGGATACTCCACAGCCGGTCGTAGTGTCCGTCATACAGCTTGTTCTGGGTTAGCAGGTCTTCCAGGTACTTGATCTGGTCGAGCGTGGCGTACCTGGTGCTGTAGTCATAGTCTGGCCTGACGCGGGCGGTGTATGCGCTCATCTGGCTGCCTTCCTCGTTCCTTATTCCTGCCTACGAGTCCACTATACCACACCTTCACCGTAATGTAAACAGCCAGGTGTCACCGCAGCAAAAGCAGCCGCGTCCCCGCGATCAGCTTGCGGTTGTAGCTGCGTGACTCGATGAAGACCGTGCAACCTGGCTGCTCGTTGCCCTTCAACCGGATGTCACCCGCAGCTGGCAGCTTCAGCAGTGACCGGATGGCGGCTCCACCGTACACCAAGCCGCCAGTCTCCACGAAGATGCCCTTGTATTCTTGGACAAGTACCGGTTTGCTCCTGGCAGTCAGCTCGTAGTACGCCTTGCCAACCTGGTAACCACGCTTGGAGTGCCGGTTGACAAAATCACGGATGTCCTCATCCGCCATTACCTCGAGGATCTCGTAGCTGCCCGCGGTCAGCGAGACAGCAGCTGACTTCACATCAGCTAGGCTGACGTCACCCATCCGGAACAAGCCACCACTTGCAGTTGAGCCGCTGTAGCCACGCACGCCCTGAGCGCGGCCGGCCATGAACGCGTCAGACGAGTCACGGATGACCGCGCCCATCTCTTCCACGCCCGCGGTGGTGAGCGCGTCCCAGACGGCGAGGTTACCGGCAGGAAACCCACAACGCTTCAGGTCGAAGATCGCTTGCTGGTGCGGCGCGAAACCGGCGATCGTCCAGTTTGATGGCAACAAGGCAATCCTCGCCGCCAGTTCCGTGGGCCTGGTACGGCTCCGGTTGTCCTGCCCATCCGAGAAGAAGTACAGCAAGAACGCGTGGTCACCGTACAGCTGGGCGGTTTTCTCGAGATCGGAGATGGCGAGCATGACCGTGTCGATGAGAGCGGTGTTGCCAGCCGGCTTGTACAGCCCGGCGACTGATGGCATCCGCAGCACGTCTTTGTCATAGAACAGGCACTTTGCCGCGTCAGCGAACGTGTAATACGTGATCCGCGTTTCCTGGTCGTAGTGCTGTGACCGCTCAGCGAGGTGGGCGGTGACGGTGTCGCTGACCTTGATCACGGCATCACGCAGGTGGAGCATCGAGAAAGACTCATCAGCAACCACGCCCACGTGGTTGATGTAATTCGCGGATTGCGTCATCTGCGCTCATTTCTTTTTGCCGTTACCGCCGTCATCATCACCGCGATGGAACGTGACATCACTGCGATGCCGCGTTCCACCACGGAAACGGTGTCAGACCGGGAAGTCACCGAATGGCGTGTCGCCATCGACCTGGCCGGTTCCCGGCTCAAATGAGAGCCCGTCGCCCATCTGGACGGTGAACTGGCCGTCCATTGGGTCAAAGCCGATGCCACCAGAATTGAACAGGCCCTGGTCGACGTAGCCGTTGTCCCAGGCGCTGTCGAACAGCATCAGCTCGGCGAACGCCAGGCCACAGCCGCCGCAACTGCGGTTACCGCGGATCGCGTTATTGCAGTTCGGGCACCAGCGGTGTCCTTGTCCATACATGTCAGTCTCCTTTTCCTGGGTGCCAATACCACTGGCGCGGCTGCCGTGCCAGCGCTGTTGACACGAGTGAAATTTCCCAGTTGATCGCTATCCTCGGATGCGCGTTCCTGCCGTGCACTTCTGCGAATGCGTCGGCATTGCACAACTTAGCAACCTTGTCAACTGAATCCAGCAGCATGAGGTATGATTCTAGCGCCTGGCTAGGCACGCTGGTGAAGAGAGCCAGGTCACGATGAAATGGCGAATACACCGGGTCGGTGCCGGTAACGGTGAGAAGCGCATCAACGGTGTCATACACCGGAGCATGGTACCGTAGCAGCATTTTTCGCAGGCACGGTGCTGAGTAAACGCCTCGGCCATCAGCTGGTGCCAGGCCGCGGATTACCGCGTGCTGGCACCTGAAGCCATTCTCACCGAGGATCACCTTGCCGCTTCCCTCAATGACACCGACGACACTATGGTTGTAGGTGACGTCATCCCTGTGTGCCGGCACCCAGTACGCCCAGAAACCACAGCCACAGTTATTCTCATTTGGCACGTTCCGGCACCCACGTTGTTCGCAGGCCGCCGTGTACCGGTGACCTGGTGCATTACCATATGGCCAGTCCTTGCCATATGCGCCCGCCAAGAACAAGCCTGGTCCATTAGGAATATGACGCGCATGCCAGCTCCGGTAACCGATGACGCTGCCGGCCGCCGTATCATAACCAGCTGGCACGCCATCTTCAGTAAAACCGCTGGCACCGGTGGACTGGTGATCACGAGCTTGCTGGTGATCATCAGCTTTTGCTGGAATCACGCCTTTCGCGAGTGACTCAGGATCCTCGCTGTAGATCATTGCGATGGCGCGTGTCTGCAGGTCGAGTGGCAGCTGAGTGATCTGCACCATGATGCCATCGGCAAGCCTGGCGATGAGCGTGTTGTAATCACGGTTGGATTTCGCCCAGGCATTCAGCGACAAAGCGAGCAGCTCGAGGTGGACGTTACCGGTCTTGAGCGTCATTTTGCTGGCATACGGCATCATATGACGCAGAAAATGCTGTGGGCAAGCCGGCACCGTAATTCAGCTGCCACTGCCAGCTTACGCCGATTGAGCGAGACGCCGCGATCCTGGCCTTTAAGCCAGCTGCCAGCTGGCACTGGCTCCGGCTCAGCGGCCGGCTCGGGAATGAGGTCCGGCTCTGCTGGTGCCTCATCCGGGAATGGCTCGAGGATAATGGGCCGCTCACGAAGTTTCCGGCCGATGTTACCCATTGGTACCTCCTTGGCTAGTCATCAACGCCGCGGGTTGCTGGTATTACCACGGTACCGCCATCCGGAGGTGACGTCCAGTCGTGGCAGCTGCCGCAGTAACCTTCACGGATGTCATTCTGGTTGTAGCTGGTACGGCAGCAAGACGGGCACGTGATGTGTGGCAGCTTCAGGTCAGCGAACCGGCCGTAACGGCGCCGTTGGCAGACCCGGTCCCACAAGTCCATGACACTGTCCACTTTTACCTCACCTTACCCGTCTTGCCGCCTGGTCAACCATACTACTTGGTGCAGACCGTCTCGTTCTGAGTCGTGGTCTTGCCGTTAGCCGTGACCTGCTCCGGCTCGACGGTGCATACCGGCATGCTCGGCGCACCGGTGACGATGACGTGGTTGGCTCCATTCGGGTCCCACCGTGCTGGTGCGCTTACCACGTCCAGGTTTTCCTCCGCGTAATGGGCATATGGAACGCCGTTGGCGCTGAGGCAGAGCTCGTACGTGCCGGTGTTGGGACCTGGGTAGATCCCATTCGGGTCCATGTTCCCGATGACGACAGCGGTCGAGTTCGGCTTGCCGGGGTTGGTGTCATTGTCGATCTGGTCCGGGTTGGTGATCGAGTCATCCGCGTGGAACGGCTCGCCGATGCTCGGGCATGACCAGATGAGCGTGCCGTTGTTGGCGATCGCAAAGGTGGTCGTGTTCTCGCCAAGCGCCTCGATCGCTTCGATCATGATGCCATCTTCACGGATGTCGCTGTGCGAGAACACCGGCGCGGGCTGGTTATTGTCCATCGTTTGCTCGACGCCGATGTCAGATGAGCTGGTGGCGGCGGCGTTGGTCGTGGAGCTGGGGCTGCATGCTGATGCCATCGTCAATGGCATGGCAACAGCCGCCACCGCGCTGGCAATGATGGTCTTGACCTTGCGGTTCACGGATCCGTTCCTCTTTCCTTCGGTTACTTATAGAGTGGTGACGTGGGGCTAAGCGCCCCATTTGCGCAGTTCTGCGTGACCCACCCCTGCTCGTCTGCGGGGACAGAAGTGACCAGGCTGGCGGCGGTGCAGCCGAGCCGGGCGTCAGCGAGGACCTGCGAGTGGAGGGCCGTGACCATGGCGTTCGAGGCACCGATCATCTCGGTGTCCAAGTTCGCGATGTTCCCGATCTGCTGCTGCAGAGCGCTCAGCTGGCCTTCCTGGAAACCGATGCCATTTTGCTGTATCTGGGTGTTGATCTTGGCGACGCCTGCCTGGTTCTTCGCATTTTGCGTGTTAACCCAGAACTCGGCTTTCGAGCCCATGACCGCGATGATGATCCCGAGCGTCATCAGCAGCACCGTGCCGATAACCGCGGTTGGGAACCACCGCCTCATCTCGCGCCTGGCTTCACGCGGGGTAATGCCATTGTCGTAATTCATTTCTGGTGCCTTCTTCCTCATGAGTACTGAGCCACCACCTGAAGCCACAATGTGGCGTCGGCACACAGCACGCCACTCATGTTATGGTGATGCGCCTGGTGGTTAATGCGGCCACCGTAAAGGTAACCGCATGGTGCGTAGTCAGCGCGTTCTGAGTCATTCATCAGCTTCCAGTCTGCCTGGCACGGCATCGTCCGCAATGGCCCACGGCGCCAGAAGACGACCAGGCAGCCGAAAGGTGGCACCACGAAACACGCCGAGTCGTTACACCACTCATCACCACCACGGAACACCCGCGGCAGCTGCCAGCTCGTGACACCCCACGGATACCACCACTGCCACCGCCGGCGGTAGATGCCATCCCGGCGGAATGTGCGATCCAGGTTCGCGCACTCAGATGACTCATATGCCAGCCGGAACTCATCATCTGACAGTGCTTCTAGCACGTACTCATCAAGCTCATCTTCCACGGCCGCGCCTCTTCTCTGCCTTCCGCAGCCACCGTGCCGGCCGGCACCACATCACGGCTAGGGTAACAACGCAGGCCAGGAAGAAGATGAACGATATGATGGTGATGATCATCTCCGGTGGCTTCCTCGTGTGTGCCGTCGTGACTGGCTGGTCCATGAAGCCACGATGACAAGGCCGGCAGCGAGGTACATGCCCCAGGCAGCGTGGATTACTGTTACCAGCACGACGGCCAGGACCAGCCACGACCACGCGGCGGCGGCTGTTGAGCTCCCCTGGTGATGCCGCCGCTTCACCGCGTGGCTGGCGCTTGCCCAGAACGGGCCGGCGTGCGCACTTGCTCCGATCCTGAGTCCCATTTTCCTTACTCCATTCCTAGTTGAGCTTATATGTAAACTATACCATGCTGGCAGCTCAGCTGCCAGCTGGCAGCTCTTCCAGCCGCATCTGGACGTGGCTGATGATGTACGCCAGGCCAGCGCAGCACGCTGGCATGCTGCCGCGATCATTCACAGCGAAGAGTAAGCAATTGCTCACGCCTGGTCATCATCTCGGTTCAGTGCCTCGTCATACGCCTCATCGAGCATCTTCTCGACCGCCCGGAGAAGAGGCTGCGTACCCTCGAAGGCGTCCTCGAGCTTCTGCCATGCTTCCGCCAGCTCCGTGTCACCTTCCGGCATGTCACTGGCCTTGATGCCGTAGTTGACGATGGCGTCGTAGATGCCGCCCTCGTTGTCCACTTTACCCCACACGTCGAGGCGTGATCCGTAACGGTCACTCATCTGCGTTTCCTTTCAGACAGACACTGAGCAGTTCGCTGGCTGCGTGCCACCGCTGATGTCAGCCGCTGGCACGTCCACCCAGACGCGGTATGGCAGCGCTGGTGACACGTACCGGTCCGGGAACACGCGCCCACTCGGCTTGTCCACGCCGAATGACACCGTCAGGATGCCGAGGTACTCGCGGCTCAGTGCATCTGCGGTGATGCCGAACTCGAGGCCGGTCGGCCCGCCTTTCCGGATGGTGCACGCCAGCGTCACGCCAGTCACCGGTTCCCACCGCCAGCCGTCGTTGTCCCAGCACACGATCACCTTGCCGTCTCCGGCGAGGCCGGTAACGTCGTGGTCCGTGCTCCGGCAGTACTCACCTGGCTCATAGCACTTCCCGCCGCTGGTGAGCGGGTGGCAGGCCTGCGTGGTAACGGCGGATACCTGCACGGTGAGCGCTGGTGAAGCGGCGTTGACGCTGCCGGCCGCGGTGGTAAGAAAAGCGAGAGCGGTGAGTGCGGCTGTGATGAGTTTCACTGATCTGATCCGTTCAAGTGCATTAGACATGACCGTGGCGTAATAAAATACGCAAACGGAGTGACGGATGGCATAACACCCACGCTCGTACGTAGTCAACGAGCGTGATAGTAGGGAACTTGGTCGTGATCGGCGTCACCTGAGCGGCCGCGTCGCGTACTGGACCACGGCTTGCTTGAACGCCGCCATTGCCTGCACGTTGTCCTCCAGGCGCCAGTTCTGGTGCTGCGGGTCACCGGTCTGCGCCTCATCGAAGTAGACTACCGCAACAGCGCCGACGAGGGCGGCACCCGCGAACAGACTCGCAATCTGCTGAGGTGCCGCCAGGCCGGTGGCACCTGACTCGCCGACCGCGAACGGCTTCATCGTGAACGCCCGCAGCTCGCCGATCGAGGCGTCGAACACGGAATCGAACGTGTCGGTCTGCTCGGCGAAGTAGCCGTCCAAGCCCACCCAGTCAACGTACGCGTCACCAGGGTACCACAGAGCAAGCGGGCTGCTACCCTGGTAGGACACGTTCGGGTCCCACAGCCACGTGACGTTGAACGCTTGCGCCTCCTGGAAGATGTCGTGGATGTGGCGGTACGCGGCGATGTAGTCGGCGGGCGTGTTCGGTGACACATTCCCCCACGCGTACCAGTTCCCATTCATCTCTTGGCCGTATGAGATGATGACCTGCGCATCCACGGACTTGACGGCGGCCGCCATCGCCCAGATGGCGTTGTCCTCTTGGCCGGCGGCGATTGCCTGGTTCGTGGTGCCACGTGGCTGCCATTGGACAAGGACGCTGGTGTCCTGGCCGGCCATCTGCGTGGCGAATGATACGGGGAACGGCTGCGTGAACGCCTGGGTGTAGTAGCTGGTGATTCGCGGGCTGAACCCGGCGAGGTTGCCGAACTGGATGACCGGGTCCGTGGAGCCAGGTGAAGTGGGCTGATAGACACCGATGAGCATTTTATCCTCCGGTACGGGGTAATACGTGGATGCAGTGACAATCGAGGCAATGATGGCCAACAGAGACAGGAATCCGGATTTTTGTCTTCTACTTCTTGACCACGTGGAACCCATTCGCCGGCTTGAGGATGGCGTATGACACCGCGACCGACTCGAGGAAACTGAAGACGGGCAAGCAAGCGAGCCAGGCGACAGCCCACTTGGCTTTGTGAAAGATGGCGGTGACCCCGTGGTCACGCATGTTGATGCGGAGGCCGATGAGCGTGGTCGCAATATACACCGCCAGTGACACGTTGGCAAGGAACCGGACCTCAGGTGGCGTGTACCCGCCGATGGCGAAGTGGCCGATAGTGTAAATCCAGGCGAGCGGCGCGGACGCCCACACGGCCATCGACATGATCATCGTCGCCCGCCACCTGAGTGACACCGGTGCGTGGAGTGACGTGCGGAACATGCCCGTGAACCAGCGGCGGCGCTGCTTGAGGAAATCTGGGACGCGGTGCGTGCACTGCTCCGCCATGTGCCCCTCCACCCACCGGCACCGGTATCCTTTTTCCACGGCGATGGCACCGAACCACGCGTCCTCGGTGAGTGAGCCAACGGGGCCGAGGTCCAGGCCGATCTGCTTCTCGACATCGCTGCGGATGAGGATGAATGAGCCGTGGAGGCCGAACAAGGGAATGCCGGCCTTCATGGACAAGAACAAGCGGCCGAGGTCTGATCCGGTACGGACACAATCGGACAAGGTGAAGAACGGGTGTGCCTCCCAGTCACGGTGATACGTGATGGTGCCCTGGCCGATGCGCGGGCGTGAGGGGTGAAGGCGCTCTTCCTCGGAGATCGCCGCCGCGATGCCGTCGATGCCGGACCGGGTGGGATGCGTTTCCTCATCGCAGTGCAGAATCCACACGTTGTCCACGATTGGGCTGGCTTCCAAGGCGTAGTTCAAGGCACGTGCTTTGGCAAGCGTACCATTCGGTGTCTGGTACGATGATGGCACACGGAGGTAATGGAGGTCACCACCATCCGGTGGCAGTCCGTCCTCGCCGGTGTCTGTGTCTACCACAGTCTCGATCACGTACGGGAACATGGGGTTTTGGCGCATTTGGACACGGATGGCATTAATGGTGGCAGAGAGCGCCTCCTTGTTGATACCGCGGCTGACGATGCGATAGCAGACGAGGTTGCCGATGGGCTGCGGTTCTGATCTGGGAGGATGCCACAGGAAAAGGCCGGCCAGCTCGCATGCGGCGGGGATGAACGCAGCCGCCCAGATGAAACCGAGCCATGACCACGTGTCGGAGAACCAGCCATGCAACAGCGGGTTCCGCGGCCAAAGCGCGGATTGCGCGGCGTAGAGGATGGCGGTAGCGGTGATGACGAGGATGGTGACACGGAGGCGGTGAAACGCGCGCTCATGCGATTGTGGCGTGCCTGCCAGCTCGATGGCCGGCATCTCTTCAGTGGTATGGCCGGTGCGGTGCTGTTTTACCGCTTTCTCAAGCCACGCGGTGTCGTCATCGGTGAGCGGTGACGGCTTGATGGTACTGTCCCAAGATGAGTAATTCGTGTGTTCCATGTTCCTGGTTCCTGCTCTCTTTCTTGTCAGTTGCTGATGAGAATGACTATATTAGCCAGGTACGGCGGCCTGGCCATTTTCAATATTATTTTGGTATTCATGTGCCACATCAGCAAAAACAGGCCGCTTGAGGCGTGATGTCACTGGCTTCCGGCAGCACCCGCTTGTAACCAGATGCGGCCGGAAGCTGGCGTACCTCAGTGGCTCACGTGGCTTTCACTTCCACGCGTGAACGTAGTCAACCATCATCTCCACCGGCCATGATGCCGGCTTCGGTGCCCCGACATAGCCGCCGACGGCGACGTTCAGGAGGAAGAACATGCCACCGTTGTTAGGTGACCCCGGGCCGAATACCCAGCTCGATACCGGGAAACTTGACGAGGTAACAACCAGGTAAGAAACACCGTCACGGTAGAACGTGAACGTCTCCGCGGCCAGATCCCAGTCCAGCCGGTAAACGTGCCACGCCGTGTCACTGGCAATGCTGGCGTTCTTCTGGTACGTGCTGCTGCCGTCGGGAGTGTGGACCGTGGACTGGACCTGCCCCTTGCCGAAGTCCTCGAGGATGTCAACCTCACCGCACTTTGGCCAGCTCACTGATGTGATGTCCTGTCCCATCATCCAGAATGCCGGCCAGATACCGGGCTGGCTGTTCAGCTTGATCCGCGCCTCGAAGCTGCCACCGAGCTGCGCGAACTTGCCGAGCGTCTTCAGCCTCGCAGACCAGTAGTTGCCCTTCCCGTCCGTCGTCGCGGCGATCACGAGGTTACTATTGCCATCGACATAAGCATTGTTGGTGCTATTTGAGTACGTCTCAAGCTCGCCATTCCCCCAGCCACCGGCACCGAGGTCATACACCCACTTTGACGGGTCAGGCGCGGAGCCGGCGGCACCGTCAAATTCGTCAGCGAAGGTGTAACCGGATGCGGGAGCGGAAACCGGCGCCGACCCCGTGGGCACCGGCGTTGGCACTGGCACCGGCGTCGTAACCGGCGTGGTGGGTACCGGTGTTGTCGTCACCGGCATGTCACCGAGCTGGCCTTGCGTCCATTCCCAGAATTCCTGCACCGTTGACTGCCAGGTTGGCACGGGAACCGCCGCAGCTGGTTTTGCATCCGGCTTGCGGCTGAACGGGTTTGCCATGGTTTTCCTCTTAATCCTCGGTTATCATGAGCTGGCTGAATGGCGTTTCTTGAACGCGAGCATGATGGCCGCGACAGGGCCGCTAGCGCAGACCAGCACGGTTTCCGCCAGCCACAGGCGAAGTGACAGGTAACCGGCTGCCACCCCGGCGACACTGCATGCCATCAGCACAGCGGCGAATACCAGCCAGAACACGGCGGGCAAGAACGTCCGCCAGGTATCACGGCTGGTAAGCGCGCCCTTGGCAGTCACGACGTACGTCAGCTGCTTGCCGGCGAGAGCGGCAAGAGCCGCCATGACGTACGTCGGGATGCACATGAACATCAAGCAGATGCCGTTAAGGCCCCAGCTCTTCCGCTCGTGGTGAGCCAGGTTGAAGCGGCGAAGCCAGAAGAACAACGCCAGGCTCGACGTGACAGACAGGCCCCAGAAAAATGCCCACTGCCTGACCGGCAGGTAGCTAGATGCCCCGGTCAGCAGGTACGTGGCGGTCAGGGCGTTGCTGATGACCCACGAGATCGCGACCGTCGGGTAGAACTGCTGAAGGAGAGCGAACGTAAGGCCTTGGCCGGGGCTCATCTTGAAGATCATGCGTGGTGAGTGCTCGCGGATTACCTGCCAGATCCCGAAAGCCCACCGCTTCTGCTGGTTGAAGAAGTCAGTGAACGATGTCGGGCCTTCACCAACTGACACGATGTCAGGAGTGTACACGCCTTTCCAGTGGTTCCCCGTGTCCGGGTTCAGTTTCGTGTACACCGCCATCGAAGTAACGTGGTCTTCGATGATTGCGTCCTGGTAACCACCGATCTGCCGCCATGCTGAGACGCGGTAAACGTGGTTCGTGCCGATCAGCAGCGGGGCACCGAGAGCGTTGGCGCCGCGCTGGATGATGCCGTGGAAGATGTAGGCGAGCACCGCCGCACCATGAGCGATCCACGACGACCTCAGGTTGCCGTAAACCTGCGGCGCGACCACGAATGCCACGTCTGGGTCATTGAAATAGCCGGCGCATCGAGCGATGATGTCCTTCCCGGTATCCGTGACGGGAACGTGGTCCGGGTCCATCTGGGCGACGATGTCGTAATTGTCCTCGTGCATGTCTCGCCACGAGTTGTGGTTGCCGTGCTTGGTCTTCGCCTTGAACTGGCCCGATGGCTGGTTGTAAGGGCCGATGCCCCGGCGGGAGAAGTGGTTGACACCAGCGGCATCACAGGCAGCTCTTACCTCTGGGTCATCACCCTCATCGAGCAGCCACACGTCGCAGATGCCGTCATAACGGATCTTTTTCATCTCGCTGAGCGTGTGCATGACGAGAGGCAGCGGCTCCTTGCCAGGCACGATCGTCGTCAGGATGGCAATCCGCATCTGTGATGGCACGGCTAGTGGCACCGGGTCTTTGGCAAAGGCAGCGAAGAAACCGAGGATCGCTGACTGCGTGATCCTGATCACCTCGATCAGCACCATGCACGCGATCAAGGCCACGGCGCCGGCAAGCGCGGCTGGGTGGTGGCGAGATGGGTATGATGGCGCGATGATGAGCCAGGTGACGAACGCGGTGCCAGCAGTGAGGCTCAGGATACTGAGGAAACCAAGCACCAGGTTCTCTCGGCGAGAGAGGATCCGGCGGTACTGGACTTTGTCACCTGGCTGCGGTGCACCAGTGATAATAAGGCCACCAGCATATGGATTATGGCCTGCTGGCTCGAGTTCCGAGAAATCGATCTCCATGTCGGGGATCGTGTCATAGTCGGCTGGCTCTGTGCTGCTGAAGCCGATAGCAGCCAGCCCGTGCTTGCCGCGCTCGGCTTCTCGCAGCTGGTGATGGGAAGCGTTCGTGATCATATCCGGTGTTACCGGATCGGTACCTTCACTGAGCAGTGCATTGGGAGTGGTCGGGTTGCGGTCATCATTGCTGTCTGGCAAGAGTATTCCTCAGAGCTTTAGCTGGCGTGCATGCTTGCCATCACCATGCGCGAACGTAGTCAACGACCATGCGTGCGGGAAGGACGGCTGGCGACGGGTTAACGTAGCCAGTCCCCGTCCCGCCAGTGGCAACATCCAGCAGCGCGTAGATGCCGCCGTTGTCGTTGAATGGCCATGGTGACAGGTTACCGGGGCTGGCCGTGAGGAACTGGCATTTGTCGCGGTATAGCGCAATCTGGTCCTTTGCGATGTCGAGCTGGTAGGTGTGGAAGTCATTGTCAACGGCAGATGAGCTTTTTGCGTGACGCTGGCTTGCCGCCGTCGCACTCCAGATCGTGCCGGTGCTGGTCCCGGTGCCGAAGTTCTCCATCACGTCAATTTCACCGCATGCCGGCCACTTGCCATCTACGCCCAGGAACCAGAACGCCGGCCAGCACCCCGGCACATTCTCGATCGCGATCCGCGCCTGCCAGCTGCCGTACAACTGGCTGAACGAAGACTTGGTGTCAATGCGAGCGCTGTTGAAAATGCCGGGTGACGGGCTGGTAACCGCCAGGACAAGATGCGATTGCCCATCGAGGTAGGCATTCGCGACGTTATGAGTATACACCTCACTTTCATTGTTGCCACTGACCGTGGCGCCGTTGCCGGTAATGTAAGACCATTTGCTCGCGTCTGGCGCAGCACCAGCTTCGCCATTGAAGTCGTCTTCGAATGCGTAGTCACCGTTAACTGGCGGTGGCGCTGGTGACGGAGCTGATGACGATGATGAACTGCAGCTGGCGGCCATGGCGCTGAGCATGACGGCACCTGACGCGGCTACAATGGCACGCCGAGTGACAGCGGCCATCACAGGCCGCGGTTCTGGTAGGCCAACCCGAATGCCGCTCGGCAGCTGATGCACAGGTACAGGCCATCGCCATCACCTGGATCTCGGTAACCGCGTGAGCCAGCGCATACTTCGCACCGCGGCTGAGGCACCAGCGATGAGGCCGCCAGGTAACACGCCATGCATGCTGGCTTGTCACGGATGTCATCGGCAAGGACCGCGGTATCCGGTGTCTGGTAAATGGCACGGCACTTCTGGCCGCAGACTTCGCATTGCTTATGGCAATACGGGCACCCGCAGTTCTCGTCTGTGCAGTGGAGGTGCATTTGCGCCTGGCACTGGCGAGACACCGTGATCACGGTCATCGTTCCTCATCTCTTCCTGCTTCCTGCTGGTTACCTGTTCCAATCATAACAGCTGCGGGCCGAGGTGTAAACCGGACTGGATGATCAATGGCGTGATTTTCCCACCATGATGCCACCTCTTCGGTGTTGAAGACGCGCCGTTTCCGCCGGCCGGCAACCCGTGATTCCATTTCTCCATCCGGGAAACCAGTCTTGGCCCGCCGGTGCCACCATTGCCACACCGTCTGCCGTGACACCAAGTGCCCTGATATCGTGCTGATGAGCCGGGCGGTATCGGCATAGCCGCCTGTGGCGCTTTCTGTAACCGCCATTGATGGCCTCACTTCCATTGGCTTAACGACACTGAAGGCCCGTGAAGCCGAGGCTTCACGGGCCTTCATGTTTATGTTCAGTTGAGGTGAGCCAGCTTGCTGGCCAGCTCGTTCCGCACCTTGGCACCCTCTCCGAAAGTGATGGACTCGAAGCGTGCATTGGGTGTCCGCTGCGGCTTGATGTGGTCGAAGTACTCGGTGGTGGCGTTCAGCAGTCCCCATCCGGTGCCGCGGTACCCCTCAACCGTGGGCGAGCTGGCGTAGTTCGCCATGATCCCATCGATCATCTTGTCGCGGCTGGCACGGCGGGCTGGGATCAGCGACGCGATGAGCAGCTTCGCCTTCTTGTCCGTGACTTGCGTGGCGGCCAGCAGCTCAGCCTCCTCGCGGAGGATGTTCTGGTACTCGTTCGTGCGCCGGAGCGCGTCACCGGCGGTCGCCAGCCGCTCCTGCATGGACGAGGTGTGCTGGATGGTGAACGAGCCGAGGTTGTTCGCGCGGACTGCAGGTGTCTGGTTGGTGCACCACACCCGGATCGGAGTCACGAACCCGCGGACTGACCGGCCGCCATCGTGGCCGAGGCCGAGGAAGAGGTACGTCTTGAACGGCTCCTGGCCGAGCACCGTGAACTCATCGTTCAGGAGCATGGTCATGAAGACGCGGCTGCCGTTGTGCTGCTGGCCAGCTTCTTCCCACCGCGCGGTGCCATCATCAACGAGGCTGTCACCGAATGCGAATGCCTCCTTGTTCTGGAGGACCTCGTAGCGGCTCTTCACCGCGCCGAGCTCAACGCTCTCGTCGTCCATGCGGTACGTCTCAAGCCGCTCAGACTGGACCACCGTGCCGTCACTCAGGTGACGGTACAGTGGCCTGATGCCAACTTCCCAGTCCAGGCCGGCTCGCTTGAGCATTTCCGCGCTGGTGAGCTGGTCACCATCCGCGTTGCCAGTTGCGATCCCCGCCCAGGGAAGCCGGCGGATGGCTGCCTCTTGCGTGGCCTCCGCGGTTTCGCTGTCGGTGGCCACAGCCTCGCTGGCAGGCGCTGGCAGTGCTTCGATTGCCTGCGTGCTCATTCCTGTTCTCCATTCCTCGGTGTGTTTGGCTACGAAACTGACTATACCACCTCAGCAGCACGATGTAAACAACTTGGCGTAACTTTACCGCCATCAGTCACGTACCTGCCTTCTAGCGCCGCCTCAGCCGATGCGGCAAGCTCAGTCTGCGCCGTGACCATGTCTTTGTACCGTTGCAATTCCATTTCCAGGTAAGACACGTGCTGCCGCAGCTCAGCTGCTTCCGCACACGACTCCTTGTACCTCTGGTGCACCGCCCGGACCGCGCGCGTAAACCGCTCAGCTCGTGTCATGGCGCCGTAACGTGACAAGCGGTCATCAACCAGGGCGGCCAGCTTCTCCCAGGCGGCAGGTGTCAGCAGCACCGGTCCTTGTGGCATCGACGCCATGTACTGTGGCTGGTACTCGACCCAGATGCCAGGTTCACCGCGTTCCGAGCCGTTATCAAATACGGGGCCAACACGGACAAGCAATGCTCCAGGCACTTCGCCTGGCGTGGTAACTTCTTCGATCGCGTCAACCTGAGAGCCGCCGTCATCGATGATACGGCAGCCATCAGGCTCGTCAGCTGGCATCAGCTGGCATCTTCCTTGCTGGTGAAAACCCGCCTGAACAGTGCATGCAGCTCCGGGTCGCGGTACCGCAGCAGATCCCAGAATTCACCGGGTACCGTGTCTAGGAACGTGCCCCATGCTCGTCCGAGAGCGGCTCGGCATTCTCGGTGGTCATTCCTGGCCGGCAAATCCGTTTTCGCGGCGGCTCGCGCCGCATACTGACGGTGCCACTCGCTATCCGTGCCGCTGAACTGGTGAGCTGGATCACGTGGCTCCGGGCCGTATGTCTCATACCTGAACTTGACACCGTTATACCACGTACGCAGCCGCCTGGTGTTCCGTTCAGCCAGCTTCACCAGCTCTTCGGTGATGATGGCACTCTCATCTTGCCACCGGTGCACCCCGCCGGGACACCCACCATCACACCACACGAGGTGAAGTGCATCCAGCTCGCGGTTCTTCCGCTTCAGCACCTCGGCGAGGTGAGTGATCTCGCGTGCCTGTTGTTTCACCTTAACGCGCAACGCCGCCAGCTCATCGCTGGCGGCGTCGTGGGCGCTGCTGTCCTCAGCCATTGTCCCGCATGAAACCGGTCACGGCGAGCGGCAGCGAGGCATCTACACCGGCCATGTTAATGACACCCGGGTCGTTCTGCTCCATGACCGAGTAGCCGTTCGGCACCATCGACGCCACGGCCACCCGCGCGTGCGGGCTGGTCCGCTGCCGGTACGCGGCGAGTGACTGGAACGGGTGGCTGCCACCGTGCCAAGTCTCGTTGTCAGTGAAGACAACGAAGCCGTCAACGGCGAGGCCGGCCGCCTGCGCGTACTCGAATGGCAACGACAGGTTCGTGCCGCCACCTGAGGCACCGGAGTTCTGGACCTCGGACAGCCGCGTGTGCCGGCTGATCGTGGACTGGTGCACCGAGGTGTCCACGTCGATGACGTGGGCGTTCGGCCCTTCGATCCGCTTCAGCGTCAGCGCCATGGCGCTCGCGACCTGGTACGGATTCCCCAAGTTCGCGCCGTTGAACGTGACCTGGCGGCTCATCACCATCGACCCGGATGAGTCCACGGCGACCAGCAGCTTCTTGCCCGATGGCTCCGTGTGGCCGAAGGCGAGGTGGTAGGATTCTTCAAGCGCGTCACTGATGTCCGTGACCGGTGTCCAGTACGTTCGCGCTGCCTTCGGATCCGGCTGCGACGTCCCCGCGGCGTACACCTTCAATGCCAGGTACACGGTCATCGGGTGGATCCGGCCCTTGGCGAGCTGCTCCGGGTCGGTGAGCCGCTTGATGACTGCCGAGTTGACGCTCGTGAGCGGCCTGATGGTCCCGATCCGGGTCATCTTCGCGAGGTTCCGGATGAGCGCGGTGATGCCGATGGTGTGAACGAGAGCCTCCCACACGTCTTTGTCCGCGAGGACATTGGACGGGAGGAACTCCCACGGTACCCGCAGCTCGGTCACGGCGCGGATCGCTTCACGCGGTGTGGTGACTGCTTTGGCACGGAGGAACTTGTCGACCGCGGGCAGCTCACGTGCCGCTGCCTCATCGGTGACGTCACCAGCTAGCCAGCCAAGGAGTGCTTTCCGTGCCGGTGTCTCGCCAACGGGGTGGGCGATCCGGACAGCATCACGAAGAGCGAATGTTTCACCTGCCGGTGTCTTCCGCTGCATTGCCTTGCACGCCCGGAACGCGACGTCATTGACGTCAGCTGCGAGGAACCAGCTTGACATCGCCGAGCGGTATGCCCGTGACGCCATCGGCGCGACACCATGTGCGGTTCGCTTGTTCTTGAACTGCTTGCGGTAGCCGAAGAACATCGAGAAGTGGTCAGTCGTCCGCGCTGACGTGGACAAGACACGCTTCACCGCCTGGACACCAGCCGGGTCACCGAACGCGGAGACGGCGGCAAGCGCGAACAGTGCGCCACGTGGTGACGGGGCGCGAGGTGGGATAGCCGACGAGATGTCATTGGCAAGCTCGGCGACTTCGGTGCCGTGTGCCTTGGCCATATCGGTGACGACGGCAACGACGTCAGCGGTGAGCTTGTCCTCGCCAACGTAGTAGCTTCCACCGCAGGTACCGAGCACGAGCGCGTCAGTAAGCTTGTCCCAGCCGGACTTCTCGAAGACGTAGCCGCTAGCGTTGTTCTTCACCTGGTCGGTACGGCCGGGGACGGGCCGCGACTGCGACGTCTTTGTCACGTTAAGCGTTGACAGCGGATCGCGTGGCATCGCCGTTCCTTCTTTCCTGTTTCTTTCGACCCGCCGGGTGGCGGATGGTGATCCAGCGGTCCGCCAGGCCAGCCCTCGAGAGCGAGCACGAATATAATGGAACTTGCCTGTTACCGGGAGTATTTTCCACAGAAATAACCGGTGAGCGGCGTGATCGACTCGTGCTTGCTCTCCAGGACTGGCCTGGGTAGTGCTGTGGTACGTGCGAATATATGGTAAAGAACCTGCCGAATTTTACTACCATTGCCCTACCATAAGGCGTCATGCTCTTACGAACATGACTGGAATCGAACCAGTTGACTTGATAACGGCTGGTGAATCGACTCGCACGTTTTTGCTTACTGATGTTACTGTACCATGCCAGATGACTGGCTGCCAGCGGTTTCAAGTGTGAATATGATCGTACTTGCTTCAGCGGGGTTGGCACCTGGTAAAGGTAACCGCTATAGCTTTCGACTCACACTTAGACTCACGCCGCGGGATCAAACCGCGCTTCACGGCTTTGCAGGCCGCGCTCCACATCAGCAGACCGCGTGAGAAGTAACGGCGACGGCATGCACCGCTGCGGATGACGCTGGGTAACCGCCACCATCGTGCTTCTGTCCAGAGTCGGACTGGACTGCCATCCTTCGGAGGGACAGCGGAGGATCCGCCACCAGAAGCTTGGATTACTCACCGTCACGTCACTTCAGCCAGCCACGACGAGAACGGTGATGGCGTAACTCTAAAGCTGGCGGTCAAACTCATTGTTGAGGATGCCACCGATGAAGTTATCCCAGGCCTCTTGCGTAAAGGCAAGGACAGGACTACCGAGCACCTTGGTATCACGCATCAAGATGACATTACCGGATAGTCCAGCAACCTCAATGCAATTGCCGTTGCCGTAGCTGAGCGAGCTTTTTGCCCAGTCTGTGACACCGCGGTACCGTCGGCTACCAGGCATGAACCGAGGAAAAAGATGACGTTGCATGTAATCCTCCCACACCAGCTGGCAAGCTGTGGTAGCTGGCACCACCTGCGTGGTGCCAGCCACGGAGCGGCTGCCGTCTCCCGCAAAGGTGGCAGCCACCGTGGACGCAACGGAAATCGAATCCGCCTCGCATGCCGTGGCAGCCAGCCACCTTGCGCCCGTGTGGTGTTGTGCACTCGAAGGTATGAGTAAGAACCGGTTGATGGTGATCTGCTGGAGCAGATAACCGGTTCTTTTCGCCTCGAGCGTTAAATGCAGATCACCATCTGCGTGCGTCATGATGGACTCGAACCACCGTACCCGAGGGACCTGGTTTACAGCCAGGCGCGATTGCCGCTCTGCCAATGACGCGCGTTTTTAATCTTGCGCACTTCTGCGTGCATCTTACCACGGGTGACCTACGGGAATCGGACCCGCCTTCCAGGATTCACAGTCCTGGGCCTTCCCGCGACGGCAAAGGCCACCATGTAAAACGGCAGGCACGCTGGAATCGAGCCAGCGACTTCCAGCTCCACGAGCAGTAAATCCAGCTTTTCTGGCGTGCTCCCTACACTACGCTGCCGTTCGAGGGTCGTATGCGATTCGAACGCACTAATAACAGCTTCACAAGCTGCTTCCTCAGCCACTTGGATCACGACCCGGTAGACGATGCAGGTACCGATCCTGCGGTCACCGCCTTGTAAGAGCGGCGCTCTGCCATTGAGCTAATCGTCCATGTGTTTCATACGTAGCCGGTGCTGGTGTTGATCCAGCGGCCTCCCCGGTGTGAACGGGGTGCTCCTCCGTTGAGCTAACCGACCATGCATTACGTGTTCTCGCCGCGAGTCGAACGCGAATCTGAGGGTTCGTAGCCCACCGGTCTATCCATTAGCCTACGAGAACATGTGGATCACGCTGGACCGCCCACGACCCTGGGCTCGGTCAGGAACTAAGTGTGAGCTCGGTTCCCTCTGGCTGGCGGCCTCTGTATACCGTCTTTCCAGCGTGGTCCATCTCGGTCCTATGGACCCGTACGCGAAGCAGGTGCTGACCCTGCGGCCTCCGCCGTGTCGGGGCGGTGCTCCACCGTTGAGCTACTCGCGCTTGGTGCGTGGGCGGGCGGCTAACCCCGGTCTTAGCAGGCAGTAACCTGCTGGTGCGCCACCGGAATCACCGTCTTAAGCCAGCTCTTCCGTTTACACTAACCACACGCGCGCTCCCAACGGGGGATGATCCCGTTCTGACACCTTGACAGGGTGCCGTGCGAACCGGTACACTATGAGAGCTTGCACTGATAACGTCTGTGAATTCCAAGACCATTAAGCGTAAACGGTCCATTTCCACACGTTTTACAGGTAAAAATTACATTTTTTGCGTGTTCGCTAGACTTTTTAGCTAGCTTTTGTCTTGTTTCAGCGGAAACAATTTTACCGACACCCACACCAGCAAGAGATTTACTGATTTTGTCTCGTGTTTCCCATCGCTTTTTCTGTCCATCAAGAACATTCAAAAGTTGTGGATTTACTTGGCGAATAATTTCAATGTAGTACTGTTCTGCCGCATGAGATATGTCATCTGCTACTTCTTCAAAAACATAATATTCTGGCGGCTCAGCAAGATTACACAGCCAGTTTTTTACTGGCGATCGATATGTGCTATTTCGTTGTCGCCAATGTGATTTTATTCGTTTCACTATATCATTTGTGCAGCCAACATACACTACACTGCGCGGTTCACCATCAAGTAATGCATATATCTGCTTCACGCTCAGTACTCTGCGTTGATACCACTGCTT